TCATTAACAACGTTTCCAAAATTAAAAGTAGGCATTATGCTGTATTTCCTTTACCTGTAACAAATGTTTCTTGGTTATCAACACCCAACCATGGATGCTTCTCTGGAACTCTACTTGCAACACTGACTTTAACATTTTGGTTTTGAGTTTGATTTTGTATTGTTGTTTTTGTAGCTGGTGTAGGTTCTGGTCCATTCATATCTATTCTTGCACCTTTAATAATTTGGTTACCTGCTACAGTTAAATTATAATTTACGTCACTTTGTATATTTAAATCAACTGCACTATAGATATCAATACTTCCAACACTTGTTTCTAATTTTAAACCATCACCACCTGTGCTTTTTATATTAACACCCATTTCTGCCTGCATATTAATACTGCCTTTAGCATGAACATTATAGTCGCCTTCTGTGTGAACACTTACTCCACCCTTGCTATAAACATCAACTCTACCTTGTTGATCCATTTCAATCCAAGCATCGCCATTCTGTGTTGTAACAAAAATAAAACCTTTAGTGTCTTCAAGTAATACTTGAGCACCACCATGTGTTCTTAATCTAATATTTTTACTATTACCTTTTTCGTCTCCATCGTCCATTGTAAAAGTATGTCCACCACGTGTTGTTATACCAAACACTTTACTTGGACTTTCTCTTCTAGCACTACTCTGACTATGTCCTCTTGTATAATCTAAACTTAATCCTTGTTCGTTTAATACTGCCTGAAACCATTCATTCATTGGTTTAGTATCTGCATCATTTTGATCATATGGGTTTTTTTCAACTGCTGGACCTAAACTCTTTTCTCCGTTAGCATAAATTTGTCCACTAGCATTTCCACCCATCATAGAGTTTCTATCTTTGGCTATAAGGCTTCCTACTACAATACCTTGTTCTAAACTACTTGTATATGCAACTAGTACATTTGTTCCTACTTCTGGTGGCTGTGGCCAAAATCCATAACTTACAGGAGCTTGTGCTTCTTTGGTTGCGTCATCGCCACTATCTTTAATTTGTGTATGCCCACCCATGGGTATTGATAGTAAACAAATTCTATCTGTGTCTTTGGAACCAAAATCTGATATTCTAACTTTAATCCTGCCAGTATATAACGAGTCACTGTTTTCTGTAACTTCACCTATGTATAGTCCACTTAAATTATTAATGTTAAGAGCAGTATTTGCTTTTACATCATTACTAACTTTAACTCCATCATGTTTATAACTCATATTATGTTCCTCCATCAAAGAATGTGCTGTTTACTGCTTTTTCTTTCATTGGTGTGCCTACATATTTGTTTTCACTTGTTGGTGCAGGTGCACTACCATCTGTTATTTGTATTAATTGATTCAATACTAATCCAGGATTAGTTAGTGGATCCTTAAATCCTATTAGATTTTGAGTAAACCTTCCACTTTGAAATCTACTTTCTATACTAGTTATCTTGTATACTCCAGTTGAAACTAAATCAACTGGGCCTCTAACTTGTTTTTCTAGTAAATCGTCTGGATTGGGATTATAATTTAATAATGTTATCATTAGAGAATCTGTTGACGGCAATGGTGATTTATCTGTTCCTTGTACATGAGCTCTAAATGTATTACCTTGCCAAAATGGATCTCCTTTTATTTCAATGTTAAAGTTAATCGCATCAGCACTTCTCATTGCTATAGCTCCAAGCCTTTGAGCATATAACGTATCACTATTATCGTTTTCGTTTTTTTGTTGCTCTTCAACACCTAATGGTTTGTCTACATATTGAACTAAATCAATATAGTCAGTCATTGGATTGTAATCAGTATCTTCTAAGTACTTGGTAGCTTTAGTTGGGTTTGAACTGGTGTATTGTTGTCTACCTTCTGAATGATATACTCCATCTAATGGAATTCTTGATGTAACATATAATTGTTCTATGTCAAGACTATAGTTTAGTACCTCGGTATTCATTCCTGAATACAAGTAACTATACGATTTACATATAGATAAGTTTTTTAATCTTTGTTTTTGAAATGCTTGGTTCTGTAATCTTTCTATATCTTTCTTTTTATTCATACTTGCACCAGTGCTATCTGTGTATATACCAATTTTAAATGTAATTTTTTTATGTTCAAGTTGGCCTGTTTTTTCATCTCTTATTCCAAATTTTATATCTAGGTCAACAATTATACTAAGAGTTATTCCTGTTTCTTCATTAACTTTTTTAACGTATGCGGCCCAGGCTGGACAGTTACGTTCAATTTGTCTTTTAATTTCTGGACCTAATGCAGTTGATGCATTAATTGATGCTTCTCTCACATCTGCATCGTCCATAGCATTAGCCATACCAGCGCCTTTGTCTGCGTTAGCTGTTGAACCCCACGCTTTTAATTTTAAACTAAAGTCTCCAATTTGTTCTCCTGATTTAGTGTCTTGAGCTAATATACCAGATATGTCACTAGTTTTATCAAAAAGAATTTCAATTTCTTTTGGCGGTTTAACTCCGTTCTTAACTTCATTAGGATGTAACTTATTAAGTTCAGCTTTATTAAATGCTGTCACTAAACCTTCAGCAAATGCTTGAACTGTATTTACTTTAGGTATAAGCAAATCAACGGTTGTAATTGATTCTACCTGTGCTTGTTTAATCATACTAAATGCAATAATATTGTATCTAGTTCCTTCTGGTCCTGTTTGACTTCTTACTTGATTTATTTTTATAGGATAGAAAAATGCATTAGGATATTTTACACTACCACCTGTTTCAAAATCTCTGCCTAAGAATTCTAATTTTAATACATAATGTTGTGATGGTAAGCTATATGGATTTCCTAGAGACTTTCCAACTTTTAAAATTCTATCCAAGAAAGTAAATCCCAATGGCTCCATAAGATCAAATTGTATAACACCTGGAGTAGTATTACCATGTTCCATTCCTGGTACCACTCTTTGTATCATAGCAAAGTTATCCATTGCAAACTCAGTAGTAACACCTGTCTGTGCTATTATCTTTGCATTGTTATTGTTAATAGCCGCTGTATCTGATCCTTCTAATAAACTTGGATCATTAAATATTTTACTATTAGTAATATAAAAAGTCCATCTGTATGTAGGACTATCAACTGTACTTAACCAGTTTTCTGTTGATAAGTTAAATAAGTTTTTTTGCTTTGCTCTAGCACCAGCTTTTAATGCTTTCTTTTTCAGTGCCGCATCTTCAGCTTTGGCTACTTCTGCATCTTTAATAATTTTATCTTTGTATACAAGTGTTTCGCCATCGGTTTCTAACTTGGCAAAATCAACGTCTTTTGGATCTTTTCCGTTTGCCATTGCTACACCGCTGTCAATCATTTGATCAGTGAACTTATTATTTCTACCTTCCACTTCTGTCATTGACTTTAGTAACTTTTTTGTAAGAGCTGGATTTGATTCTAGATTACCTAAATCAGCATCTGGATCAACTCCAAGGTCTTTAGCAACTTTGTCTACATATGCTGGTGTATTGTTCCCGTCACCTGGAGGTGCCCATCGTGTTATAAGATCTCTAACACTTTTATTATTATATTTTGTATTTGATGTGTATAAATTTTTAGCCGCGGCTCTATAACCATATTCGGGTTTTGAAAAGACTTCAAAGCCTTTGTTATTGCCAACCTTGCCTAACCAATCAGCATCGCTTTTTCTGATGTTAAGCGGATTAAAATTTTTATAATTTAAGTCCATTACGAGAACCTTACTGGAACTTTTATTGTGATACCTTCTTTAAAATCTATAATAGGGTCTTTTAGTTTATCTTGATTAAACAACGAAAACACCCACCATAACTTTGCATTGCCATATAATTCATGTGCTAACAAGTCTGGTTTATTTTGATGTTTTAGTTCTAGTTTAATACTTTTTGTAGAAGTGCTATCAATATCAATAGAATCAATATTTAAATGATCTAAATATTTTTCACCTACTACTTCTGTATTTCTATATAAACTATCTGATGAGTAAGTAGCCATTAAATGAATCCTCCTTTATTTCCACCTTTCAAAAGATGTCCACCTGAGTAAGTTTGAATATTAAATTCTTTTTTAATATTAGCTGGAGGAAGTTGCGGAACTAAATCTATTGAAGCTAATAATAATGTTGGAACTGTAGTACTTTGATCATTTCCAATATCTACATCAACATAGTCACTGTCTTCAACTAGTGTGTAGTTAAAGTTTCTCATTATTACTGGCACATAACTTGCATGAACAATTCCATATGCACTAAATTTTAAAATAGGTGGTGGTGTTCCAGCCGTCTCTGATCGTTGTTCACCAAAATCACCTTTGGTGCAAGATTTAAAAAAATGTATTGCCGCCGCAGTATATTTTGCTTCTTCTATAGTGTTTGAAGAAAACAATGCAGTAACGTTGATAGTAGGGTTAGCAGTATTCATATAATAATTTTGTTGGTATTGAGATCCTTGTACTTCGTAGGCTCCGTAGTTAGCATTATGTGAAAACTGAATAGTAGGAGTGTAAGGAAATAAAACCCCACCTATTTCGTTTAATGGTTTTAATATGCCAAAATTCATACTAAAAGGTTTACCCTTTTGTTTCATTACTAATTTTACTTTATTTTTAACAGTCATTATTTTAGTCTATCCTCAATAAAAGCAAATATGTTCTCATCAAATTTTCCAAAGAACTGATTGAACGCTTTTACTTTTTCTTGTTTATCAACTTCACTTGCCATAACTTTTCTAAAGTCACTTGCACTCATTCCACCTTGCATAATTGGAGCGACATATACATATCCTCGTTCATTTGCAGTAGGAACTAATTCGTTCATATCTTTTGGTAAGTCGTGTAAGAAACCTTTTCCAGTTTCTAACCTTGCCGCGTCTTTTTGTCCATATACAAGAATAGTAGCAGTATTGCTAGGGTCTTTGCCTACTGCTGACAAGTCTGGTCTATATGGATTTGTCTTAACAATCTTGTCTGCTGGTATGCCAAACATCTTACTCATTATAGAAGACTTTTCATCAAATGTAAAAGGATCTTCTCCATAATTACCGCCTGCATGGGCTTTTTGAGCTTTTTGACTGAAAGTAGTAGCGATAAATACGTTATCGGCACCAAACTTACTTACTAGATGTTTGTAGACATCACGATGTCCTTGGTGCATAGGTTGGAACCTTCCACCATAGAAAACAGCTATATTGTCAACACTTTCTTTTAATATTTCGTTAATTAGCATATTACGACTCTCCGTTACTACTATTTATCAAATTAAAAAACCGGTTGACTTTGGGTAGGGATTCAACTATAATAAGCATATCAAAAGATAGAATTAAGAAATTCTAATATCCGGAAAGATTTAAATGAACAGACCTAAGAGACAGTTTTATTTGACTAATAAGGACTTGTTAAGAGAGATCCACAAAAGTAAGATGTCTTATTGTTGGACTAAAACGGATGAGTTCTCTCATTTTGACATTATTGTTGAAGACATCAAAGATCTTAAAAAACGAACAGTATTAGCAGAAGCAAAACAAAACAGAGCAACACGATTACAAAAACAAGCACACGAAGCTGAAGTAATTAGATGGGAGCAAGGGTTAACTGGTAAAAAAACTAAACCAAGAGTAGCCGACTTTGCAGTTGATGTTAAGAGTATAAAAGATTCTGATGTTGTAGTAAGAGTAATGACATTTGAACACGTACCTTTAGAAAATAGAAAAAACAAACCAAAAACAGAAGCAGACCTTCACGCAAAATGTAACTTCCCACCATTTAAGCATTATGCTAAGGATGATGATAAAAAATGGCAAGAAGTAGGAAGATCACATTGGGAAGGTGGAGTAGATAATGGACACTTTAATGTAGGCCATGGAAAGACTAGTGACAATTTAGCTCGTATGTATATCAAGTTATGTGAACGATATAGTATGCGTGGTAACTGGCGTGGTTATACATATGTAGATGAGATGCGAGGACAAGCACTATTACAACTTGCACAAATTGGATTACAATTTAATGAACTTAAAAGTAATAATCCATTTGCATATTATACAGCCGCAATTAATAATAGCTTTACTAGAGTTCTTAATTTAGAAAAAAGAAGTCAAAATATTAGAGATGATTTATTAGAAGAAGAAGGCTTAAACCCTAGTCATACTAGAACTTTTAATGCACAATGGGAAGCTGATCAAGAACGAAGAGAAAAAGAAAAAAACAAACCAATTATACCAAGTCCATTATCAAAATAGGAGACTAAATGATTACAGTAGTATACGGTAGTTATAACGGTACCCAAGATAGCATAGCTTGGTGGTTATGTAATTCTACAACTAAGAACATTGGTCCACAAGTATATGAGTTTTTACCAGACACTTATAAATGGACTGGTCAAGCTGGTCATCGTAGTGGTATGATTTTAGACAGAATTAGACACGAAGAGTATACTGACTGTCATAGACTTATGGAAAATATACGTGGTGACATTATTGCACCAATGCGTAAGTTTGAAAAAGATTATGATATGTTATTGTGGAGTAATTTCTTTGGTAACTTAAAACATCAAGATCAAAAAATAGAATGTGATAAACTTATTATATGTGATCAAGATACTTACGAAGATGCTCTTCATTATGTAACTACTCATGCCTTTGGAAATTTAGACAAAGACGCCATTGATGAGCATAGTGAACTATGGTGGACTGATCACAAATTAGTAAATGACAAGGTAACAGATAATTGGAAAAAAGTATGGTATGACACATACCATCAAAAGATGCATGATGAATTTGATAAAGGTAATCTATTGTATATGTGGCAATTAAATTATATGCATTGGGATGTTAATAGTTTAATTGAAGGTAAAGATATAAAACCAACACTTGAACCTGCAGACAACTTAAAAAGATTATTATTTGAAAAATTACTTGATAACAAATATGGAATTAGAACACATAGCACATTATGGAATAACCCAGGTGCATTATACATACGTGACCCACATTGGTTTAATGATGCTGATAAGATATTAAAATTTTTAGAAATTGAGAGATGCAGTAAACTCACTGAATCACTTGACAAATATAAACATGAGTATATAATAAGACGTGACTGGTTTGATTCATTAGTTAAGAAAACCTTTGCCTAGGAGAATGAATGTTTTTTGATAAAGCAATGATATTTACCGATATCCATTTCGGTATGAAAAATAACAGTAGACATCACAACCAAGACTGTGAAGATTTTATTGTATGGATGATAGATGAAGCTAAGAAACGAGGCATAACAAAATGTTTCTTCTTAGGTGACTGGCATCATAACAGAGCAAGTATTAACGTTAGTACGTTAAATTACACAACAAGTAACCTACGTAGACTCAATGAAAATTTTGAACAAGTAATAATGATTACTGGTAATCACGATTTGTATTACAGAGAGAAACGTGAAATTCATAGTTTGTCTATGATTGAAGATTATAAAAATATAACTATGATTAATGACAAACCTTTAGTTGAAGGTGATGTAGCATTTATTCCGTGGTTATGCGAAGACGAATGGAAGAATCTTAGAAAAATTAAATGTAAATATATGTTTGGTCATTTTGAACTACCAAGGTTCCTTATGAATGCATTAGTTGAAATGCCAGACACAGGTGGATTATCTGTAGACGATTTAGCTGGTCCTGAATTAGTATTCAGTGGACACTTTCATAAAAGACAGCAACAAAAGAATGTAATCTATCCTGGTAACTGTTTCCCACACAATTATGCAGATGCTTGGGATGACGATAGAGGAGCAATGGTATTGGACTGGAATGGTGACATTGAATACTTACAATGGCCAGATGCACCAAAGTATAGAACACTATCATTGAGTAAACTTATTGATGATCCAGACAAGTATCTATCAGATAAAACATACTGTAGAGTAACATTAGACGTTGGTATTACATATGAAGAAGCAAACTTTATTAAAGAAACATTTGCTAAACAATATAATTTAAGAGAGATAGCTCTTATGCCAAGTAAAAAAGAAGAACACACTAATGATTGGAACAAGGGTGTAGATATACAAGTAGAGAATGTTGACCAAATTGTTTTAAACCAATTAGATTCAGTACAAAGCGATACAATCAAAAAAGAATTATTAGTAGACATATACAGAGGACTTGAACGATAATATGTTAAAAATTAAAAACATCACCGTAAAAAACTTTATGAGTGTGGGTAATGTCACACAGGCTGTTCATTTTGATAAACACGGCCTTACACTTGTGTTGGGTAACAACATTGATTTAGGTGGAGATGGTTCACGTAATGGTACAGGTAAAACAACTATTATTAACGCATTAAGTTATGCGTTATACGGAAACGCACTTTATAATATTAAAAAAGATAATCTAGTTAATAAAACTAATAACAAAGCAATGATGGTTACTTGTGACTTTGAAAAAGATGGACTAGCATATAGAATTGAAAGAGGTCGTAAGCCGAACACATTTAGATATTTAATTAATAATCACGATACTACTGAAGGCATCACTGATGAAATGCAAGGCGAAGGTAGACAAAGTCAAGCAGTAATTGAACAAACATTAGGTATGACTCATACTATGTTTAAACATATTGTTGCACTTAACACATACACAGATCCTTTTTTAAGTATGAGAGCTAACGATCAACGTGAGATGATTGAACAACTACTTGGTATTACAAAATTAAGTGAAAAAGCTGATATACTAAAAGAACTTTCAAAAAATACCAAAGATAAGATTACAGAAGAAACTTATAAAATAAAAGGTATTGAAGATGCTAACGAAAGAATTAATAGCAGTATCAAAGATTTAGAACGTAGACAAACACAATGGACACTAAAACGTGATCAACGTTTAACAGAGTCTAAACAAGAAATACAAGTGTTGGAACATATTAATATTGATAATGAATTACAAGCACACGATGAATTTGCAAAGTTTACAGAAAAAAGAAATCAAATAGATACATTAAATTCTGAAATTGCAAAACTTACAACACACATTGAACGTGAAACAAAACGTAGAGACAAAGCACAACAAGATTTAGATCATGCAAAAGATCATAAGTGTTATGCTTATGGTCAAGAAATACATGATGAACAACATGATAAAATTGTTACAAGTAAAACTGAAGCAGTAAACGAATGTCAAGAGATCATAGACGAAGATGAAAATTTATTAAAAGATTATAGAATAGGATTAGAAGAAATTGGTGAATTGGGTGATGCTCCTAGAACAGAGTACAACACATTAAATGAAGCCTATGAACATCAAAACAAAATAAATCAACTAAAGTATGATTTAACAAATGCTGAAAACGAAGCTAATCCATATGCAGAACAAATTGATTCTTTACAGGCTACAGGATTACAAGAAGTAGATTGGGCAGAAGTAAATAGATTAACAGAATTAAAAGAACATCAAGATTTTTTAATGAAACTACTTACAAACAAAGATAGTTTTATACGTAAAAAGATTATTGAACAAAACTTGCAGTTCTTAAATACAAGGCTTGAATATTATATTACAAGACTTGGACTACCACATGAAGTACAATTTCAAAGTGACTTAACAGTTACAATTACGCAACTAGGTCAAGACTTAGACTTTGATAATCTAAGTAGAGGTGAACGTAATAGACTTATACTTGGATTAAGCTGGAGTTTTAGAGATGTATTTGAAAGTATGAATCATCCTATTAACTTATTGTGTATTGACGAACTTGTTGATAGTGGTATGGATACTATTGGAGTAGAGAGTGCATTAGGCATTCTTAAAAAGATGGAAAGAGACAGAGGCAAGAACGTAATATTAATTTCTCACAGAGATGAGTTAGTAGGTAGAGTAGGAAGTGTACTACAGGTTGTAAAAGAAAATGGGTTTACAACATTCAATACTGAAATAGAAGTAATTGACGCATAATGATAGACTGGACTTACAAAGGTGAAGTGGTTACAGAAATTCCAACAGGCGTTGAGGGATTTGTATATCTAATTACAAATACTACAAATAATAAAAAGTATATAGGTAAGAAGTTAGCAAAGTTTAAAACAACTAAACCACCACTTAAAGGTAGAAAAAACAAAAGACGTGGAACAAAAGAAAGTGATTGGAGAGACTATTGGGGTTCTTCAGATCATTTAAATGCTGATGTTTTAAAGCTAGGTGAAGATAAGTTTACCAAGGAAATATTGCATTATTGCCCTAGTAGAGGCGTATTAAGCTATATGGAAGCAAAAGAACAGTTTGATCGCAAGGTACTAGAAACAGACGATTACTATAATGGAATCATTAATGTTAGAGTAGGAAGTTCAAAAATTCTTACAGAACATCTGAAAAAAGGTTGACAACGTTATCAATCTTTGTTATATTATTGAAAATTGGGGTTTTAAGTGCATAAACAGCAAATAATTAAAACATCATATAATTACAAATAACAATCCCAATAAAAAAGCAAAACAGACTTAAAGTCAGACAATTACCGGCACACAACTCAATACTAATATAGGCACCAAGGCTCCGTTTGGTCGGCGTACGTCGACTCACCTTGAGGTCATGTTTCACATGATCGGATACTGGTGTTGCCAAAAACGTCAATGCACTGATTTGACAAATCAAAAAGATCAAGCTCTCCTGACACTTGGAACTTGAGGATAGTCCGAAGTTGATAATATAGCAACGGATGTTTCTGCGTTAGTAAAGCAGTATGTAATAAGGGTACAGCGTAACCGCCCTTCCTAGGTGCTAATCTAGGTTTACTATATTATTGTGTGTGTGCTTCTCGGTGAAGACCATTATTTACACTTGGCCTGCGGAAGGCGAAGTGTGAATAAAACATCTGGTGAAGTAGCAAGTATTCTACTAACATAAATACTATTACAAATTTTTGCTTTTCTAGACAGCGATAGCTAATACATCGAGTTTGACGTAGTCAAACGAAGATGGTGATGTCGTAGACATCAATTACCTGACAAGCAATGAAAGACATAATGAACTTCGACGACTTTATTACTAAATTCTTACAATGGACTGAAGATACGATAGAAAAGCCTCGTTCTGACTTAGACGCCCAACCTATATGTCCATTTGCACGTAAGGCTAGATTGCAAAAGAAAATCCAGTTCTTGGATGCACGTAACTCTCTAGATGAAATAAAAACATTTGACCAAGAAAAATTTGAGATTGGTATTGACTGGTTAGGTGATATAGATGATATTGGTCCTGTAGAAAAATTTTGCGAAGATCATATGAAAGCCAATCCTGAACTATTACTTTTTACAAGTACACGTGATAGTGGACATTTTGCAAAAAACTTTACGGATTGTGTATTTGTTCAATTACGAGGTGATATACTTAAGAAACGTAAGTATCTAAAAACTACTAACTATTATGAGAATTGGCCTGCAGAGTATTATAAACTAATTACCGGCGACCAGAAGCCTGTTTAGATTGCTTGTTCAACTCTTCAATCCTACTATTCATTCTTTCAACTAACAATGCTATACTGTTTACGGGCATAGTCATTATGTCTTGATAACTGAAAGAACCTTCAGATCGAATCACTATGTCAATATAATTTGACTCAGTCTTTTCGTGATCTTTATTATAACGTTCAACTATTTTAATGATTTCTTCGGGCTGACGAGAAGCTATCAACCCACGAAAAAATTTGCTACATCCAAGTCTACACCAGTTTTCCATTCATGTTGACATTCTTGACACTTTGCGTTAAACGCAGTTTCAAGACCTGATTCGCTGAGTTCTTCAACTTTAGCTTTTACTTTGTCATAATCACTTTTGGTTATAGTTTGTAACCACTCTTTGATCATTTCTTTGTCAACTATTGTATCGCCGTTTGCATTAACACTACTAATACTATTAGTAATCAATGCTACTGTAAGTTCTGCAATTTCTACAAATGTTTTACCAAATAACTCTTGTCTGCCGGCATCATCTAATTTTGCGTCAGCTAAACTAGCAATCATTTTTTGCTGTTTAATTTGTTGTACTTGCAAAGTAGTTCTATCTTGTAACGTATATGGGTTACAAGTAACCTTAATATCATCTTGTATAACAACTTCTTGATCTGATGTTGTTGATTTTGTATTAGATAACATTGCACTTGCATTGAGTGTTAGTTGGTTTTGGTGTTCGCATTTTGGACATTTAACATCTATATCAATGTCCTTACCGAAACTTGCTTGTCTAATTCCAACCAGTATTACTAATAAATCACTGACCGGCATATTATTTGGATCTTTAATATCCGGACAACAACTTTTAATTAGACTTACTGTGGCTTCTCCGTTAAACAGAGCATCCGGTGTCTTGGTTATAAGTTCATCCCTTGCTGTCATTGCATATACTGCTAGTTCGTTATCTGCTGATAATGTTGGTTTATCTTTATAGAATCTACCACCACTTGGCAAACTTACGTACATATTTGGTTTTCTATATGCTTGAATTAATGGGTTTGTCATTAGTTTCTCCAATTTATACATTATAGTATACTTTAATGAATACCATAAATACTGTATATTACAAGTGTATTTATACGAATTAAAACACCAGAAAACGAGCTATGCAAGAATATTTTGATAACCTAGTAAAAAACTATCCTTGGGCAACTGAAGAAGCCTTAGATATGTTAAATTCGGAATTAACCGAAGGCAATATGACAATCGCTAAAGTAGCGGCAATAATAGGTGATGGCTCAAAAGCAATACAAGTATCTAAAGCAAAAGATAAATCAAAAACAGCAGAAGAAAAAGCAAAAGAAAACCAAGATAAAATTGATGGAATAATTAAAGATACAGGCGGCACTATTAAAGGACTTATGGCAAATGCTCAACCAGCAAATGCTATTGCAGAATTATCACATGAAGTAGCCAAGATAGCATATAACACTGGTGCAACAATTGGTAACTTTATGGGACCAGCAGTAGGAAAATTTGGTAAAGTGTTAAGAGGTGCAACTACCGCAGGTGGTAAAGCAATAGTAGCAACAACTGGTATTGGTGTAGTTTATGCAAAACTCTTAACTGAACAAGACAAGTATGCAAGGCAATTAATTAATTATGGTTCAGTAGTATCAGATATAGATATGTATACAACATTAAGATCTTCTATTAGAAATTTAGGAATGGGATTTAAAAAATATGCAGACGTAACAGAATCAGCCTTGCCGTTTATTACAGCATCAGAAGGTGACGTATTCAAAGGGCAGGTAATATTAGCAGAGTTCTTAGAAGATGTATCTACTAACGAAAAATTCTCTGACTTTGGTATGACAATACAACAACAGACACAATTTCTAGCACAAGAAGCAGAAACACTTTATCAATTAGGAGAACTTGATAACATGAAATCTAAAAGTCAAGATATACTAATTAATTCATTTGAAAAAGCAAACAAATTAGGATTGTTTTTAGCAGACAGTTTAGGACAATCACGAATGGAAACACTAAGACAAAGAGAAGAAGCACGTACTACAGTAGACTTTCAAACAGCTATACTACAGAATGCTCAATATTTAAACGAAACACTAGGTGCTAATGCTATAAAAAATATTACGGCGGCAAAAGGTTATTTTGCTCCATTAATGAATGCAACAATGGGTGAAGAGTTTAAAGAAGCATTTGGTAAAGCAGTAGAAGGTACAGTAGGTGATATACAATACGACCAATCAGCAATTAACAATATTCCACAAGATTTCTTAGATAAACTACAGGCAGTAGGACCAGGGGTTGCACAGATGTTTGTAAAAATGGTAGAAGATACATCCACAGGAAAGATTACATCAGAAGCAGAGGCAGTAGCAAGACAACGTGAATTTGTTAAATTAATAAAAAAACAATTACCAAAATTATCAGCAAACAGTGAAATTCTTACTTGGGCTAATACAGTAATTGCCGGAGCGACTATAGTTCCAGATAGTTTTACAATGGCAGATTTAGATAAATTAACATCTCCTACTTTTTATAAAGAACAAACAGAACAAGCAGATTCTACAATTGATGCAATAGATAACTTTTCTGTTACATTTCAAAATATACAAGAAATGTTAACACCGGGTTTTGCTACAATTGGTAACTCAGCAGAATTCTTAACAAAGAATATGTTAAGATTTGGTAACGCAGTAAGTGGGTTCTTTGGCGGTAGTGATAGGTTTAATGAAATTTATAATGAACAAACAGATAGAGTTTTAAACGAAACCCTTGCAAAAGTAAACGAAAAAAATATAGATTCTTCATTAACTATTGCAAAACAAAATATTGATAGTTTTGAAAAAGAAAAAACTATGATGAACGAAATGTTAGAAGAGGCAGAAAATGAACTTGAAGATGGAGCAGATAAGACACTTCAAGTAAATAATATAATGCAAAAGATAGAAACGTTAGATAAATCAATAGAAATATATGCAAGGTATCTAAAAGAATTAGAAGATAAAAAGAAAACATTTGTGTTTAGAGAAGCAGAGGCAAAACGTTAATGGCAAAGACAACTAACATACTATTACCAGATGGAAGTACGATACAAGTACCTGCATGGGCTACAGAAACCACATTGGTTGGAATGGCTCAACAAATGCAACGTACAAACGTATTGACTAGCGAAATGTTAAACGGTGTTAAAGAGATGTCAGACATGGACGATGAAGTAATTGAAGCTATAAACAATACTATTAATGCAGTAAAAACAAACGCAGAAACAGATTTAAATCAATCAAAAGAAAGTAAACGAGGATTAGTAGGTGCAGTAAAAGCAGTAAACAATACAGCAACATTCTTTGGAGATGCAGAAAAACCAATGAGTAGTATGGTTGGTGCATTAAAAACGTTATCAAAAAATATGGATGGTCCTAATGGAAAAGGTGGATTAGCCAAACTAACCAAGGCTTTGAAACTAGAAGGATTTATGAAAAGATGGGGCGGAGCAATGGATGTTGCGGCTGATGTTGCACTAGCCTGGGCAGGTTGGAATGCGGCCAAGTTTGAACAGTTTGCAGAAGTACAACAAAAAATGATAGACAGTGGTTCTATATTTTATGATAGTGCAGGTGAGTTTGATAAACTGTATGAACAAAGTTTTAGATCAGGTGTAACCTATAATGCGTTTGCAGATACAATATCTAATTATGGATCAACAATGACAGCATTAGGCGGAAACGTTTCAAAAGGTAGTAAAAAGTTTATAGGAATGTTTAAACAGTTAAGTGAAGTTACAGATGACATGGGTGACTTGGGTATGCAGAATACTGAGTTAATGAATCAATATGCGGCCTACTTAGAAATGGCACGTATAACAGGACAAATAGATTCAAGGTCCATGGAAGAACAAGGTAGAGAACTTGGAAACTCGTTTGCTAACCTTGTAGTTGAATCAACTGCTCTAGCTAGTCTAACAAAATTAAATAGAAACCAAGCACTAGCGGCACAAGTATCAGCATTAAGTGATGTAAGATTAGCGGCCGGTACTAGTATATTAAGAGGACAGGGTTTAGAAGACCAAGCTATATCAGTAGAAAATATTCAAAAACAACTTGCATTAATTATAGAAGGAGCTGAAGGTCCAGGAAAACAAGCATTTGAAAATCTAGGAGAAGCAATTAATATAGCAACAATGTCATATTCAAGAGACATTGGAAACTTTACATTAGAAGGATTCTTAGATCAAGGGACTCTAGCAACATTACAAACAGTGGCTCCAGGATTAACAGATGCAATAGCAATGAAAGTTAGAGAAGGAACACTAACAGGTGAAGGTGTAAACAATTTCTTAATGAATGAAATAAGCAAAATTGATACCACAAAACAATTTTCAGCATCAGCAGAAGGATATGGTAAAGAAATTCAAGGTATTCAGTCAACTGTACTTTTATTTAATAAAGACTTTAAAGCAGTAATTGGTAAAAACCAAGAAGAAATTAAAAAACTTAATGAAGAAACAAAGAAAAAATTAGAAGCGGCAGGTACTACAGTAGAAGCAATGAACGATGCGGCTAAAATGTTTTTAACTGCTCAAGAAGCAATTACATTACCAATTAATAAATTAAGTGCTGGCGTCGAATCAGTATCACAATGGTTTGAAGAAAATTCAACAATGATAAAGAATGCCTCTTCAAAGTTCTTTGGACAAACTGCTGAAGATTTAGAAAATGCCGACAAAAATTCTGACAAGGATAGTACTCCTAACAGTAGCGACAGTGATGCAGTTAGTAGTGCTCCTGGTAATGGAATGTTACCAGAGAGTTATTATGGTCATCATCTGGAAGGGCAAAGTCATGCAGTAGTTAAACCAATAGACATGATACCTGTTGCCAATAGGTCGAAAAGCGATCTAAAAAATGATTTGACAAAGTATGCAGATCATGTTAAACTATTAGAAAATAGTGTTGTTGCTAATAAAGAACTTCAAATAAAACGATACAAAGAGCATATTGAACTAATTAAAGCAGAAATAGATGCTAAAGAAAAGATAGAAATGAACAATATTAGGAATTCTAGAAGGTTCTAAGTCTAATAGCATAAATACTGCAAAGGAAATAAATTATGAGCTGGAAAAAGCATTTTACAAGATATAACGTAGGTGGTAGTACATCTGCAGGAAACACAAAAACTAATCGTTGGCAGAGTTGGCTACCTGAAGTATACAGTGGTCAGCCAAATCGTATTGAGCGATATACACAGTATGATCAAATGGATCAAGACAGTGAAATTAATGCGGCATTAGATACTATTGCAGAATTTAGTACACAGACAGATGCAGAATCAAAACTTCCTTTTAAAATTGAGTATAAAACAGAGCCAACAGATTCAGAAGTAAATGCTATTGAAACTACATTAAAACAATGGATTAGAATAAATGATTTTGAACGTAGAATGTTTACTATGTTTAGATCGTGTATAAAATATGGTGATCAATTTTTTATTAGAGATCCAGAAACTTACAAACTTATTTGGGTACAACCAGGTGATGTTGCAAAGTCTATCGTTAACGAAAGTGAAGGTAGAAAAATTGATCAATATATTGTAAAAAACATTGCTCTAAATTTACAAGACCTTGTAGCTACAGATACTAAAAAACATACAGACTCAACTACTATTAATCCTACAACAGGTTATAGTGTAGGTAAAGGTAATGCAGGAATTGTAACTGCAAATAACTCATCAAGTATGAGTTCAGAGTTTGCAGTAGATTCAAAACATATGGTTCATGTTAGTTTAAGTGATGGCATGAATAATAACTGGCCATTTGGTAACAGTATATTAGAAGCAGTATTTAAAGTATACAAACAAAAAGAATTATTAGAAGATAGTATTATTATCTATCGTGTACAAAGAGCACCAGAAAGACGTGTGTTCTATATTGACGTAGGTAATATGCCAGCACACAAAGCTATGGGCTTTGTAGAAAGAGTTAAAAACGAAGTACACCAAACACGTATTCCAAATATGAGTGGTGGTGGTACTAAGGTTGTTGATGCGGCCTATAATCCGTTATCAATTATGGAAGATTATTTCTTTGCACAAACAGCAGAAGGAAGAGGAAGTAAAGTTGAAGTTTTACCAGGTGGTGAAAACTTAGGTGAAATAGATGACTTAAAATATTTTAACAATAAACTAATGCGTGGTTTACGTGTTCCAACTTCTTATCTACCAACAGGTAGTGAAGATGGTATCGCGGCATTTAATGACGGACGAGTTGGTACTGCAATGATTCAAGAATTTAGATTTGCAAAATATTGTGAAAGATTACAAGCAACTTTACAAAACTCTTTAGATAGAGAATTTAAATTATTTTGTAAACACAGAGGACTAGACGTTAGTGCTAGTTTATTTGATTTAAACTTTGTAGAACCACAAAGCTTCTCACAATATAGAACTATTGAGATTGATGCACAACGAGCTCAACTATTTGGACAACTTGAAGGTGTTCCATATCTATCAAGAAGATTCTTATTAGATAGATATCTAGGATTAACTGAAGAAGAAAGAGTAGCTAACGAAAGATTGTGGAAAGAAGAAAACCAAGCAGGCAATCAGCCTACTAGTAGTGCAACAGGTGATCTAGGAGGATTAGGTATTAGGAACAGTGATGTTGAAAGTTTTGAACCAACTGATGTAGATGCAGAAAATGCAGAACCAGGAGATGATGCTGGTGCAGATGTTGACACACCTGATTTAAATGATGATGGAATAGGAACTGGCGATGAGATTTAATGAATTAGCTCAGAATGCAGAAGATGATAAGTCTAACCAATGGGATCTAGATGATACACGTAGACCTAAACTAACACTTAGACATCTTAATAAAATGAGAAACAGAAGAGAATTAGCACGTGCAGAACATAAAGATAAACTAGAAGATGTTCAGTTACAATATGGTGCGGCCCCTAAAGAATAGCTATTATATAGTCCGTTAATAGCACAAATACAACAGATTTAACTATTTAAACTGACTGCGGTTTCAAAACCGCGGTTTTTTACGTATTATATATCGGTTTTAGGCAAGAAGTCTTAAATATGTATGTAATAACCTCGATAAAGGAGAAAATGCTATGAGTACTCGCGAACGTTATATTAAAGTAATCGAATCACTAGTAAATGGTGAAGAGGCTAAAGCCGCTGACCAATTACATGAAGCATTCGTAGAAAAAGCTCGTGAAATCTGGAATGACCTAGTCGAACAAGACGAAATCATTGAAGATGAGGTTGCTGAAGAAGAAACAGTTGATGAAGGTTTAGGCGGAGACAAAGCTGATGACTTTATCGATGACATCGAAGAAGATGATGACGAAATTGAAGCTGAAGAAATGTATGGCGAAGATAAAGGTGAAGAATCACCTGATATGTCAGAACCAGAAGCTGAAATGGAATTATCAGATGAAGAGCCAAAAGACGGCGACGATGTAGACTTCGACGGTGACGGTGAAACAGACGATCACGAAGCCGATCATGAAGAAATCCAAGATAAGTTAGTAAACGTAGAAGACGCACTAGCGGATCTTAAAACAGAATTTGCCAAAATTATGGGAGATTCAGAAGACGAAGCGCCAGCTGAAGATATGCCAGAAATGCCAGAAATGGAAGCTGTAGCAGAACCAACTTTAGAAGCTAAAGCAGATGATGCTGAAGAAGATAAAGTAGAAGAAGCTAAAGATGACGCTGAAGCAGAAGAAAACCTAGAAGAAGCGGCTGAACTTAAAAAAGTAGGCAAAGACGGTATGCACCCTAAAGATATGCCAGCAGGTGACGATGGTAAAGCATCGCCAGTAGCAGGTAAGAATGATATGGGCGGTAAAGCTGTTGATATGTCTGCAAAAGGTTCAGAAGGTGACAAATCAGGTTTAGTTGATGCTCCAAAAGACATGGGTGTAACACATCCAGGTGATGGTGCTAAATTAAGTCCAGAAGCAAAAGGTCACGGCGCTGAGAAAAAAGGCAAGGCTGAATAATTATGTTAAGATCAAGTACATTAAAAGAAAATCTATCGTATGATCAGGCTCAAATCATTACTGAGACTTCTCAGGATGGTAAGAACCTGTTCATGCAAGGTATTTTTGTACAAGGTGAAAAACGTAATCAAAATCAAAGAGTTTATCCAGTAAGCGAAATTAGTAAAGCTGTTAAAGCAATACAAGAAAAAATCGAATCTGGATTCTCTGTATTAGGTGAAGCAGATCATCCAGATGATTTGCAAGTAAATTTAGACCGTGTGTCACACATGATTGAGAAAATGTGGATGGATGGTCAAGACGGTTATGGTCGTTTAAAACTGTTACCTACTCCGATGGGAAATATTTGTAAAACCCTTTTAGATAATGGAGTAAAACTTGGTGTTTCATCAAGAGGTAGTGGTAATGTAACAGACAGCGGCAATGTTAGCGATTTTGAAATACAAACAGTTGATATTGTAGCTAATCCAAGTGCACCAGACGCTTATCCAGACCCATTATACGAACAAATAATGAATGGTAAGCGAGGTAACGTATTAATGGATGTTGCATCCGCAGTAAACAACGACAAATTAGCTGAACAGTACTTTCAGAAGGAAGTACAAAAGTTCATTGAAAAACTAGATATTAGGAGAAAGTAATGGCTAACAATGCAATAGAACAACTCCTAGGTTCAGAAGTTATATCAGAGGAAGTGAGAAATACACTTTCAGAGGCGTGGGAATCTAAGCTACAAGAAGCTCGTGAAGAGTTAACTGCAGAGCTACGTGAAGAATTCGCTAACAGATATGAAACTGATAAAACGCAAATGGTGGAAGCACTTGATGCGATGGTATCAGATACAATCAAATCAGAGTTAGAAGAATTCAAAGCGGACAAACAAGCGGCAGTTAAAGCTCAAGTTGAGTACAAAGCTAAGATTGCAGAACACGCAACACTTTTAGATAAGTTCGTTATGGAAACTTTGAAAAAAGAAATCGCTGAGTTACGTAATGATAGACAAGTTCAAGAAGGAAACTTTGAGAAACTTGAAGATTTCGTTATGGAACAACTTACTTCAGAACTTAATGAATTCCATAAAGACAAGAAAGACCTAATTGAACAGAAGGTAAAACTTGTTAAAGAAGGTAAAGAAATAATTGCAAAAGCTAAGACTGAATTCGTAGATAAGGCTTCTTCTAAACTAGCAGGTATTGTTGAGAATACACTAACAACAGAACTTGGTACATTAAAAGAAGATATTAAAACTGCAAAAGAAAATATGTTTGGAAGAAAACTATTTGAAACATTTGCGGCTGAATTTATGGGTTCACATTTAGCAGAAGGAACACATATTTCAAAACTTTCAAAAGAACTTACTGAAGCTAAAGCGGAAGTTGAAGCTTCAAAAGAAGAAATTGCTGACAGAGAGACAAAGGTTAAGGAAGCGAATACAAAGATTGCTAGAATTAACGAGAGTCGTGAACGTGAGGCGGTGCTAACTGACCTTATGGGACCTCTATCAAAAGACAAACGTGAACTAATGACAAACTTACTTGAGTCAACTGACACAAGCAAGTTAAAGGCACAATTTAACAAATACTTACCAACAGTATTAAACGAAAGTGCTACTACAGTTAAGAGCTCACAAACAATAACGGAATCGCAGAAGACTGTGATTACAGGTAACAAGGCACACACGCAGAACACTGAAAGTGAAGCCGAAATTATTAACCTTAAAAAGTTAGCAGGAATATCAAATTAATAAGGAGAATTCCAAATGACACAGAATCTATTTGAAAATTGGGATGCTACAAAAGGCGCCCTAACAGATGGCTTAGAAGGTAACAAAAAAGTTGTAATGGAATCAGTTCTTGAAAACACAAAGAGCTATCTTTCAGAATCAGCTAATTCTGGTACTACAATGGCCGGTAACGTTGCTTCACTTAACAAAGTGATTCTACCAGTTATCCGTCGTGTGATGCCAACAGTTATCGCAAACGAACTAGTAGGTGTACAACCTATGACAGGTCCAGTAGGACAAATTCACACATTAAGAGTAAGATATGGTCAAACAGCGGCAGGCGTTGCGGCTGGTGACGAAGCACTATCACCATTTGCTATTGCAAAAGGTTACTCAGGTGACGCATCAACAGGCGGTCCAACTTCAACTTCTTCTTTAGAAGCAGAAGCAGGTCGTAAACTTTCAATCCAAGTATTGAAACAAACTGTTGAAGCAAAAACACGTAAACTATCAGCACGTTGGACATTTGAAGCGGCACAAGATGCTAATTCAATGCATGGTCTAGATGTTGAAGCAGAAATTATGCAGGCTTTAGCCCAAGAAATTACTGCTGAGATTGACCAAGAAGTTCTAACTTCACTACGTACTTTAGCAGGCGCGGCAACAGATACATACGATCAAGCGAATGTATCAGGTCAAGCAACTTTCGTTGGAGACCAACACGCGGCGTTAGCAGTTCTTATTAACAGAGCGGCTAACTTAATTGCTACACGTACAAGACGTGGCGCAGGTAACTACGTTGTTGTTTCACCAACAATGTTAACAGTACTACAATCAGCGACAACTTCAGCGTTCGCAAGAACAACTGAAGGTCCTTTTGAAGCACCAACTAACACTAAATTCGTAGGTACATTAAACGGTACTATGAGAGTGTTTGTTGACCAGTACGCGGCAGACGATAGCCCAGTACTAGTAGGTTACAAAGGCGACGGTGAGATTGATGCGGCGGCATTCTATTGTCCATACATCCCACTAATGTCATCAGGTACAGTACTTGATCCAGCAACATTCGAACCAACAGTATCTTTCATGACAAGATACGGTTATGTAGAGCTAAACAACCAAGCTTCATCTCTTGGTAACGCGGCTGACTACCTAGCAAAAATTGGTGTTACAGCTGGTAACCTATCATTCTCATAAGTCGAGAATTTTAGAATATATATTAAAAGGGCGGCTTTATGTCGCCCTTTTTTATGACCTAATTACAGGTTGTAAAAAAATTTAAAAAAACATTGACAAAATAGATTACCTTGTAGTATATTAAAACAATATATGACAAAGGGAGGCACTAATGGGTGACTTAACTATTTGGATGGGACTAGGATTTCTATTAGCGGCCTATTCAGTTATCGCAAACGATTCAGTACAAACTCTTGGTACATGGATTGCATCAAACAACGAAAGATTTCATTGGAAAACATTATGGTTGTCTGCTTCGGCAGTTTTACTTTGGGCCTTATGGTATGGCTGGACAGTGAATGGAGGAGATATATCATACGGGCGACTTAATAGAATTCCGTGGCAGGAAGTGAAGTGGTATCATGCAATGGCACCTGCATTACTATTATTGCTAACAAGAGTTGGTGTACCAGTTAGTACATCATTTTTAGTATTAAGTGCATTTGCTAGTACATTCGTATTAGAAAAAATGTTAATGAAATCTATTATGGGTTATGCAGTAGCGGCAGTAGCGGCATATGCTATTTGGATTATTATTACAAAAATTGTTGATGAAATAAACGATCCTGTAAAAGAAAAACATAAACCATACTGGCGAGTAGCACAATGGGTAACTACTGGTTTCTTATGGTGGACTTGGTTAAGTCATGACATGGCAAACATTGCCGTATTCCTACCAAGACAAGTGAACTTTGAATTAATGGTAATGATTAGTTTAGTATTTGTTATTGGATTAGGATTTATGTTCCGTGAAAGCGGAGGTAAAATACAAAAAATAGTATTAGAAAAACACAATACAAAGTATGTTCGATCAGCAACAATTATTGATTTATTTTATTGGTTAGTACTTTGGTTCTTTAAAGAACTAAACGATATTCCAATGTCAACAACTTGGGTGTTTGTTGGATTACTATGTGGACGTGAACTTGCAATGGCTACAATGCTAGGCAAGGGAAAACTAAAAGTAGTATTTCCATTAATTGGAAAAGATTTTATTAAAATGATAACAGGGTTGTTAGCATCTATTGGAATTGTATTAACAATACATTATATTTTAATTCCAAACGGATTTTAAAAACTTGACAAGCTGAATAACGTGTAGTACTATGAAGGTACAGTTAATCAGCTTGGTGTTAGTGGTAGCACGACAGTCTCCAAAACTGAAGGCGGGGGTTCGATTCCTCCAGCTGGTGCCAATTTAGGAAGTCCTATGGATCCCGACTATAAAGAATGTTGCAGACTATTTTGGTTAGTCAAAGGACATTTAAATACATCTTCAGAAACAATAAAAAGTAGTTACAACAGCTACTTCAAAAGATTATGGAACAACAACGAACGTGCCGTATATGGTACAGAAGGTTTTGAAGAAGCATACAAGGAACATATTAACAATAATAAATAGCTATAATGTTTAGAGGAAAATACACACAAACACATAGTCATTTTTATATGCTATCTGATACTCACAGGCTTAATAACTTTGTGAAGGCAATCAGGGCAAAAGTTTGTGTTGGCGATATAGTCATTGACTTGGGAGCAGGAACAGGTATACTAGGAATAGAATGTGCTAAAGCAGGTGCAGAAACAGTACATTTAGTAGAACAAGAGCCTAAGCTAATAAAAGTAATAGAGCAAATGGTAAAGGAACATGGCGTAGAGGACTGTTGTATTATACACAATAAAAGATCGGATGAGTTTCTTAACGAATTTAAAGGTGATACTGTAGATTTAGTAGTTTGCGAAGGCATAGGAGATCATATTTTTGAAAGTAGATTAATATTTGATTATTTAAATTTAAAAGAAAAATATAAAGCAGATGCTATTCCAGAATCATTTAAACTTTATGTACATGATACTCCTGTAAAAGTAAATCGAGAGTTACTAGGAAAATATCATACAGTACTAGATAAGTTAGAAATGCCAACATTAGATTCTATTAATATAACAGACAATATTATAAATGATAGGTTATATAAGTTTGGTGAAAAAATAACAGAAACAAAATGTATATTAGAGTTTGATTCTCCTGGACAACTAAAAAATTATTGTGAAGAAATTTCGCTTAATAGAATACCAGATGATGACGAATATTTAATTCTGTATTTTGATATTAAACTACATAATAATTTACATATTAGTAATAAACTTTCAAGAGAAGATTTACCACACAGTTATTATCAACGATTAATTAGCGGTAAAGATATATTATCTCCAACCATAAAATTAAAAATTGATTATGAAAAACACATTACAGGAATTGAGGACGAACCTTTTCCAAATATAGAGATAGTAAATGTCTAAATTTTATAACGAAGATTTATACGAATCAATAGAGCACCCAGACTTTTTTAATGCAGAACAATTACTGTTTATTAAAAACGGTTATAAACGTTTATTTGACGATGTGCTAAAAAAAATTGAGTACAACAATGATAAAGAATATGTAAGAATTGAAGAAGCAAATTTTACAAGATCCACAGTGAATAAAAGATTAGATTGGTGTCAAATTGTATCATCTGTACGTAGTAAAGAAACACATGACAAAGGTAAAAGAGTACAACTAGACTTTGTAACTGGAACATCAGAGTTTGAATTTGTTGATAGATTAAATGATTGGTCAACTACTATTGTTAACATAATGGAAGATAAGTTTAAAGAGATAGGAAGACCTGCAAAAGTTACAGATATTGCATTTCATAATTTTAGCCAAGGTTTAAAAATACATTGCGATGGACAAGATGTTTTAACTAAATTAAAAAAGAAAAATCCAAGACCATTACATCATCCAAATTATAAATTAGAAGAGTATTTTCCAATAGGCGGAGGAGCAAAACACGCACATCAAGGATTAGTTAACTTAGATGCTCAACCCGGAAAAGCAACAATTATTTTTGATCAATGGTTTCCATATAGTACATATTACGATATTACAAATAATTTAGATAATTTAGATGAAAAGAAAAAACCAGTTATAACTTTTTCTAAAGGCGATAAATTTGAAATGTTTGGTGAGTATATAAGAAACTTAACAGGTAAGCCATTTGATGAAGATACTTGGATGCAACTAATTGCAACAGAATATCAGTCACAGTTACCAATAGAAAAGTTCCATGGATTATCACTTAATAAAGTATTAGATTTTGGGAAACCAGGACAGTTAATATCTTGGGATAATAAACGATATCATATGGCAAAGCCCTTTTTTGTAGGTGGAAAATATGGTATAGGGCAAGAAGATAGGTTAATGCTACAATACGAAAGTTTATGTTTGTAGTTAAATCAGGTAAATAATTTAGTAAATAATAGTACAATCGTTCATCCTGTAGATTTCGGACGGAAGTAAGCTAAGGCTGAAGGAACGCATTATCATCGTTCATCTCGTAAGAGACGGAAGTAGGTAATGAACCGAAGGAACGCACTTAACTGTAAAAAGGAGAGTGTCATGAATCACAGAGACTTTGAAATCGCTCGTAAAAAGAAGCGAACTGAAGACGCACATAAAGCAATACATAGAAAGCAAATGGAAAGACCGCTATCTAGGCCTCGTGCTGAAAAGAATATCTTAAGCTCAGACCCCAAAATGCAAAAAATCTAATATTTTTGGTAAAAAAAGGTTGACCTTTAGGTAAAGTTAGTATATATTATAGATAATACCAACAGCGGATTGATCATCCAATGTTAATAGTGCAAGGAAGAGGCGTTTACCAGAGCGTCGAACTTGACTGTAAAGAGATGGTACTCAGGCATGGTTGCAGAAATGCGTTGTGTCACATCGCTCTACCGAGCGGTTGCAGGTTCCCTGGGTTAGAAATGGTATCTAGTCGAGGGGTTGAGGGTGTACCCAAGTCCCTCCTATTTTGGTATTAGTAACTAAACCCACATTTTTTGTGGGTTTTTTTATGGCCATATTGTAAAACACAATCTATCGTAGCAAAAAGCATAAATACATATATAATTTTAACTAATTAAAATGGAAGTAGAAAAATAGGAACAGTATACTATGTCATCACACATTAATCCAGACGCAGGGCGTCTAATTATAGAAAGTACACAAGATTTAGACTTAACTTTAAGTCAAGCATCAATGCCAGCGGGTGCATCTTTGCACAACAAAGGTGGAATGTTTAATTCTGGGCATTTATATGTACAGGGTACTCTTGTTGTAAATGGTGATATTATTACACTAGGAGCAAGTGGTGGGTCACTTACACTTAATAGTAATATCAGCAGTGATGTTCTACCTGACATCACATCAGGAATTCAATATAATATTGGTAGTACAACTAAACCTTGGAATATCGGATATTTTGAAAAGATTATTTCTAGTCAAAATCCAGCATCAGCAACAACAGATGTGCCAGCAACAAAAGGCACAGTTTTATTAGATGGAAGTACAAATACATCTTTAGCATTAGCCAATGGAAGTGTGGGTGAACGTAAAACAATTATAGTTACAGCCACTCCAACAGGTACAATTACAGTTACGCCTGGTACAGCATTAGGCTACACTAGTATTTCATTTGCATCAGTAGGTGATACTGCTGATCTGATATACACAACAAACGGCTGGTCTATTCTATCTATTTTCCGTGCTAACGTTACGTAGGTAACTTTAATAAGTTAATACAAAAACGCAAGAGCGGCGAGGTTGTGAGGAATAAGAATAGTGGCTATTAATATAAACCATAGTATTGGAAAACTTAAATCAGATGACGAGTTAATTCTCGATGCAGGTGCAGGAAATAACATTGATGTATCTACAAAAATAGTAAAGAATGCAAGTGATCCAGTAGACCCACAAGATTTAGTTACAAAAGCATTCCTTGATGCAACCCTTGCAAATTTTGATTCTAGTCAAGATTCAGAAATTACAGCAGACCTTACAGAAGTTTATCAAACAATAGAAAACGTAAGAAATAATACATACGTTAAAACTGTTGACTTTGTTTCAGATATTACATCTGGTGGAGCAGGATTAACAGCAACACTTAATATTACAACAGAAGGAAACCCAAATAGATATACTATTAATTGGGGTGATGGAGATGTTACAACAGCTACAACTGATAGTACTCCAACACACGTTTATAATAACAGTGATAATTCTCCTTTTGATGTACAAGTTACAGCATTTCATGATCAAGGTGTAGGAGCTGGTAGCTCACAATCAAAAACAAGAGAAGATTATATTTCAATTTTTACCGCCAACCCAGTAGTTAGTTTTGTCGCATTTGACTCACTAACAGGCGGTTCACAGGTTACTACCTGGAACGACGGTGATACTGTCTACTTCCAAAATACAACAACGAACACAGCCGGAGCAACAATCCAATATACTTGGAATTGGGGCGACGGTTCTGCGGACGATGTTATATCTGACAACTCAGTTTCAGGTGGTAGTGCTGGTCCGAGGATAGCTCACACATTCTCGGCCAGCACACTCACAGACGTTACTCGTACAGTATCATTAACACTTGATGCACACGATACAATGACACAAAGTTTACTACCACTAAATGGTAGTGACTCATTTAAAATCTATGATACACATACTCCAGATACAACTTCAGATATTACAACAGGTATTAATGAAGAATCATCAAATGGATTAGATGTTACATTTACAAACAACACAGAAGCTACTATAGGAAGTTATGCAGATTATGGTATAACTTATAGATGGGATTTTGGAGATGGAACAATAGAAACAGTTAATGTAGGATCGGGTCAAGCAGGAGATACAGGCAGTACGATAACACACAAATATACATTAACAAATAATAATACACCTCAAGATTATACAGGTAATTTACAAGTAATAAGTGGACACTCAAGCAGTCCATTTACAAGTTCGTCGTTTAGTATACACGTTGAGCCAGACGTAAGAGCAAACATATCTGGAACGGCAGTACAAGTATCAGACAAGAATGGAGATAACCAGTTTGATGTTTATGATGGATTTGATTATTTAGGTAATAACAGAGCAATAGTAGAAGTCACAGATACTTCAGAAAATAAAGATAGTGCTGAATTTAATTGGAATGATGGAAGTTCTAATGATACAACAACTACTGAAGGATCTATACAACATGACTTCTCAGGCAAAACACCTGGTAACTATCAACTAGATTATACAGCTAGTGGTACACCAGATATAACAGCTCAAACAGATACACAGAATTTAACGTTTCAAGTTCATGCAGTTCCTACTGCTCCAGACGGACTTGGAAATAAAACAATTTCACTAGTAGATCCTGCACAAGGTACTGATCCAAAATTAGCATATAATTTCACAGATAATAGTGCAACGTCACCATTAACAGCAGGTGATGATTTGGATACAAATACTGCAAGAAGATATACTAGTGGAACACTTGACACAACAATAGCTGAAAATGCATATAATGGATTAGCGGGTACTGTAACTGCAATAGTAAATGGTACGCCAAATGGATCAACAACCTTTTCTACTTCCCTCAATGAAACTGGTACATTTAATGATTTAGTGATCACTCAACAAGATGATGCTCACAATACAATAAGTGCTTCAACATACCCAACTGGTTTCTATCAAACATTTGATTCAAAAATTTCTAAACCATTTGCAGAGTATGCTATTGGTGTTAATGATCAGAGAATAGAACATAGTACAACAGGTGAAACAAATTACGTAACAGTTATGTGTGATGATCTAACAGACGTACCTACACTTGATAATACTAGTTCTATTCTTTCTGAAAGTGTTTCAGGAACTTATAGATACATATCAGGTATACCATATTATAATACAGGAAATCCAAAATTAATATTATCTGGATTAAATGTATCAAATTGGATAGGACAAGCATATAGAGATACTAATAATGTTTTAGAAATTAGTAATGGTACTAATGTAGAAGGTACCTCAGCTGGTACAATTCAAACACAATTTAAAGACTATGCGGACTTAGAAGATGCTTCATATCTAGTAAGTGGTATACCAACAGCTAACACATTAAGTTATTCGTTTGCTGATCAAACTATTGATATTACACAATCAAATATTGCGGCAATAGAAACTATTAAAGCTAGAATAAAAAATGTTAACGGAACAAGTAGTTATACAGAATTTGATACAAAAGTACAAGTACATAGATCTAATCCAACAGGTGTAATAGAAGATAGTATTCCTGTAGCGGGTAGTTTAGGTAATGGAACAATAACAGATAATGCAATACGTATAGCAGATTTTGTTTCAGATAGTACAGACAATCCAACAATAGTAGGTTCAACAGATTATACAGCTACACCATTTACTGGTGCAGTAAGTGTAAGTGGAACACAAGAAGCAACTGTACGTTGGGGAACATTAGAACACAATACAACAGATTATTCAACTGGGTATCTTCCAGTTGGCCCTGATAGAAGTGCAGACACAGGAACACAATATTTTACATTCGCATTCCGTAGACAGGTTGTAGCTAACTTTAGTATTACAATTAATACAAATGGAATAAGTGGATTATGGATTGCGGCACCAGGTACTACCGTTGACGGTGCAAGTGGATTAAATGGTTGGATAGATGGTACAGCTCAATACGCAGGTGTTGGTGTTCCAGGTAGTAACACAGGCTCAGGTGGTAATGGTAGTGATGGTTGTGCATTAACAGGTGCAGACGTTATTCCAACTAATTCAAGTATTAACTCAACTTATACAATGACATTAGGTAGTGAGAATATGAGTAATGCAACTAATAATGTTGTATTGATTAGAATAGCATTAGAAGCAGGAAAACAAATTACAAATTTACAAATAGGGGAGTCTAACTAATGGCAATTAGTGATAATCAAAAAATTGACTACCTATTTAAGAAGATTGGTTATGGTGCTACTAAAACAGATATTAATGCCAATAAGTTAGCGGCCAACGAAGCAATAGCAAGTCCACTTTTATTACGTGGTGATAAAGTTTGGGCAGAAGCAGGTAGCATACCAGCAGTAAAACCATCAGCAGATACAACACAGGTAAAATTATATAATGCTGTTGAGTGTTCAGAAGATATTACATCAACAGGAAATAGAACATGGAAAACAAGTATTACAGATTGGATAACTCCAGAATTTGGTAGTACATATCTAGTAAGTGTTTACATACATGATACTAACGATTCAGCAGGTGCTGAAAGTTTAGCTAACAAAGTATTTGTAACAGGTAGTGGTAATAATGACGAATGGTTCTTTGATTATCAATCTGGTGTACTAAACTTTATTGGTGATAGTTTACCAAATGGTAAATCATTTACAGGTAAAAGTGTATATATAAGTGGAGCAGTATATCAAGGTAGATTTGGTGTAGGTGATGCAACAGTAACGCAAGGCTTACAAGATCAAATTGATAGTATCATTCAAAATACTGATCCAGCGGCACTTGACTCTTTGAGTGAAATTGTTACAGCCTTTCAAGGCGCTGATAGTGCATTCGCAACAAGCACAGAATTAACTGACTTAGAAGCACTATTAAGAAATGATTTAGCATTCCCATCAACTAGTATAGAGCCAGCACAAACATTTACAGGTGATGGCACAACAACAGAATATCAATTAACAGCTAGTGATTTACCTTCAGTAGAAGCTATTGATGTATACGTAGACGATGTATTACAAAGACCAGATGTATTCTCAATAGATTCAAATAAAAAACTAGTATTTAATGTTACACCAGATAATGGTGCAGATATATATGTAAAGTATAGATTTCATTTTGCAAGTATTACAGCATTTCCTGATAACTGCATAGAAAATAGACATCTAAACTTGATATATAATAGTAGTCAGTATGCTGGCGACAATAGTACAACACAATATACTATTCCAACTGGTCATACTGTACATAGTATATTAGTAATTGTAGATGGAGCAATACTTCCTCCTACAGATTATAGTATACTAGGAGCTACATTAACTCTTAATAATGCTCCATCAACTGGAGCGGTTGTAGACTTCAGATTTCTTCCAATTTAAACAATATCATAATATATAATAAACAGCAATATTGAATAAATACATTGTATGGGTTTTACGGCCTATGCAGAATACTTACTTTATGTACGTATTCTTTTGCTTATAAAGATTATAGGCAAATCAAATATATTTGATTGGAGAAATCTCTATGGCTTTTAGACAAATTAAGAGTCCGGCGTTGGCTAACCAAGCGGTTATCGATACCAAACTTGATGCGAGTTCAGTTTCAGGCCAAACTGCAACTACATCAGCAAACAACTTAGATGCTTTCCTTTTACACGACAATGCGACTTCAGCTCTGAAAAGTATTACAGCGGCAAATTTTATTGGTTCATTACAACTGATGATATTACCGAAGGTTCAAGTAATGAATACTTTACAGATGCAAAAGCTCAATCAGCAGTAGCGGCAGACATTGCTACAGCAGTGGCGGCAGAAGCAGTGATAGCACGTGCGGCTGAACTTCAGAACGCAAATGATATCGCGGCTGAAACGTCAAGAGCGACAGCGGCAGAGGGTGTAAATGCGACGGACATCGCAAGTGAAATAAGCAGAGCTACAGCGGCAGAATCCGCTCTAGATACAGCTTATAAAGCGGCAGATGCTGGATTACAAACTCAAATAACAAACATTATATCAAACGTTGACCCTGCGGCATTAGACAGTTTATCTGAAATTGTTGCAGAATTTCAATCTCAAGATAGTGCATTGACTGCGGCAATAACAGCTAACTCGACTTTAATTACAAACGAGACAGCTAGAGCTCAAACTGCAGAACAAGCAAATGCAACTGCAATTAGTACAGAAGCAACAAGAGCACAAGGCGCTGAAGGAACTAACGCATCTGATATTTCAACAGAAGCGGCAACTGCTAGAGCGGCTGAAAATGCACTTGATGCTAGAGTAACTGCTAATGAAGGTGACATTACTACACTAACAACTGGATTGGCGGCGGAAATATCTGCTACAGACGGTGAAGTTTCACAACTACAAACCGACTTAGCGGCAGAAGTTACACGTGCATCAGGAGCTGAATTAGCAAATGCACAAGACATTGCAAACGAAGCGACTGCAAGAGCAAATGCAGATACAGCGGTAAGAACAGACTTTGCAACAGCAGATGCAACAACTTTAGCATCAGCACAAACATACGCAGATACAGCAGAAGCAGATGCAATCGCTACAGCGGCGGCAGATGCAACTACAAAAGCAGACGCGGCACAAGCGGCGGCTGAAGCACACGCAGATACAGTATCAGCGGCAGAGACAGCGGCTATCAATACAGCGGTAGCAGTAGTTGACGCTAAAGTTACTACAAATGCTTCAGATATTAGTGCGTTAGAAACAGTAGTTGGTGATGTAGCAAATACACCACTTGATACTACAGCAACATCAATTGGTGCGGCTATCAACGAACTTCACGGTGAGATTGATACTAACACTACAGATATTGCAACTAACACAGCTGATATCGCAACTAATACAGCTGACATTGCAACTGAAACAGCTAGAATTGATAACATTCTAACTAACACAGACCCAGCGGCACTTGACTCACTGACTGAAATCGTTACAGCTTTCCAAGCTGGTGATTCAGCGGCAACAGCGGCAATTAACGCAAACGCAACTGCTATTTCGCAGAATGCTTCAGACATCACAACTGGTGACGCGGCATTACAAACAAATATCAATGCGGAGTCTACAAGAGCACAAGCGGCTGAAGGTGTTAATGCGGCGGCAATAGCGGCAGAAACAACAAACAGACAAGCAGGAGATGCATCAACTTTAGCATCAGCACAAGCATATGCTGATACAGCTGAAGCAGACGCGATTTCAACTGCGGCGGCTGATGCAACTACAAAAGCAGATGCGGCAGAAGCAAATGCAATCGCAGACAGTGATGCGGCAGACGTAGCACTAATGGGTGATGCAACACTAGACGGTACAGCAGGTAATACTGTAACAGATAGAATTGCAACAGCTAAAGCGGGTGCAGAAGCAACAGCAGAAGCTTATACTGACCAAGAAGTTCTAACTGAAAAGACTAGAGCACTTGCGGCAGAAGCGGCAAACACACTAGCTATTACAGCTAACACTGGTGATATAGCAACTAACGCGACAGACATTGCAACTAACGCAAGTGACATTGCAACAGAAACAGCAGACAGAATTGCGGGTGACGCAACTCTAACTACTGCTATTTCAAATGAAGCGTCAACAGCTAGAGCGGCAGAACTTGCTAACGCACAAGCGGTAACAGCAGAAGAAACAAGAGCACTTGCGGCAGAAGCGGCAAACGCAACAGCAATAGCAAACGAGGTATCTCGTTCAACTACTGCTGATTCAACGCACACAGCTAACATTGCAACTAACACTAACGATATTGCTACTAACTTAACAAGTATCAATAACGAAGTAGCTAGAGCAACAACAGCTGAAGCGACACTTCAAAGTAACATCGACACGGAAACAGCTAGAATTGATTCAATCCTAACTAATACGGATCCGGCGGCGTTAGATTCACTAACTGAAATTGTTTCAGCATTCCAAAGTGCTGATAGTACAATCAATGGTGCAATCACAAGTCTAAGTAATACTGCTTCAACAGACAGAGCGTTAATTCGTACTGAATTTGCGGCGGCTGACACAGCATTAGACACACGTCTAACAGCTGAAGAAGGCAAAGTATCTACTTTAGAAACACAAGCAGGTAGTGCGGCACTACAGACAACTGCACAAACGTTATCAGAAGCGATCAACGAACTGAACTCAGGTACAGCGGCTGATTTAACTTCTGTTAATAACGCAATTGATGCAGTAGAAACTGGTGCAGGTTTACAAAGTGACGGTTCTTACTCAGCACACTCAGGAACACACGCAATTGATTCAGCTTCATCATTACATGATGCAGACTCTAAATTAGATGCGGCAATCCTAGCTGAAAAAACAAGAGCTGAAGCGGCAGAAGCAACACTAACTACAAATGTTTCAGCAAATGCAACAGCAATCTCTGGTAATACAGCAGACATTGCAACTAATGCAACAGCAATCGCAACTAATGCATCTGACATCTCTACTAACGCGGCAGACATAGCGTCTGAAGCAAGTACAGCTAGAGCGGCAGAATCAGCGAATGCAAACGCAATTACAGCAGAAGCAACTACAGCAAGAGCGGCTGAACAAGCAAATGCAACAGCTATCGCAAATGAGTCAACAAGAGCTCAAGCGGCAGAAGCGGCAAATGCAACTGATATCGCAGACAACTTAACTGAAATTACAGCTACACAAGCTGGCGCAGGTTTAGGTGTTGATGGTACATATTCAGCAAATGCAACAGCAGACTACATCTCAACTGCATCATCATTGAAAGATGCTGATAACAAGTTAGATGCGGCTGTTAAAGCAGAAGAAACTAGAGCTACAGCGGCAGAAGGTGTGTTAACTACAAACCTAGCAACTGAAGTAACTAGAGCTCAAACTGCAGAACAAGCTAATGCGGCAGATATTGCTACAGAAACAGCTAGAGCAACAGCGGCGGAAGCGGCTAATGCAACGTCTATTTCAACAGTAGCAACAGACTTGGCAACAGAAGTGACACGTACAGACGCTTTAGTAGTCACAGTTAACGATATTATCAGTAACACGGATCCAGCGGCGCTAGATTCATTAACTGAAATCGTTACTGCTTTCCAAAATGCAGACAGCACACTAACAGGTACAGTAGCGGCAAACGCAACTGCCATTACTAACCTAAGTACAGCTTTAACAAGCGAAGTAAATGACAACGACACAGACCACGCGGCGGCGACAACTGACAGGGCGGCTATCCGTACTGAGTTTGCGGCGGCTGATGCGGCTCAAGACACAGTAATCGCAACTAAACTAGCACTTGCTGGTGGAACAATGAGTGGCGATATTGCTATGGGCGGTCAACTAGTAACAGGTTTAGGAACAGCGGCCAATCCAGGTGACGCAGTATCTAAAGCAGTACTAGATGCGGCAATTTCAGCACAAGACATCTCTACTAATACTACAGATGACTTAGCTGAAGGTTCAAACCTATACTACACTGATGCCAGAAGCAGAGCGGCAATTAGTGTTAATGACGTTGCAGGCGCAGGCTTAGTAAGCTACGATAACAGCACAGGTGTTATCTCGGTTGACACTAACGAATCAGTCCTAGACTTAACAGATGTATCTGATACAGATTACACTAACAAAGACGGATACGTATTAGCAGTTAACTCAAATGAAGACGGTATGGAACTGAAAAACCCGTTAAATGTTTTCTCAACACAAGAGAGAATGACAATTAATGGTGATGGATCTGCAACGCAGTATTCATTAACTTTCACTACAACACAAGACCAAGCAATGGTTTTTGTTGGTGGTGTTATTCAGGATCCATCAACTCACTACACTATCGATAGTGCGGCGAAAACTATCACGTTTAACTCAGCAGTACCAGTTGGTACACAAATTGTTGTGTTATCACCAGGTGCAGGACTTAACCCAGTACTACTTGCTAACTCAGTATCATTCGACAAACTAGCGGCTGATATTAAAGCATACGTACAAAAAGGTGAAGTATCAGCTTCCGGTTCAACTACAGTTGATTCATTCAACGGTGCGTTGTATCGTTCAGCGAAATACATCATGCAGGTTGATGACGGCGCAGGTAACTATGAGACACGTGAAGCTTTAGTAGTACATGATGGTAGTACTGCATACATTACAGAGTACGCAATGGTTTATACTGGTGCAGACTTAATTGGTGATGCAAGTGTTACTATGAACGGAAACCAAGTTGAATTAACTTACACTCCGACAAGTGGTACAGCTACAGTTAAAGTGATCGCTACTTACATTGATGTGTAAGGAGTATATCGCTTCTTAAGTAACCAAACTTAAAGGGGCGTAACAAATTAAGGTTACGCCTCTTTTAAAGTAGCTTTATTATCAAAGTTGATAATACTGCTAGAAAAAGAATAAATACTTTGCTACTCAATGTGGCAATAACTTTTTTGATCAAAAAGGAGTCATAAAAATGGCACAAAGAAAATTTATAATTGACGGTGGTTTTAAAACTGATGACGCCTCAGAATTACTAGCCAATTTAACGATGGGTGGTTCAATCCTACCTGACGTTGATTCGGATGGTACAACTGGTTACGACTTGGGTTCTACTACTGCAAAATGGAAAGATTTATACCTTTCTCAAGGATCACTTTACATTAATAACCAAAAAGTAATCCATGATGATTCAGGTACAATCGTTCTTAAAGCAGATACGGACCAAGGCTTAACTGTTAAAACTGAGGGCACAGGAGTAATTACCCTGCAATCAACACAAACAGTAAATGTCGCTGGTACTTTACAGATGCTAGATGGCAAAAACATCACTTCAAGTGGTGGAACTTCAGTTGGTTTTGGTGACAAAATTGACATGAATTCAAACAAGATAATAAATGTTCCAAATCCGACAGACGGTGGGGACGTTTCTAACAAAACTTATGTGGACTTACAGATTTCAAACGTAGTCAACGGTGCACCAGGTGCGTTAGATACATTGAACGAATTAGCAAACGCCTTAGGTGATGACGCTAATTTCTCAACTACAATAACTAATAACATTGCGGCAAACGCAAGTGCTATTACTGCTCTACAAACTACAAGTAGCAATAATGGTACTGCAATGACTACAGCTCAAGCAGATATTATTGCTAATACAACAGCTATATCTTCTGAAGCAACTACAGCTAGAGCGGCAGAAGCCACTTTAACTACAAACCTAGCGGCAGAAACTACAGCTAGGGTAGCTTTTGAAACATCTGCAACTGCAGACATTGGTTTAAAAGCGGCGAAGACTTATGTTGATTCACAAGACGCGGCATTAACATCTACACTACAAAGTTATGCAGATACAGCTGAAGCAGATGCTGTTACTTCTGCTAACTTATATACAGACGGTAGAGAAACTGCAATTACAACAGCTTATACTAGTGCAATATCAGTACTTACAACTGATGATGTTCCTGAATCAGGATCACCAACTAATGTATACTTTACTGACGCAAGAGTAGATACTGCATTAGGTACAGTTGGCGCAGACATTCTTCCTGCAACAACTGAAACTTACAACTTAGGTTCAGCAACAAATCGTTGGAATAAACTATTCCTAAAAGGTTCAACAATTGACCTAGGTGGTGTAGACATTTCAGCTTCAGGTGGCGGTATGTCAGTTGGTGGTTCAGACATGGCTACTCAAGCATATGCAGACCAAGCAGAAGCAGATGCGATTACAACAGCAGTAGCTAATATTAAAGGCAATGCTCTAGACATGGGTGCTAATGATATTACTACAACTGGTAAAGTTAAATTTGCTAACGTTTACGCGACAGACGGCGATCTACCAGCGGCGGGTACATACCACGGTATGTTTGCTCACGTACATGATGGTGGAAAAGCTGTTTTTGCTCACGCAGGTAACTGGGTGGAACTAGCTAAACAATCAGATCTTACAACTGCGGTTAACAACCTTGTAGATTCAGCACCAGGTGCTTTAGATACATTGAATGAACTAGCGGCGGCAATGGGTGATGATGCTAACTTTAGTACAACAATGACTAACAACCTAGCAAGTAAAGCGGCAACAGGTACTAACATGATAGCTGGTAACGGCTTAACAGGTGGTGGTACACTAGCAAGTGATCGTACATTTAACGTCGGTGGCGGAAATGGTATCACAGTAAGTGCAGATGGCATAGCTATGTCAGGTTCATATACTGGTGACTTTACAGCAACTGGTGATGTTACAGCATACTCAGATGAGAGCTTAAAAAGAAACATTCAAGTAATTGATGGTGCTCTAGGAAAAGTAGAGAATATTAGTGGTTACACTTGGAACAGAATTGCAGATGATTCAAGAGCAACAGGTGTTGTTGCCCAAGAATTAGAAGCAGTACTTCCAGAAGCAGTACACACTGATGCAACTGGTTTAAAATCAGTAGCATATGGTAACATTACAGGTCTACTAATTGAAGCGGTTAAGGAATTATCAGCTCAAGTAGCAGAACTTAAAGCTAACAAGTAATTATATTACTAATATATTAAAGCGAGTGTAAGAAATTACACTCGCTTTTTTAATGACTATACAATACTTTAAAAAGCGATAAATAGTATTATAATTAGCTGTAGGAGCAAAAATGGCATTTAGAAAGATACAAGTAAGTAATTTACAAAGCACAGAATCTGCTGTCAAAGACCCTTTACTAATACTTAATCAAGATTCATCAGAAGATGTTGATTCTGGTTTTTTATCAAAGAGAGGTATAAGCACATATTCTGGGCTTGTTCGTGACTCATCTACAGCAAAGTTCTTTTTAATTGAAGGAATTAATTTAGTATCAAACTCTCTTAATGATATTAGTGCAGTAGATGGTACATTAACAAAAGGTACACTAGAATTAAATTCTCTAAATGCTACAACAATATATGTAACAAGTCCAAGTGGTGCAATACATACAACAAATTTAGTAACAGAAAATATTGGCTATTGGCCAGCAGATCCAACAGATACATCAAAACATATTTTAACAGTTGGTAATGCAAATACACCTGCTGAATACATAGGTAATTCAACAGGTTTGCATACAGGTACAGTTACACTTACTGGAATGTTTGATGCTACTAATGGAACTACACTAGGTAATTGGAACGGTTCGGTTTACGATATAACTGGTGCAAATAAAATTTTAGAAAGCGGAACCGGTAATTTAGATTCTGCCCTAACAGTTGATACAGCAACCGCAACAACATTAAATGCAGGTACTACTAATATTAGTGGCATTGCTACATTTACTGGAGGTAGTGTAGATTTTACTGGAACAAGTACATTAGGTAATTGGAACGGTGCAGTTTATGATAGAACTGGTAGCACACTTATCATTGAAGATGATGCAACACCAGGACCTATTGTTCATGCAGACTTAGATGGTAATGTTACAGGTACTGTATCAGATATTTCAAATCATGGAATACAAAGTTTATCAGATGTTGATAGTACAGATACATCTGCTACTGGTGATATGCTATTGTATGATGGATCACAATGGGGACTTGTAAACTATGAAGATGAAATCAATACACGTATTACAGCAAACAATAATAGTTTAACTGCAACAAGTTTATCAGATATTGGTTTTACAGGCGACACCGTTGCTAATGGAGACTTTCTTTTATATGACAGTAGCACAAGTAAATTTGGATATGTAAATTTTGCAAATGAAGTTAACGCATATGCAGATGCTAGAATTGCCTCTACAAATAGTAGCCACGTTTCATTTGGTAGTAGTATTAGTGCTACTGCATTTGAAGGTAAACTATATGATACCAATGGCAATGTTATTATGGACAACACCAGTGGCAATGTAGGCATTGGTGGCAAAACAGCATCTTTTGATGAATTTGACGGTGACTTACATGGTGAAGTAATTCACCCAACTACTGGTGCCAAAGTAATTGATATGCAATACTCAACACCAATTTATACAGGTAATGTAGTAGGGGTATTACAAGGTGTAATTTATAACTCTAACGGAAACCCTGTACTAGATAACGGTTCAATAAGTGGAACTCCAAACTTTGGCGGAAATGTATCAGGTGATATAGATTCAAATGGTGCATCAACATTTAGTGGTAGTGTTAATTTCACAGGTGCTACAATAACTGGGTTACCAGCAGATTTATCAACTCGTACCACAGACGATTTAGCAGAAGGTACTACTAGAAAATATTATACAGATGCTAGAGTAGATGCAAGAATATCAACTAGCTTTGTTTTACCAAAAGGAACTACAGCACAAAGACCAGCAAGTCCAGTAGAAGGACAAATGTATTTTAACACAGAAACAAGGATGTTTGAGGGTTGGGATGGACTAGATTGGCAACAACTTGTACCTTCTCAATTTCAAAGTACACCATAAATAGTAGTAGAGGATATATAAATGGCATTTAAAATTGGAAACAAAATAGTATTACACGACGCAGATCCTAGTGCAACATTATTAACAAACAGTAATTTAGATCAGTTACAAATTAATGGAGTAGATGTGTTCACGCATGATGGTACTACAGTTACATTACAGAATGTTGAGATACCATCTCAAAATGCAACAAATGCAAGTTTAACAGCAAGTGTTAATACTAATACAGCAAACATTGCTACTAATACAGCAAATATTGCATCTAATGCTACAGCGATATCAAATAATACTACAGCAATATCAAATAATGCTACAGCGATATCAAATAATGCTACAGCCATTACAAATAATGCTACAGCGATATCAAATAATGCTACAGCTATTATAAACAACGAAACAGCAATTAATAATAATGTTACAGCAATAGCAAACACACTAGTAGATGCAAAAGCATATACAGATACACGTGAAACAGCAATTACTACAGCATATACATCAGCTATAGCGTCATCTACATCAAGTGGTAGTACAGCGGCAAACTCATATACAGATACAGAAATTGCTACAGCTACAGCAAGTATAACTACAGCATATCAAACTTATACAGATACAGCTGAAGCAGATGCAATTAGTACAGCTAACACTTATACAGATACTAGAGAAGTAGCAATAACTACAGCATATGAAACATATACAGATACAGCAATATCAAATTTAGTTGATACAGCTCCAACAACATTAGATACATTAAATGAATTAGCGGCGGCACTTGGTGACGATGCAAACTTCTCAACAACAATAACAACTTCAATAGCAACAAAATTAGCTACAGCAGATTTTACAAGTACAGCAGATACTTGGTTAGGTACTAAAGATACAGGAGATTTAGCAGAAGGCTCTAATTTATATTATACAGATGCTAGAGTAGATTCTAGAATAACAGCAAACGCAAGTGGAACAATTACAAATTCAGATTTAGATATGAACGGTAATAAAGTTTTATTTGCTAACGTCTATGCAACAATAGGTGATCTTCCAAGTGCAAGTACATATCATGGAATGTTTGCTCATGTACACGCAACAGGCAAAGGATATTTTGCTCATGCAGGTAACTGGGTAGAACTAGCTAATGCAAGTGAAGTATTTGATGGAAACTATAGCTCTTTATCAGGTGTTCCTAGTTTTGCAACAGTAGCAACGTCAGGTGATTATAGCGACCTTAGTAATAAACCAACAATTCCAACAGACAATAATCAATTAGCAAATGGTGCAGGATATGTTACAACTGATACAAACACAACATATACAGCAGGCAATGGATTATCATTAAGTGGAACAGAATTTTTAATGAGTGGTAGTTACACAGGTGACTTTACAGCAACTGGTGATGTTACAGCATACTCAGATAAAAGATTAAAAAGAAATATTGAAACTATTACAAATGCAGTAGATACAGTAAGTAAATTACGTGGTGTACATTTTGAAAAAGATGGTAGAAATAGTACTGGTGTAATAGCACAAGAAGTAGAAGAAATATTGCCTCAAGTAGTACATACAGCTCCAGATGGAATGAAATCAGTAGCATATGGTAATATAGTAGGTATTTTAATAGAAGCTATAAAAGAGCAACAAAAAGAGATAGAAGAATTAAAGAAAAGATTATAAACTGCTATATAACACGAGCTATATAGATAAATAATACTACAAGCAATATGCTTGTAATTAACGTTAATTACAATTTGACAGGAGAATAATATGTCGACATTACCAGCAACCGGTTCAACAATTTCAATGTCAACTGTGCGTAACTATTTTGGATTAAGTGGTACAGTATCACTGAGCCAATTAGGTAACACAATATCACCGTCAGTGACGTCAAATATCAAACTTTCAGCTACCTTTGGTGGTTGGCAGTATCCGTCAGCAACTGGTGGTCACCCATAAGAAATTGTATAAAATAATTTTAGTAAGCACGTTGTTTATACTTGACAACGTGCTTACTTTAATGTAAAATAAATACACTATATAAATACTATGACTAATAGTAGAGTAAACTCAACACAGGAGAAAACAATGATTAGAACTCGATACGAGATTGAAACGTTCGTACTTGGAGCACACCCGTCTCCAGCCAGAAAGGCACAAGTACTTACACAAGAGCTAATGAAAGCTCGTGAAACATCACACCCAGATCTTCCAGTACTAGAAGCAATTTATAAAGATTTTTCTGCAGAACATAATGTAGAAGATCTTACAAAAGATATTGAATCCACTGAAGAAGAATATTGGGTACACAGATTAGCAAAACTAGCGGCAATTGATATTCTTACAATTGGTAAGGTACAACCAGAGCATATGGCTTATATGGTTGCATTGCCAGATGAAGCTTTTAAGGCATCGGTTAAAGAAGCTACAAGTATTGCTAAACAATTAAATTATGAGGTTCAACAAATTGAAGCTGAACTTCAAGCAGATTTAGCATCTGCAAAATAATCTGAATGGTATCAACACCATCATTTTATCATAAAAAAAACAACTCCGCTAATGTAGCTATTTGCGTTCCTGTGCGAGATAATGTTACTGCGGTTTTTGCTTACAGTCTTGCTATGCTTCAACGAAAGTGTGGTGAGGCTGGATTAGCAACTTCTCTCCATTTTAATATGGGTAGTGAAGTTACTATGCAAAGACAACAGTTAGTATCTGAAGCATTAGAAACAAATTGTACCCACATTATGTGGATTGATTCTGATATGAACTTTCCAGTAGATACCCTAAATATATTATTAGCGGCAGACAAAGATATTGTTGCTGGAAATTATTCAACAAGAGTTCCACCACATAGACCTGTTGCTTTTAGAAGTAAGAACAATTTAGATGACAGAGTTTTTACTGGTACAGGCGTAGAAAAAGTATGGGCTGTTGGAAGTGGAATGATGTTAGTAAAAAGAGAAGTTTATAAAAAACTATCTTCGCCTTTTTATAAGATTGAATACTCTGAGGATTATTCAAGTTTAATAGGAGAGGACGTATATTTTTGTACAAGAGCTAATGAGGCAGGATATGAAGTATATGTAAGTCACGAACTGAGTGACAAGATAGCACATATAGGAACACGTGCATTTACAGTTAAAGGCGATTGCAATGATTAATATAAAAAATAACCAAAGAGAATTTACAGGACAGAACGTTGTCACACCTTGGGATAGACTCAAAAAATTTATGTTTGGAAGTTACCCAATTATTAAAACACCAATAAGATTAAAAGATGAAGACGATATTTTAGATTTAGCAAAAAAGTATAAAGATGAAGCAGACATGGCTTGGGTTGTGTTTGATGAAATTGAAGTTAACCCAAAATTTCCTTGGCACTATAGGCCAAGTGATTTAGGTAAAAAAGTTATTCACACGTTTCCTAGAGTAGTTAAAAGAACAAACAGACCAGTAAGTTGGGGAGATGTTAGATTAGTTCCTACTAACGGAGTTTCTCATGGTGAGGTAGAAAATAAATTGGTAGCAAGTTTTCACGTTGCAGAATTTGATATCTTTATGATTAGTTACCACGAAGCTGAAGCAGATGAGAATTTTCAAAAGTTAAAAAACAGATTTAAAGATGCACAACACGTAAAGAACGTTGAAGGTATTGGTAATGCTCATAAACGTGTAGGTGAATTAGCAAAAACTGAAATGGTTTATATTGTTGATGCAGATGCAGACATTATGGGTGACTTTAGTTTTGACTATATTCCACCAATGAGTAAAAGAAAAAATACAACATATGTATGGAGTGCTAGAAATCCAGTAAATGGATTAGAGTATGGATATGGTGGTGTTAAATTATTTCCAAAAGTTCAATTATTAGAGCTAGGGCACGAATTACCAGATTATACAACTGGTGCAAGTTTTTATCAACCTATTGCAGATGTATCAAACATTACAAGATTTAATAAAGATCCATATAGAACATGGCGTAGTGCATTCCGTGAATGTGTTAAACTAGCAAGTTCAGTTAATCCTAACCAAAAACAAAAAGAAACAGATGAAAGATTAGAAACATGGTGTACCACAGATGTTGGAGCTCGTTTTGGTCGTTACTGTTTAAAAGGTGCATTAGAAGGCAAGGAATATGGAATAGCAAACAAAGACGATAACGAAGCATTAACTAAAATTAATGACTTTGAATGGTTACGTGAACAATTTGTTGCTAGTATGAAAAAGAGGGTCACTGACCAGTAAATGACACAATGGTTTCGAAATGCAATTCATCATTTAAAAGTAGAAACAGGTTGGGGCTACTTTTATCACTTGTGGCATAGTATTCAAAATACATGGTCTTTATTAGTAATAGCATTTAAAAGTTTAGTACACGGATTATTTCCTTGGATATGGAAGGCAGATGCACCTAAAGGTGTTATTAAAATGTATCATCAAATTATGAGAATAGAACATATTGCTAAAATGGACAAATTAAGAGAGATACCAAAAAATGAACGATATAAATCCAATAAATCTATTAACCCTACTGAATAGTTATGGCGATATAGTAGAATTAAACCAGAAGTTAGATTCAGATCAAGTAATAAAAGAACTTGAGAGATTAGAATGGGAAAAAGGACCTAACGGTAAACAAGGTATTAACTTAACAGGTCCAGAAAAAGGACTTGGACTTGAAGATAAAAATAAACACGAGCAAGATCAACCAGTAAATGAAAACTTATTAAAATGTACTGCATTATATGATTTTTTTACACAATGGTCAGACCTAGCTAGATGCAGAGCAGTAAAATTAGAAGCTGGTAGCTTCTTTACTATGCACAGAGACGCATTTAGATTTAATCCACAAATAAGAATTTTTATTCCACTTAATAAAACAGAAATACATCAATGGAATTTTTTATACGAAGAAAGACGTGTAGAATTTAAACCAGGTGTTCCGTATGTATTAAATACTCGTAAGCAACATGGAAGTTTTGCAATGGAAGGTGGAATATATCATATATTAATGAGCTTATATTTAACTGAAGCTAACCTTAAAACAATTATAAATTCGTTACCAAACTGTAAGGAAAGATAATGAAAGAAAAAACAGATAAAAATTATTATAGTGGTGAAAAAATTGATGATTTAGTTGATGCAGTTAAAAAAGCAGAACATACAAAACAAGAAGGTGTAACGCAACAAGACGAGTCATACGAAAAAGTAATGTATAGTGACGAACAAATGGAAGAACATAAGAAGATGGATAACATCTTTAAAGTAGATGGGGTTCCAAGTAGATGGGAACATAATAAATTACGTGCTAATTGGCATTTTGATCCATTTGCAGATCCAAACGAAGAAACCTTTGTAATACCTTGTAGATTTGAAGGAGACTTTGAACCAGCAGTTAGATATGCAGTAGAACATTCAAAAGAAATGACTATAGGAAACTATAGAAATAGAAATTTAAGCAAACAAGACAAAGACTTGCATGACGGTGAGATACAAGACGTTCTAAATGCATCTGGTAAAGAAGATGTAAGTAGTATGTATCATGATATGATTGTAAGAAGTAGGTTTAAAGAAGGTGAAGAGAATTATTATGCTCAACGTAACCCTGCACCAGAGTATGAAATATTATTACGAATGATTGATACATTAGAAGTAGAAGTACATCAGTCAAGAATGCATATACAAAAATTAGGACAAGTTACACCTATACATATTGATCAACAAATGAGATATGCAAGACCAGGTTGGCGTAAAGTATGGACTGATGCAGGTGCAGACAAGAATCCTTTAAAATTAAGAAGATTCCTAGTTCATTTACAAGATTGGGATTATGGTCATGTATGGCAGTTTGGTAACACTTACCATCAAGGATATAAAGCAGGTACTTGTATAACTTACGATTGGTGTAATATGCCACATGGTACAGCCAACTTTGGATTTACTCCAAGAGTAACATTTCAATTTACAGGCTTTGTAAGTGATAAAGTACAACATATGATTGATAACCCAGATCCTAACAGAATTATAAAAGTATGATAGAAAAAGACTTTCCAGATAAACAAGACTCACGATATCACTACAAACAAACACTAAGGCCTGAAAAACAAATAAGAGAACCAAATACTAGTACAAAGTATTACGGAAGACATGATACAGGAAACAAGTGTAAAGTAGGTGAAGGTGGATCAGATCATTTTACACATGGTGCTATACAAGAACTTGATTGGGATAACGATCCAAAATTAGACTTTGAGTATACATGGAACAAATATGGATATAGAGGACCAGATGATTTAACCAATATAGGAATACTATTTGCAGGATCAAGTTTACTACTTGGTACAGGATTACCATATGAAAAATCAATACCTTATTTAGTTTCAAAAGAACTTGGATTAGATCATTTCAATTTAAGTGACTTTGATACTCTTACAGATATGGCAGATAAGTTATTTGACTTGACAAACTTAAATCCAAAGTATATTATATTAAATGACTTCTGGGGTATAAATGATACCAATTGGCTTATGCGTTATTGGATACCAAAAGAAAAAGATACAAAAGTAGTAAAAGAAGTAAGAGAAACTTTTAAAAACAGTAATGGTAAAATATTTAAAATGTTCGAACTAGCATTAAAACAAACATTTCCAAATTCAAAGTATTTTATACTACAACCTAATGAAAGACGAAAGCATTGGTTTTATGATTACGAGCCAAAAGATATTAAATCAATATATTACACACAAGAAGAAATGATAGACCTGGCTAGAGATCAAACACATCCTGGTCCAAAAACACACAAATATTTAACAGAGAAAATTATTAATGAATTATCAAGGTGAAGATCTAATTATAGTAACAGGAGCTCCAGGTTCTAGATGGAGTGGAGTTATACGTTTATTAAGTCTTATATGTAAAGATATTAATATGACTGATAACACACCTAGACGTGTTTATGAAAAAAGAGATGCAGAAGGTAAAGTAATTGGTTGGCATAGGGGTGCATATTGGGGTCCACATAATCAATATGGACATAAGTTTGATAAACTTAACACACTATCTAAAGAAGAAGTATTAAAAGAATTTAAAGAACCGTTTGCTGATTGGGATACAGGAAAGAAGATTATTAAGAGTCATTGGTTTGCATATCACTTACCTCAACTAAGACAAATGTTTCCAAAAGCTACTATGTGGTCGTTTTATGAAAAAGATAAAGAATGTTTTGAATGGTGGCATCACGTAGGCGGTTGGGATATATACTTTCCAAATTATACGTGGTATGTTGATGATGATAGAATGATGCAACAAATTGGTATAGAAAATAATAATATAAAAGATTTCTTTGATTTAAAACGTTATGCTGGTTGGAAAGAAGCAGTAACACAATTAGGCTTATCCACAGATATAAGAACTATATCAGAAATAATGGAACTTGATCCAGATTTTGATAAAATACACAAAAATGATAATGAAGAAGTTTATAATGCTTTCTTAGATGAAATGTTTACTAGAAAAGAAATGGGTATTATAACTTCGTAGAGTGTTGCTCGAACACAGTTTTTATTTTCTTTATAAATTGTTTTGAATTACATTGTATTTTAGCACCAGGGTGTAATGGTCTAGGCCAATTACCTATTTTAACCCAACAATAACCATCACTTTCATTATTCAGTATAGGAATAAACTCTTCTTCTACAGTTACAACAAAACTATGGTATATAAATTTTTTGTTAGGACTTGTGAATTTATTAATAGGTATAACTTTTTTAATATCCGGAACTAATCCTAGTTCTTCTTCAATTTCTCTATACAACGTATCAATTGGTTTTTCATTATTATCTGATTTTCCTCCAAAGAAGCCCCACGTTCTAGGGTGGTTAACTTCACCACTACGGTGTTGAAGCATAACTCTTCCTGTATCTGTGCTAAGAAATATACATCCTGCGGCTGTAATCATATTTTTGTTATCCAATGTGAACAATCGTCGTGTGGGTCATCACAACTATAAGTAAAGTCTCCAGAAACCTGCATTATATACGCCTTCATAACTATTAACCCACTCTGAACCATTCCACTCTAGTTGGTCGCTACTTGATAAGTTTGTAACGTGTTGGGTATCACTTACACTACTGCTATCAAAACTAACATTCCAAGTTGAACCGTTATATTCAATAACATCATATTTATTAGCTACTAACCCACTCCATATTGGTGTAGAAGGAATAGGATTAATTAGTATGTAACGTTGTCCAGTGACAGCACTAGGAACAGTTCCATCGCCTGGATAATTAATTGATGGATCTAAAATAGCATTTACGGCATTTAGTGTATTAGTAGGTAAAGTTGAAGGATCAATATCTACGATTAGTAAATTAGGATCACTTGGATGTTCGTCTAATCGTCCTATAATATCTTCATCTTTAGCACCTGGATCTTTTGATTTTCTAAGTCTTAGTTGACTTATTCCAGGTCGTAATACTCCAAATGGAGTAAGTTCTTTGGCCCATTCTAATACATTACCGTCATCATCTAAATTGCTTCCATTAGCATTTAATAGTTGAAGGTTGTTGTTTTCATATTTTACTTTTCTATCTTCATATGTTACAACTGTATATTGTAAAGTTTCGTTATTAAATGGTTGTTCAGCTTTAAATAGATCTAAGTTTTCATCATCTAAGTTATAAAGTTCACTTATAATCGTATGAATTAGTTTTTGTTGTTTTACCTTTGCAGGAGGATTTATATAAACTGGTATATCAAATGACATTGTAGCTACATCAATAATATCGTCAATACTTGATCCAACACTTCTTGTACTCCAGGTAGTATTAGTAAGTTCTACGTGAGATAACGCAGTCCAGTCTAGTGGACTAGCATTTGTTCTAATATCTAATGTAGGATTAAATAAAACAAGCATTTGTTCTAGTAACTGTAATTTTTGATCTGTATTTGATGACCATACATCTGCGTTCATTTGCATTATGTAAGGAACTGGAGCATGACGTTCTACAGTATAGCTATTGCCTTTTTCGTTTTTATATTCTCCAGTAGTTTGGTCATACTTTTTTTCGTATACTTGAACTTTATCTACATGATCTTGATATGTACGTCTTTCTGGTACTAAATTTAAATTTGTTACATAACAACTTATAAATGGAACAGTATTCATAATGTTTTCACTGTTCTCTCTTGTTATGTGAGCCGCCATTCTGTTTATATCACCATAACGTACTGGAACTTTATGAAATACTGGAAGACCTGATTCTTCATTTTTACCCATTTGTACACTGAAGCCACTAAACAATCTTATAAATTGTTGAATGTATCTTCTTATTTGTTTATCATAAAAGTATTGTTGGCTCATTTGTTAAAATCACTTTTTGGTTTAATAACTTGGGATAGAGGCTGACGTTCTGGAAACTCTTGATCGTCAATAATTGTTGTAGCCTTATTATTAATAAAGCTACTAGCATTGTAAGTTCTATCACTCCAAGTTTGTTCAGTAACATTGTCATATAATCTATGCCATTTGCTTCCACGTCTTACAAATAGTCTATTAGGAGTAAAGTCTGTTCTAATAAAATATTCTCCATCTTTGGGATTTCCTGGAAACTGGTCACCTTGTTGTAAAGCTTCACCGTGTTTGTATTCGTTATCAACTTCTTCTTGGCCAAATAAATGTTCAGCAAGTGGCAAACCTAATGGATCAGCTTCTTCAGCACTTTTCACAATAGCATTACTGATATTAAGTTCTGTTTTGTAAGCACTAACTTTATTTTTAAGGCTTCCTGGATCTTTAGCACTACCAAGTATATCTTTGTATTCTTGTGTATCTGTTAATGGTGCTACTTTAATTCTCCAAATATGTGGATACCAAGTCTGTGAAAATCCTTCACTACCCCTAGCGGCATCTTGAACTACATAAAATTTATTAATAGCATCTCTGTCGTTGCTTAATAAAAGTTCATCTCTTAAATGAGGCAATTCAATAACATCACCTGGCATTAATCTTCTACCTAATTTTTCTACCATATCATTGATATGAAAACTTATAAACAAAGTATCGTTGGTTAAGAATAATCCAAATTGAGTTAAATCAAAGTCATTGTCACTAACATTATATACTCCACGAAGATCAAAAATATCAGGATCATATTTACGATCTCTATTTTCCATAAACAGTAAGTCTTGAATATTTGTTTCATCAATTATACCTTCTGGATTTATTTCTTCTCCGGTTGTATTGTCTATTTCTAAACCACTGCCGTAGTTCGGCTCACTAGGATCATTATTGCCTTGTTGAGGTTGTGGACCCAAATACTTATGGACGTGTATAGCCGTACCGCCTATATCGAACTGTTCTCGTATAGTTCTGTCCATGAATTTGTAATCATTACCTTTATAAGGCTTATATAGTGTAAAACGTGGCATATGGTTTTCCTTGTTATGTTGTATTTATGCCTTTTGAACCCAATGTGATATGGATAAATATTATATACCCACATAATATAAGGAAAACAATATGTTTAGATTTTACACAGAAAGAAAATGGTTACTATGGGCTTGGATAGGTTCAGCAATCATTTTATCATCATTATGGGTTCAAGTTAAAATTGATGTCAAAATAAACGAATGGTTTGGCCAATTTTACGATATGATCCAAAAAGCACTAGCTACACCTAATGCAATCACTATAGGTGAGTATTGGGCTAGTTTAGGAACTTTTATATATCTAGCAATGATATATGTCGCACTAGCAGTAGTGATAAGTTATTTTACTGCACACTTCTTATTTAGATGGAGAACTGCAATGGTAGAGTGGTATCATGCAGTATATGATAAAGCAAGAAAAATTGAAGGAGCGGCACAAAGGGTTCAAGAAGATACTATTAAGTTTTCCAGAATAATGGAATCACTTGGTACAAGTTTAATTGAATCAATTATGGTTATGGTACAGTTTGTACCTATATTATTTGGACTATCAGTAGGTATTCCTATCTTCTTCTTTGGAGATTGGCAGTACGGATTGATTACAGGTGCAATAGTATGGAGTGTTGGAGGCACTTTATTTTTAATAGGACTAGGATGGCTACTTAGACTCGTGGGTGTAGAATATGATCTACAAAAGAAAGAAGCGGCCTATAGAAAGATACTAGTTATAGCAGAAGATGACGATACTGTTAGACCAAAAAGAATAGATGAATTATTTGCAGACGTTAGAACAATTCACTTTAAATCATATATAAGATACTTATATTTTAATGTAGGCAGAATTGCTTATTTACAAGCTAATGTTTTATCTGCTTATGTATTTTTAGCACCAGCCATTGTTGCAGGTGTAGTAACACTTGGCGTTATGCAACAAATAATAAGAGCATTTGGAAGAGTAGAAGGGTCGTTGCAATATTTACTTAAAGCATGGCCTACAATTATTGAACTTGCAAGTGTATATAAACGTTTACGTGAATTTGAAAGACAAATCACTAAATAATCATATAGGAGATTTTATGAAACAAATTAGTCTATCCATAGGATCAGACCATAGAGGAATGAAACTAAAAGATCAAATATCAAAATGGTTAATACCAATTGATAGCGATATTGGAACTAGATTTAATATAGATCTATTTCATGATATTGGACCATACGACGATAAAAAGAAAGTTAACTATCCTAGAGTAGTTGAAACCTTTTTAAAAGATTATGCAACACCAGATAAAATAAAAGCAGGATGGCAAGTATACAATGCAGGTATACTTATATGTGGATCTGGTTTTGGTATGTCAATAGCAACTAACAGGCATCCGTTAATAAGGTCTGTAGTATGTAGAAGTGCAAAAGAAGCAGAAATGTCTCGTAAACATAATGACGCTAATGTATTATGTTTAGGTGCAGATTTTACAAGTTTTGCTCAAGCAAAGAAAATATGCGAAGCATTTTTTACTACTAAATTTGAAGGTGGTAGACATCTGACAAGAATAAAAAGTATAGGAAATTATTAATATGAAGATTTGCATCATAGGAGGCGGAACTACAGGATGGTGGGCCGCTGGTTACATAGAGCATAACTTTCCAGATTATGATATAACACTTATTGAAAGTAGTGATATACCAATAGTTGGCGTAGGTGAAAGTACACTTCCTATGATCAAAACTTTTTTTGATAGTTTTGGTATGCAAGAAGAAACATGGATGTCAAAATGTGATGCTATACACAAACATGGTAATATAAAACAAGGTTGGGATAAACCAGATGGTGATGAATTTAAATTTACATTTTGGTTTAATGATGATAATGTATTTGAAGATTGGTATAAGAAGTACAAAGCAGGTGAAGTTACAAAACATCAAATCAACGAAGAACTGTATGATGCCAAAGGTTGGAGAGCAGTAGCATATCATTTACACGCAGAAGAAGCAGGGCGTATAGTAAAAGAAAATTGTAAAAATGTAAAACATATTGTACAAACACTTGATAAAAGACCAGAGGGGTATGACTTATATATTGATTGTACAGGTTTCCGTAGACAATTTGTCAACGATAAAACTGAAGTAGAAATACATGAAAAGCATTTAGTTAATAGTGCTTGGGTTTGTCCGTTTGAGCTAGATGAACATATTCCATATACTAGAAGTATAGCACGTGATTATGGTTGGCAATTTAAAATTGGATTAACTTCTCGTATTGGTACTGGTTATGTTTATAGTGATAAGCATATTAGTAATGAAGATGCACTAGAAGAGTTTAAAGATTATACAAAAGACTTAACACCATTTATGGGTAAACAACCACGTAATATTAAATGGAATCCTAATTGGTTAAAGAATCCATGGGCAGGCAATACGGTTGCTATAGGGCTTAGTCAAGGCTTTATTGACCCATTAGAATCAAATGCATTGTTTATGATACAATATAGTATTACGACGCTTGTAGAGTGCTTAAAACGCGAATATGACGCCAAAACTTACAATAGAATGATCAACAGAGTTTGGAAAGAAAACAGTGATTACATATTACATCACTATGCATTATCTAACAGAGACGATACAAGTTTCTGGAAAGAATATACAGATATGGATATGAGTGAAACTGTATGGGAACACTATAAAAAGACTGGAAACAAATATACTAATCTTTATCCCGATGCTATATGGGCAACACTAGCTCTTTACTACGATAATTTCAAGCATTTTTCCGGAAAATAATCAACAAAAAACAAAAAAAGATGTAAGTCCTTGATTTTTAAGGGTTTTTTTCTGCTGAATAAGGTTGACATATAAGACGTCTTACTGTAAACTGTAAGTATAGTTAGAAATAAAGGAGCAATAAATGAAATATAAACTTTTTCAAATTCACGTTACAAAAGCAGAGCATGATAAAATTAATGCTGAAGGTCATAATTCTGTAGAAAAGCATAAACTTAAACTTGATATGTCTTTCGCTAGAGATAATACTTCATCAATTGCTAAAGAAGCATTTGACAAAGGTTATTATACACACGTTTCAAATATTACAACTGAAAAAGGTCTTGAAGGTGTATTTGAAGTAGGTAATATTGGTCCAGAAGAAAATATTGAAAGACTTCACCCTATGTATTCAACTTCAGTAGGTGATATTGTTGTTGATCCTGAAGGTAACAAACACGTTGTTGCTAGTTTAGGTTTCCAAGAGGTAGTATAATGAAACTCCAACCTGAAGAAGTAGTTGAAGCTATTGCTCGTTTAGATCACGAAAGCAAACAAGAATTCGCAAACATCTTAGTAACTAAATGGTCCACACTTGCTGGTCATGTATCATCCATGATTGACCGAGAATTGCAAGATTTAGACGTAAACAACCATTTTTCTGCCAAAGATGATATATACAAAAAATAACTAAAGGAGATTTCTGATGGGACTATTAAAGTCCGCGAAAAGAAAGAAGCCAAGAGCTTCAGTATATCGCACACCTAAATCTAAACTACAAGAACCTAAATGGGATGGTTGGGAAGAATGGTCTGGTGAACAATTTCATCGAGCATCTAGTTCAGCTAATAGCTGGTATTATGAACATTATAAAACTAGTGAACTACAAGAACACATTTGGCCTTGGATGTTGGCTAATGGATATGATAAGCAACATATTCGTAAAGCTAAAGCAGGTGCAGTTCACCTATCAGCAGTAGTAGGTTATAATTGTAGACAGTTGACATTAGGTAAACCGGATTATAATGAAAAAGAAGATCAGTATTGGGATAGTTTACCAGGTACAATGGGTAAAATGCAACCCACATCTGATTTTTTACATAAACAAATTAAAAAAGCAATGATAGATGGAGAAGAAAAAGTAGAAGAAGCAGAAAAACAGAAAGCTGAAGAAGAACGTAAACTGGCTATAAAGAAACAGCCTAGTATACAAGACCGTCTTCATCATGCTTCTTTAGAAATGACATTGCCTATTGAAGAATTTTTAGATAGTTGGTATACTAATTATGATAAAAAAGCATTAGACGATTTTGATCCAGCTAAACTGTTTCGTAGACTGGGTGTAAAAACAGCTCATGCTAGAATTATAAGAAATTACTATACTCCTGGGTTGCAAGAAATGGAAGATTTAAATAGTCCTCCTACAAAAGCTCAACTTGATAAAATGGATGAAAAAGAAAAAGACATTGCAGAACAGTTACAAGAAGGATATGACCATTTAGATAGTAAACAAAAAAAATTAGCTCTACAATGTTTTAGAAAAATCGTTGATGCTTGTGATATACTAGAAGCTGAAGGAAAAGCTAATCGTAAAACACGTAAAGTTAGATTAAAAAGTCCAGAAGACATTGTTAAAAAACTTAAATTTAAACAAAGCGATACAACACATGGTTTGGCTAGTGTAGAACCTAGTAATATACCTTATACACGTATCTTAGTAGTGTTTAATACAAAGAATCGTAAGCTAGGAGCTTATTATGCTAAAAATGTAGACCCACTTAATGCTAGAAGACCTGGTACAGGGTTAAGTGTTAAAGGAACTACAATAACAGGTTATGATGAGACCAAAAGTATACAAATGACACTACGAAAACCAAGTGAATTCTTACCAGAAATCAAAAAAGCTACTAGACATAAGTTTGAGAAGCAATTTGAGACTCTCAAAACAACTCAAACCAAACTAAACGGTAGAATTAACAACGAGACCATCCTATTAGCCTGCTACGATAAGTAAAATCTGATAAATACAATACGTAGTAGGAGAAACTAACATATGGCGAATGCATTTAACAAACTTCAAAAAGAAATAGAACTTCGTATGGGTGGAGGAATGATTGATGTTGAGCTAGATCCGGAACATTATGAACTAGCAATAAACAAGTCATTACAAAAATACCGTCAACGTGCAGAAAATGCAGTTGAAGAGAGTCTAATGATTCTTGAAATGATTGAAGGTCAAGCAGAATACACATTACCAGAAGAAGTAATGGAAGTTAAAGACATTTACAGACGTACAACAGGCGTAAGCAGTGGTACTGGTAACGATATTGAGCCTTTCCAAGCGGCGTATCTAAATACATACCTATTAGGTAGTACACGTAATGGTGGATTATCAAGTTTTGATTTTTTACAACAAAATAGAGAAACAATGGGTAGACTTTTTGGTGCAGAATTATTGTTTACTTGGAGACCTCAAGATAAAAAGTTAATCCTACATAGAAAAATTAAAGCAGATGACAATGCAGTTCTGCATTGTTACAATTACAGACCAACTGAAAGTTTATTAGAAGACACTTATGCAAGTCCTTGGCTAAAAGACTATGCCTTTGCTCATGCTAAGATGATTTTATCAGAAGCAAGAGGTAAGTTTACTCAAATAGCAGGTCCACAAGGTGGAACTACAATGAACGCAGATCAATTAAGAGCTGATGCACAGGCTGAGATTGATAAACTTGAAACTGAACTAACATTATACAACGATGGTAGTACAGGTTTAGGTTTTGTAATAGGATAATCAAATGCAATTAGGCAAATACCACTGTACTATAGATGAGATTACGTATGACCGTAATGAGTTATTAGAATTTGTAAATCAACATAGACATAACATAATGCAATTTGGTGATTATATGCAATATCTATCTCCAGAAAAAAGAGAATTTAAAGGACGTGATGGTATGAATGCTATTGCAGTTCAAAAAACTGAAGGTAAAGATTTACTAGAATATCCTGTAGTGAAAAAATATGTGGATATGTTTAATTTTGCACAACCCATTGCTCCACGTGATATTGATTTACTACATTATGATCCAGGATACTCATTTCATCCACATACTGATCATTATATGTGGTGTGGTATAATGTTTCCTATTGAGCCAGAAGATGCAGGTGAGCCAATTAGTTTTTATAGTAGAGAAGGTCAAGAACCAGAACGTAATGTAAACTATGAAAAAAGAGGTTGGACTGACGAAGACATAGAATACAACCATTACTATAGTAATAAACACCCTACCCTTTTCAACGGAATGATTGTACATGGTGTTCCAAAGATATCTAGAGAGAGAATATACCTAAGAATTAAAGTCTTAGGAGAAAAGTTTGAAAACGTAGTAGAAAAACTAAAAAATAAAAACTTTGTGATTGACAATTAACCCAAAACTCATTATAATAATAGTATGAAAAAAGTAATAGGTATATGTGGCCTTATTGGTCATGGAAAAGATACAGCCGCAGGATTCCTAATTGAAGAAGGATTTCAAAGAGTAAGTTTTGCTGGAGTATTAAAAGATGCCTGTGCTAATATATTTGGTTGGGATAGAATACTTCTAGAAGGCAACACCACTGAAAGTAGAGCATTTAGAGAACAAACAGATGAATGGTGGAGTAAACGTTTAGATATACCTAACTTTACACCACGTTATGCACTTCAGTATGTTGGTACAGATGTATTAAGAACACATTTTCATCCAGACATATGGGTAGCGGCTTGTGAAAGACAAGTACAACAGACAGAAAAAAATGTAGTTATAAGTGATTGTAGATTTTTTAATGAACTTGATGCAATTCAAAACATGGGTGGCCGAACTGTAGTAGTATGGAGAGAAGAAAAACCAGAATGGTGGCACAATGCTTCAGAGCTAAATCATGCTAACTACAAAAAGAAATCAAATATGGTAGATAGTATGAAATCAAATTATCCAGATGTACACAAAAGTGAATGGAGCTGGGCAGGTTGGGATTTCGATTTACAATTAGATAATAACTCAACATTAGAATCATTTAAAACACAGACAATCAGTAAAATTATAGAATAAATACTATAAAGAAGGATTTATAGTATGGACAACTTAACTAAAGTTAAAGACTTTATTAACGATTGTAAACAGTATCAACATTATCAATTTTTAAAACCAGTACCAGATTATTTTGTTGGATGGCAAGAACATCCACGAGTAAAACGTGACTATTGTAAATGGATTATGACTGAATCAAATTGTCCTACATTATTACTTGATATAGAATTTCCACATAAAGAAGTAGCTAAAGAAGCTGAAGCATTATTAGATAGATATATTAAACATAGAGGAGATATACATCCTGGTTGGGCAAGTATTGCAGTACATGGACAAGGTTCTCAATATACTGATTCACCAGATGCTTATATAGAACAAGGAGTATTTACAAAAGAAGACAGTCCACCATTTGATTGGACCGATATAGCTGATCAATGTCCTGTAACTGTAGAGTGGTTAAAGAAATGGCCATTTGAGAAGTTACACAGATGTAGATTTATGTTGTTAGAACCAAATGGTTATATAAAACCACACGTAGATTTTAAACAAAGAAAATTAGCCGCATTCAATATAGCAATAACAAACCCAGACGGTGTAGAGTTTGCCATGCAAGACGCAGGACTAGTTCCGTGGAAACCCGGAGATGTAAGAGGAATAGACGTAGGTAGGCATCATTCAGTCATTAACAATAGTGATAAAAATAGAATACACATGATCGTTCACGGTCATTGGGGAGAAGGGTTTGAAGATCTAATTTGTCGTAGTTTTGATCGTCTATTAAGCACAATTAAAACATAATTTAACTCTGTAACCGGGGTTTTTACACGATTTTAAATAAATACTACATATAAGAGATTACTAAACAATTAGAATAATCTAATATTTTAAAAAGGAGCATATCATGGCAAATCTTGTTTCACCTGGCGTACAGGTAACAGTAACAGACGAATCAGTATACGGCCCAGCAGGCGCTGGTACGGTTCCAATGTTGTTTATTGCCACTGGTCAGGACAAGGTTGATCCAACCCTTACTGAGTCAGACGGCATAGCGAAATATACAAAGTCTGCTAATGCAAACAAGCCAATATTAGTTACATCACAGAGAGAATTAACTCAATACTTTGGTAATGTTGACTTCCGTAAGGTAAGTGGAACAGTACAACAAGGTGATGAAACTAACGAATATGGTTTATTAGCGGCATACTCATTCTTAGGTCAAGCCTCAGCGGCATACATCTCACGTGCAGATGTTGATTTAAATGAATTAAGACCGGCTTCATCAGAGCCAACAGGAGATCCAGCAAATTTAACATACTGGATTAAACCTTCAACTTCATCATTTGGTATTTGGAAGTATAGTACTGCAAATACTGCTTGGGAAGAACAAACTCCAACAGTTGAAATTACATCAAGTGGTGCACCTACTGCGTCAGTAGTAACAGGTGGATATCACGTTGTATTAGAAAATGGTTCAGCTGGAACAACAATAAAATATTTTGCGGCTAGTGGCGGAGCATGGGTTGATAACTTTGGCCCAACAATGGCACCACACTATTCAGCACCAAGTTCACCATCAGATGGTGACGTTTGGATTAAAACTACAAAACCAGGTGGTGGATTGGACTTAGACGTTCAATTATTTACAACATCAGCAGGTAACTTTGTTAAACAAAGTGTAGTTTATGTACAAGACACAGCACCGGCAGGTACAACTTCGGATGTATTTGCAGACGGTACTTCAGCAACTGCAAGAACATTAATTGATGGAGATATCTGGATGGATATTTCTTCAACTGATGCATCATTAATCTTAAACAGATATGATAGTATTGGAAATGGTTTTGATCAGGTTGCAACAGATCCATCAGTAGCAACTGGCGGTTATGTAATGGAAGTTAAAACAACAGAACCAGTAGGTGCACCAGTAAATGGTACACTATGGTTTGACCCAGATGTAAATGAATTAGCAGTTTACGAAGTAGTAAGCGATTCAGGAACACAAAAATGGCAAAGAGCATCAGACGTACAATACGTTACAACTGCACCAACAACAGATGGTTCAGGCGGTTCTTTATCAGCAGGTGACTATTGGATAGATACAGATGCTTCAGGGTATCCTGTAATTTACAGACACAATGGTACTGCTTGGGTAGCAAAAGATAAAGCAGATCAATCAACTGCGGCAGGCGTAGTATTTGGAGATATTACTGCAAATGATACGACAGCAGGCGCATTTGAAGCAACTCTATTAGCAGGTGCACCAGATCCATTAACACACCCAGTAGGAATTACTGGACTTAATATGTGTAGATCAGGTGGAACAGTTAGAGAATATAATTCAGCTCTAACTACAACTTGGAAATGGAGAAACAAAGCAGGTAATCAAGCAGATGGCAGTGGTTCATTTGGTAGAATTGCACAAAGAAAAGTAGTAGTAACAGCTATGCAGGCTTCGGCAGGTGTAAGTGAACTACAACAAGATACAATTCAATTCCGTTTACTTGCGGCACCAGGTTATCCTGAACTATATGATGAAATGGTTTCATTGAACAGTAATAGAGATGAAACTGCATTTATCATTGTTGATGCACCATTCCGTTTAAATCCAACAGAAGCAGTATCTTGGATTCAAGGAACAGGCGCAACTACAAATGGTGAAAACGGCCTAGTAACAAAGAATACTTACTCAGCAGTTTATTATCCACACGCATACACAACTAATCCTGTAACAGGTGATAACGTTGTAGCACCAGCATCACACATTGCATTATACACTTATGCGTATAGTGACAATGTATCATTTCAATGGTTTGCACCAGCTGGTCTAACACGTGGTGTTGTACAAAATGCATCAAATGTTGGATACTTAAATAGCGAAGATGAGTTTGTGTCACTAGCAGTAACTCAAGGTCAAAGAGACTCAATGTATGATAAAAAATTAAACCCAATAGCTAAATTTCCTGCAGAAGGTGTTGTAGTATTTGGACAAAAATCATTACACGCGAGTGCCTCAGCATTAGACAGAGTTAATGTTGCTAGATTAACAGCTTACCTAAGAGAACGTTTTGCAGTTATTTCAAGACCGTTCTTGTTTGAGCCAAATGATACTAGTACTAGAGCAAATGCTAAACAAGTATTTGACGGTTTCCTAGCTAATATTTTACAACAACGTGGAATATATGACTTTGCAGTAGTTTGTGATACAACAAACAATACGCCGGCTAGAATAGACGCCAATGAATTTTACATTGATGTTGCTATTGAGCCAACTAAAGCGGCAGAGTTTATTTACATTCCAATTAGAATTGTAAACACTGGCGAATTAAGCTAATAAGACACTTACAATAATAAATTAAAGGGCTACTATTTTTTAATAGTAGCCTTTTTCTTTTAGTACTTTCTGATAAATACTAATGCAAATTGCAATGCATTGTAGTTCAGATGGACTACAGTTTTTTTTAAAAATTAAAAAGGACAATACCATGGTAAAAATAGAACAAAACAAAATCATCGCTACTCCAGTTTCTGAAGGATTAACTTTTAATCCAGCGAAGACAACTGATATGGCGTTTGATACAAACTTCCTTTTTGGTTCAGCAGGTGACATCATTGAATTAGATGCGTGGGTACCTAACAACGCAGTCGAGCAAATTGATGCTATGAATGCTGACCCAGCAAAAATTCTACGTTCTCGTGTAAGTGGCGATTATAATGGTCCTAAAGAAGGTCATGAATATAGTGTAATTCCAGAAAATTGGGATTTACCAGCACACACAGAATCACTAGGTTGTTTAATTTACAACAAAGGTGATTATCTTGCACCACATAGAGATAAGTGGAGACAAGTAACTCCAGACGGAATAACAGGCGATTCATTTAGAATGATTTGCCATTTAAATCATACTAATTCTGCAGAATTTCATTTTGTAGTTGACGGTAAAATTTTCAAACCAGAAGCACGTAGATGGTATGCAATTAACACAAGAAAAGTTCATTATGGATTTTCTTTTGTTGATGGTGTATATCACTTATCGTGTGCATTAAGTCTCGATGACAATTTACGTGCAAACACAGTAGAATGGTTATTAGACAAATTACCATATGCTCACCCAGCAACAGACCGTAAGGGTGTTGACTGTGCAAGAAACTAAGGAGAACTAAAATGGCCGATGAATTTAGATTTAGAATCAGAAAAGCCCCAGGTAATCCTCACGCATCAGTTGACGCTTTTAAAGCATCTCCTGCATTTACTACAATCACAAATGCAGTAGCAGGAAAACCTGAATCAGTAGGTACTGTATATGTTTCATATAAATTATATGAAGGATCAGTATGGGTAAGATATGATTTTGACGACGAAGATGCAAGACTAGCATTTAGACAATACATACTAGACGCTGGCATTGATCTTGGCGATACTCCGGGTAGATTAGGAATGGATCACGAGTCCTTCCCTACATACGGATTTTTAGCATAATATTATTACACAATTTGGCAGGTTACAACTAGTAGCCTGTCAAATTACCTAAAAATAGGCTTCTTTTACTGAAGCCTATCTTTTTGAACACTGATTTGATAAATACAATATAAGATAAACAATACTACAGTAGTATATAGGAGAAATAAAATGGCTGTAATTACAAATTTTGGAGTACCAACAGACTCTTCAGCAGGAACAACTTTAATGCCTAAATTAAGTTATAGGTTCAGAGTTACCTTTGAAGATCTTGGTGGTGCAACATCAACAGATGAAGTAACTCAGAACGTTATTAGTGCAGGCAGACCGTCAATGACACATGAAGAAGTCGTAGTAGATTCTTACAACTCAAAAATGTATCTTGCAGGTAAACACGCCTGGGAACCAATTTCAATCGTATTCAGAGATGACATGAAATCAAATGTTATTAAGAAAATTGGTAACCAATTAAATAGACAAGTTGACCATGCAGATCAACACAGTTCAATTTCAGGTAATGCATATAAATTTGGTGTAACATTAGAAACACTAGATGGTGCAAATGGTAGTACATCACCAACTGTATTTGATAAGTGGGAATTGCAAGGTTGTTATATTGCTAACGTTCAGTACGGTGATCTAAACTATGCAGATTCAACAATGATCCAAGTAACTATCCAATTAAGATATGATAGTGCGGTTCATTCAATCGATGGTAACGACGCATTAAGTGAAAAATCTGCATCTAGCGACTCAGCACAATCTGGCGCTACTAGATAACAGATAGGAACCACTGATGGCAATCGGCGACTCAGCATATAAAGTCTATAGTCAAGATCAGCGAAGAGGTGAAATCGACGCAGTACCAAGAAATAAATATTCTTTTACTGTTTCATTAAATTATATAGACAGCCCAACTCCGTTGAGTCTTGTTAGAATTGCAAACGTGCAGATACCAACCTATGTTTATAGGTCGCAAACACTGAATGCATATAACGCAAAGAAAACTGTTCTTACTGGTATTGATTATACTCCTATAACTCTTACCGCATATGATACTAAAGACGCAGTTTTAGAAAAGTTTTTAAAAGACTATACAGCTCATTATGTTGATGGTCCTTTAAACAACGACGATTATAGTGCATTCTTAACTAATCCAAAAGGAATTAAAACTCCTGAATCTAGAAACTTTATAAGAAGCATAATTATTACTAGAAAAGATGCAAAAAATCTAGAAAACGTTATTGAAATATATAATCCATACATTACAAATATTGATGCTGATACATTAGATTATTCAGATAGTTCTCCAGCAATTTATAGACTTACATTTACATATGAAGGTTTTAAAATTTTAAGTGAAGGTCAAGCTACAACAGAAGCTGAAATATTACAAGCAGAAGAATTTGCAAATGCGGCTACTGCTGATGATGGATTTGTAGAAGTTGATGACTTTGCAGAGTATGAAGTTGATAAAAATGATGCTGAAAATATTGAAGACTTAAAAACAACAGGTAAAGTAACTAGTAATCAGAAACAGTTAAAAGAGTTACCGGATGTTAATGAAACTTCTAATCCAGACAACCTAAAGAGATTTAAAGGTAAACTCAAGACAGGTGAAGCAATTAGAAACATTAATGGAGTATCATATATAGTACCTGCACCAATTAAAAGATAATAAGGTTAGGTAAATGAAAAAATTTCAACAAGGACAATACACACCTAGTAACCCAGCTAAATACTTAGGTAAAAGAGTTCCAAAGTACAGAAGTGGATGGGAACTTGCAGTTATGCGAATGTGTGATAATCATCCTTCTATATTAGGTTGGGGTAGTGAAACACACAGAATTCCATATAAGAATCCACTTACTGGTAAACAGAGTACATATGTGCCAGACTTGCTAATTGTCTATAAAGATAAAAAAGGTACAAACCACGCAGAGTTTGTAGAGATAAAACCAGCAAGTCAAACATTAGGTGAAGCAAAAACACAGGCACAAAAAGCGGCGGCAGTAGTTAATCACGAAAAGTGGAAAGCGGCTAATGCATACTGCAAAGCTAAAGGCATGGGTTTTAGAGTAATAACTGAAAAACAAATCTTTAATAAACCGCAGAATTCTAAAAGGAAACGAAAATGACAAAAAAATTAGAGGAAGAATTAAACTTACCAAGTTTGGAAGAATTACTTCCTGACGATGAACCTGAAAAAGCACCAACTGCTGACGAAATTAAACAAGAAATTGAAAAGTATAAAGGCGACCTAAGTATGGTTGAAAGAGCAGATGCGGCACTACCAACAGTAGAAGGTTTAGAACAACTAGATAGAGAAATGGATGAATATGCAGGTAAAGCAATGGATACATTTGAAGATTTAGTTGATCTTGGTAAAAATGTTGAAGACAGACACGCGGCTCCTATATTTGATAGTGCAAGTAAAATGTTAACTGCGGCACTACAGGCTAAAGAAGCTAAAATGACTAAAAAGATGAAAATGATAGAATTACAAATGCGTCAAGCTAGACTTATTAAAGATAGCGAAAAAATAGATGCATATGTGCAGGCTAGACGCAGAGAAGCAGGATTAGATGAAGAAGAAATAGCCGAAGGACGTATTATTGGCGATAGAACTGCAATGTTGGCAGAAATTATGAAAAATCTTCCTGAAAATGATAAATAGTATTATAGGAGAAATACGTAATGAAGACGTTTAAAGAATATTTAACAGAATCTAAAAAATCATGGAAGTTTAAAATTAAAACTGTACATGAACTTACCGACGAACAATGTGATCGTATTGAGAAGCACCTTACAAAGTATGACTCAACAGGACTTGGTGCTGTGAAGAAAACAATACTACAAAGTGCACCACGTGATTTCCCTAATCATAAAGGATATGAAGTATTTACATATGAATTTGAAACTGATAGAGTAGCAAGTGGATGGCAAATACAAAATGATATCCGTAATATGATGGGAGTATCGCATACAGGCTTTAAAGTAAAAGGCGAACACGAACCGGATGAAGAAATTCCAGCAGGTAAGCAAGAAGAATATAAAGTTAAGTTAGCAGATGAAAAATATTCAGAACAAGAAAAAGTCGACCATAAAGATCATTATGGTGAAGATCATAAATCGAAATTTATTGAAGAACTTTTAAAGTTACGTAAGAAAGACCAAAAGGAGAATGGACAATGAGTGATTTAGATAGATTACTAAAGCTGTCTGGAATGAACGCTCAGAACCAGACTCAAGAAACAGATAATAGAGAATTCAAAGAAGCCGTAGGTGAGTTTGCAAAACCAATTTATGATTTAATTGATGAATTAGGTGCAGATGCTAATAACCCAGTATTAGATGAATTAATCAGATATATGAGCGGCGATCAAATTAAAGATTTTGTAGCAGATTTTAGACGTCATCATGAAATGAATGATACAGAAGAGTCAGTTGAACCAACTGAACCATCAACAGAAGAAGGTAATAAATTTTCAGGCGAATTAGCACAAGCAAAAAAAGATGGCGAAGATGAGTTTGAAGTAGATGGTGAAAAATATAAAGTTAAAAAAGAAGAATTTATTGATGATTTAGAAGAAGATGATTTAGAAGAAATTACTGATAAACAAAAAACATTACCACCAGCATTACAAAAAGCTATTAAAGACAAAGAAGAAAAAGAAGCTAAAAAAGATGAATCAGTAGAAGAAATTGAAGAAGCAACTGGTAAATGCGAAGACTGTGGTTGTATTATAGACAACCCTAAACCAGGTTGCGATTGCCCAAATGATGCACATGACGCAAGTCAAGACAACTGGGTTAAAGAAGCAAACAGATTAAGAGAGCTTTCAGGAATGTCTTCAATTGAAGAAGAAACTCCAGTAGAAGAAGTTCCAGTAGAAGAAGTTCCAGCAGAAGAAACTCCAGCAGAAGAAGCACCAGTACAAGAAGCAAATAAATCTATTCCAGTTAATAAATTAATTCCATTAGCAGGAGATAGTATCTGGGATAAAGAAGGTGAAAACCCAAAACAAGTTAAAGTAGATTCAATTACTATTATGAATCCATATGAAGATGGCGGATATATGAACGACGAAGAAGACGATAGTTATAGATCAGTAACCGTTGAACATGATGGACCTTGGGACATCTACACAGACTCAGGTTTTGAAAAAGCAATTTCTGAACTAGTTGGTTTTGAAGTAGGCTTTACAGAACAAGGTATGCAAGAAGACGGTTTAGCTAGTATGGAAGGTATGATGAATGATAGTATCAAATCAGAAGCTTTCGCAAACTACAAACCAAACAGATTTAAAGATATGCCAAAAGGCATGAATGAAGAAGATAAAGTAGAAAAAGAAGAAGAAACAATTGAAGAGGCTCCAACTATGGATACAACACAACTAATTACACTTCTTAAAAATTCAGGTTTAACTGAAGCTGAGATCAAACAAAGAGTTGACGAGTGGGCAAACACACCAGAAGTAGGTGCATCAGAAGACAAAGAAACTAGTCATGGTGAACCATATGAGAATTTTGCACAATCAGTTAATTTAAGTTTGAAAAAATACTTAGATGCAGAAGATTTCAAAGTAGGCTTAAAAGAACATAAAGTTGAAGATATCAAAGAAGCATATAAGAAGTCAAAAAAAGATAAAAAAGACAAGAAATAACATTTTCCCTCCCGAAAAATAACCGTGCGGTGTATTAACTGCACGGTTAATTCATATAAATACAATGCAGGAGGATTAACGTGGCAGTAGACACAAAATTAACCAAAACCCCTTATAGAAAAGAAAAATATACAGAAGCTCAACTTACTGAGTTAGCTAGATGTGCCAATGACCCAAAATATTTTATGAGGGAGCATTGTTATATTCAACATCCTACTCAAGGACGTCTAAAATTTGATCTATATAATTTTCAAGACGAGCTAGTAGACGTATATCATAAAAATAGATACAGTATTAGTATGTTAGCCAGACAAATGGGTAAGAGTACCTGTGCGGCAGGTTACCTGTTATGGTATGCTATGTTTAATCCTGATCAAACAATTTTAGTAGCGGCACACAAATATGCAGGTGCTAGTGAAATTATGCAACGTGTTAGATTTGCATACGAAACACTTCCAGACTTTATACGTGCTGGTGTAACAAGTTACAATAAAGGTAGTTTAGAGTTTGATAACGGTAGTCGTATTATTGCACAGTCAACAACAGAAAACACAGGTAGAGGTTTATCTATTTCATTAGTATACTTAGACGAGTTTGCATTTGTTAGACCAAACATAGCTAAAGAGTTTTGGACCTCACTTTCACCTACACTAGCAACAGGTGGTAAATGTATTATTACAAGTACACCAAACATGGATGACGATCAGTTTGCACAAATTTGGCGAGACTCATTAAAGAATCAAGATGAATTTGGAAACGAAACTGCTACTGGTATAAATGGATTTGCTCATTATCAAGCAACTTGGGAAGCTCACCCAGATAGAGATGAAGATTGGGCTGAAGTTGAATTAGGAAAAATTGGCGAAGAAAGATTTAGACGTGAACATAAATGTGAATTTATTGCATTTGATGAAACACTAATTGATAGTATTAGACTTGCAAATATGGAAGCAAGGGACCCTTACGCAACAGCAGGTCAAGTTAGGTGGTATGCACCATTAGCAAAAGGTAAACTTTATATGATAGCATTGGATCCAAGTTTAGGCACAGGAGGAGATAATAGTGCTATACAAGTTTATCAAATGCCAGGAATGAAACAAATGGCAGAGTGGATGCACAATAGAACTACTGTACAAGGACAGATTAAAATTTTACGTGAGATTGCACAATACATTGAAAGTGAAACAAATAACGATTGTGAAATATATTATAGCATGGAAAATAATACACTTGGTGAAGCGGCTCTGGTTACAGTAGAAGAACAAGGAGAAGAAAACTTTCCTGGTACATTTTTAACTGAAACAAGACAGCATGGAAATGCTAGAAGATACAGAAGAGGCTTTACTACAACACATAAATCAAAAATATCAGCTTGTGCTAAACTAAAGCATTGGATTGAAACTGATAAGTTAGAGGTAGCAAGTAAGCCTCTATTAAGAGAATTAAAAACATTTATAGCTAGAGGAAATAGCTATTCAGCTAAAGATGGCGAAAATGATGACTTGGTAATGTCATTAGTATTAATAGTACGTATGAGTATGGAAGTATCAAAATACGAAGAAAGTGCATTTGAATACCTTAATGACGACTTTGAAGATGATGACGGTATGGAACCAATGCCATTTAGCCTACTATAATGCTTAAAATGATAAATACATTAAAGGATAACTAAACAATGGAATTATCGACAGAAATTTTTAATATACTAAAAGGCGCTAATATCAAATTAAAACTTTTTGATGCAATGGGTGCTAAAACACTAGATCCTGAATCAGCATCTAGATTTTATGCATACGAAGATGACTTTTTAGTAACAAAAAGAATTGAAAATGAAGATACTGAAATTGTAGTTCAAGCAGGTGCAGACTTTAGTTTTGATAAAAACAAAGCCATGCTTGACAGTATAAAGAAAGCAGGACATAACGCCATGGCAGAATATAACGTAAGAAAATTTGATAAAAACATAGTTCCAAAAGACTTTGTAGCTGAAGGCTATGAAAAAACTTGTTTAAATACTATTAAAGATGCAGGACTAGATGGTTTCTTTAATAATGGAACATTATACATTGAAGGTGGTAAAGCTGATGTACAATCAGCTAGAGAAGCTATACAAGCTGAACCAGATATTTACAAAGCACCACCTATTGCTAAAGATACAGACTATTATGGAATGAATGATTTTACTGAAACAGTAAATGAAGCATATAGAAAAGCAACAGGTACATTAAAATCAAGTTATGTTATGTTTCCAGAATCAACAAGATTAGTTATCAGACACAATAAAGCAGTAGATGAAGAAGTACGTGGTAGTAGATCACGTAACATCAAAGGCTTGTTTATTGAAAATTCAACAGGTGAAAGATTTAAATTCCCATACAAATATTTAAATGGTGCAAAAGCTATGGCCAACCATGTAAGTCATGGTGGTACACCATATGATGCAATTGGTGAATCAATTTTACAACTTTGTGAAGAAATAGCTCAAGTGAATACATTTGTTAAACACGTTCGTTCAAACAAATTAGTTAACGAAACTAACGAAAAAATTGTAGAAACTTGTAAGAGCAAATTAAAAGGTTTAAAACATACTATAGAAAGTTTACAAACATCAAAAGGTTACAGTAATTTTGAAGCTAAAACTCCAATCGTTGAAAATTCAGATAAACCGGTTGACATTGCGGATAAATTCATGTACAATACGTTTAAGAATGCAGATATGAATGCAGTTCTTGAAACAATAGCTCGTATAGTAAAGGAAGCAGATTCTATGGATGATATGGTTAATGACGCAATTATGAAGTTATACGGAATGATCAAAGATAAAGTTGATTTTAAACTTAATATTGATCCAGCAGATCCGGATCATCCAGATAACGAAGATCCTATTAAATACTCAGGTGGAATGGGTGCTCAAGCAAAATTAAGTAGTTTACTATCTTACCTTGCTATGAACAGTAAGAATGATGAAGCATTTAACCATTTAAGTTTAATTGGTAGCGAATTACATCGTTTACCACAACAAAAACTTAGTCTGGTAAACAAAATGGCTATATTCTTAGACAAGCATTATAAAGCACCGTCTAAAGAACAAGCACCAGCTGAAAGCATAGTAGAATCATCGGTAAAAAGTTTACGTAGAAAAGTTGCGTAAAAAGTACTTGACAGTAAGTACTATAAACTGTATACTGTACAGGCTAACAAAGGCAAACGTAATCAATAGATTACACTAAAAAGTTAACACAGAGTTAACTTACTATTATAGGCTAATAAAGGAGATACATTATGGCATCTTTAGCAGATATCCGTGCTAAATTACAGGCACAAGAAACAAAGAGCACAAGCTCTAACATGGCGTCAGATAACGCCATCTTCGCTCACTGGAACATACCAGAGGGCACATCAGCAACACTTAGATTCTTACCAGACGCAGACGAGAACAATACTTTCTTTTGGAAAGAAAGACAAATGATTCGTTTGAGTTTTCCTGGTGTAAAGGGTCAAGACGAAACTAAACCAGTAACAGTACAGGTTCCGTGTGTGGAAATGTGGGGAGAACAATGCCCAGTTCATGCAGAAATCCGTCCTTGGTTTAAAGATACGACTATGGAAGATATGGGTCGTAAATATTGGAAAAAACGTTCATACATTTTCCAAGGTTTTGTAACTGCAAGTGATATGCAAGAAGACAGTCTTCCAGAAAATCCAATCAGACGATTTGTTATTTCACCACAGATTTATAAAATTATCAGCTCAGCATTAATGGATCCTGAATTTCAGGAGATACCAACTGATTACGAAGCAGGTACTGATTTCACAGTTAAGAAATCTACCAAAGGTCAGTATGCTGATTATTCAACATCTAATTGGGCTCGTAGAGAACGTAGTCTAGATCAAGCAGAACGTGATGCTATTGCAAAACACGGTTTGTTTAATCTAAATGACTTCCTTCCTAAGAAGCCAGATGCAGAATCGCTAAATGCAATTTTTGAAATGTTTGAAGCGAGTGTAGATGGACAACTATATGATCCAGAACGTTTTGGTTCTTATTATCGTCCATATGGTGTAGATGCACCAAGTGGTAGTTCACCTAAGCCAGAAGCTAAGGTAATTGAAACTACTGCTAGTACACCGCAACCAGCACCTCAACCGGCGCCAGTAGCACCCGTTGCTCCAACGCCAACGCCAGCACCAGCGGCACCAGTAGTTAACAAGGAACCAGAAATGGCAACTGCTACTGCGGCACCAGCAGGTGATGCACCGAGTGCTCAAGACATTTTAGCGGCTATTAGAAATAGAAAGCAGTAATTAAATCTAGAGTGTAGCTTCGGCTACACTCTTTTAACAAGGAGAAAAAACATATGGCAAAACCATTTGACGTAAGTAAATTCCGTAAGAGTATTACAAAGTCAGTTCCAGGTCTTTCAGTAGGCTTTAATGATCCTGACACTTGGATATCTACAGGAAATTATACATTAAATAAACTTATCAGTGATGACTTTCATAAAGGTATTCCACTTGGTAAGGTAACAGTACTTGCAGGAGAATCAGGTGCTGGTAAATCATTTATTGCGGCAGGAAATGTTGTAAAAAATGCACAAGACCAAGGCATATTTGTTATTCTAATTGATAGTGAGAATGCACTAGATGAGAAATGGCTACACGCCTTGGACGTAAATACAGATCCAGATAAACTACTAAAACTAAACATGAGTATGATTGATGATGTTGCTAAAACAGTTAGTGACTTTATGAGAGATTACAAAGCAGAATATGCTGAAAAAGAAAAAGAAGAAAGACCTAAGGTGTTGTTTGTTGTAGATAGTTTGGGTATGTTGTTAACACCAACAGATGTTGATCAGTTTCAAAAAGGTGATATGAAAGGTGACATGGGTCGTAAGCCTAAAGCACTAACATCACTTGTTAGAAATACTGTTAATATGTTTGGTGAATATAATGTTGGTATGTTGTGTACTAACCATACATATGCATCGCAAGATATGTTTGATCCAGATGATAAAATATCAGGTGGACAAGGCTTTATCTATGCAAGTAGTATTGTTATTGCAATGCGTAAACTCAAATTAAAAGTTGATGCAGACGGTAATAAGACCAGTGAAGTACATGGTATTAGAGCGGCCTGTAAAGTAATGAAAACAAGATATAGTAAACCATTTGAAAGTGTACAAGTTGAAATTCCTTATGAAACAGGAATGAGTCCACACAGTGGTTTAGTAGACTTCTTTGAAGGTAAAGGTGCCCTCAAAAAAACTGGAAACAGATTAGAATATACTAGTCCTGTTACAGGAGAAGTAGTAACAAAGTTCCGTAAGGCTTGGGCAAGTAATGAAGCAGATCACTTGGATCTAGTTATGTCGGAATGGGATAAGCAACCTCAAGATGTGCAAGATGCACTTCCAGAACAAGAAGCACCTGAAGTAACAGAGGAGTAAAGATGAATATAACAGATGGAGACTTTGAATTATTGTTTAATCTGTATGATGAAGCTAAAGAATTTATTAGTGAAAAGGATAAACCTGAATTTGCTAATAAATTCGTTTATCATCTAGCTGACTATGGTTTTGAAATTAAAACTGCGGCAAAAGAAATAGCTGATCATTGTGATTACCTTGCAGATGCAATGGACGAATATATAGAAAACAACGATGATGATGAAGATCCGTATGATGACTATAGTGAAGGCTATAGTGATGATGACGATGAGCAATATTAATTATGAGTGTATGGTATCGTAAAGTAACTGCAAATTTAAGCGAGATAGTTGAAACTATTTCTCATTTTGAGAAAGAAATTGATCAAGCTCGTTTTGAATGTGGAATGAAAGGTAATCTCGAAAAGCATAGTAGAGAGATGCCTGGTGTTGTGGAGCATAGATTTAATCAGTTACAGGAAGTAGAAGCAATACTAGAGTTTCTCAATACTGAAATGAGAAAACTACGTGCTAAAACGTTCAGAAAATACTTGGAAAATTATAATAAAGCATTAAGCAGTAGAGATGCAGAAAAGTATGTGGATGGAGAACAAGAAGTGGTTGATTTGCAGTACCTAATCAATGATTTTAGTTTAGTACGTAATCGATACATAGGAATTATTAAGGCTTTAGAAGCTAAAGGATTTCAAATAAACAACATAGTTAAGCTAAGAGCGGCTGGTTTAGAAGATATTTCGTTATAACGCCATATTATTGGTTGACAAAAATTTTTTTAAGCCGTATAATTAACGTATAGATTGTAAAAACCAACAGGGCGGACATCCCAAACACAGGAGCAAACTATGCCAAAAAATTTATTTAATAATATCACTACATTAGATGTGATGTGTGCTTCTGTTGAAGTATACAAGTCACAAGGATTCATTAAAAGTGGACATGGTTATACAGATACTGATCATGCGAGTGGTGAACCAGTAAAAATAGATGATAATAAAACTATGATGTTATCTCTATTAAAAGCAAAAGATGCTGGTAAAACAAATTTCACAACAGAAACTGTAGAAGAAGCTAATAATCTAATTAATAGTATTAATGGTAAATTAATGCTAAAAAAGATGACAAATACTCTTAACAATTTTGAGAGCAATGTTGTTAAAGCATTATCAGAAGCTGACGTGAATAAGTTTTCAATAAGCATTATTGCAAGTTTACCACATAGTGTTAGTATTGACAAAAAACGTGAAGTTATTGCAGATCGTATGTCAGGTCTAAAACACAGTAGCCAATATTTTGGTGAAAAAGGTAAACGTTTTGATATTGATGTAGAAGTACTTGATGTTAAATTTATTCAAACTAGTAATGTCTATATGATTTCTACTTGTTATGCAGAAAAAGATATTGTTAAGTTTTGGTGGAGAGATCAACCAGATATTAGTGATATTATTGCTAACAAAACTATTAAGATTCGTGCTACAGTTAACAAGCATGAACTATCTAAATATACAGGTGCTAAAGAAACTATGGTAAACCGTGTTAAAATTTTAAGTATTGCATAATGGTTGATATACTTATAAAATCTGTTGTAGGTGGATTACTAATTGGTATAGTAAGTACATTAGCACAAAAGAATCCAACAGCCGGTGCATTTATAATGGGAATACCATTGGTAAGTTTTATTACATTGGTAATTATGCATTATAGTGGAGTAGATTTTCAAACTTTAAAAACATTTAGTTATCAAACCGTATACTTTGTATTGGTAAGCCTAGTTTTCTTTCCTTTATTCATTTGGTTTTATCCAGGTGGATTTTGGGTAGCACTTATTTCTAGTGCAACAGGTGTTGGTATAATGATGGCAATCCTAGCAAAAATAATTGCTTGACATATTTCGCATTTTATTATATAGTAATAGTTAATTTAATTTATTAAATTAATTTAATAAAAACAAGGGAGAAATAAAATGGCAAGATCAAATGCAAAAGGTGCTACTTTCTTTTCAGAAGGTACACAAAATCAAAGAATCCTAGCTAATTTCTGGGGTACAGGAAGTACGTTCACAATGAACGATCTAAGAAATGACTTAGATATTGCTTCTCCAGCGGCAAGGTTACTTGAGCTAAAAGAAGCTGGCTTTAACGTAAAAGCTAAAGCAGTTGATTCAGGCGCAGTAGGCAGACCTGAGATGGAATATTCAATTCCAAGAAGAAGAGTAGTAGCATAATTAAGTTACTAACAGAAAAAAGGCCCATTTTTTTTGGGCCTTTTTCTATGAAAAACAAAAAACCCAATAAAATCAAGGGTTTACACTCCAAAAAAAATTAAAAAAAAGTGCATAAAAAGGTTGACTTTTCTACCAAGATATCTTATTATATATGTATAGTTAGAAATAAACATTAAGAAATAGGAGTCGTAAATGGCACAATTAAAAAGACAAAGAAAAAACAAAAAAGGCGAGACAATCGTTGAAGTTCTTCCTACTAAAGTAAAAGACAATCCTAACGAGACTGATGAGCAAATCATAGAACGTATGAGAGAAAGGTTCTCTATACTTGATGATATGACACAAGCTTCAATAGATGGTGTTGTTAGAGGTATGGTAGTAACAGGCCCTCCAGGCGTAGGTAAATCATTTGGTGTTGAACAAGTTCTAGAAAAGAATTCATTGTTTGATGTACTAGGTGGTAATAAAGCAAAATTTGAAACTGTAAAGGGTGCTTCAAGTGCAATAGGTTTGTACAAAGTTCTTTACAATAATGCAGACAAATCAAACGTATTAGTACTTGATGACTGTGATACAGTACTATATGATGAAACTAGTTTGAACTTGTTGAAAGCGGCTTTGGATTCTAGTAAGAAAAGAAAGCTATGTTGGAATACAGATTCAGCTCTATTAAGACGTGAAGGTATACCTGATACATTTGAATTTAATGGTTCAGTTATATTCATCACTAACCTTAAGTTTGATAATGTAAGAGGTAAAATTAAAGATCACCTTGATGCTATAATGTCAAGATGTCATTACTTAGATCTTACTATGGATACAACTAGGGAGAAAGTTCTTAGATGTAAGCAAATAGTTAAAGACGGTATGCTTAACGAGTATATGTTCAGCGAAGCTGAAAAAGATGATGTAATGAATTTCATGATCGATAACAAAGATAAGATGAGAGAAATAAGTTTGAGAATGGTTACCAAACTTGCAGATCTTAAAAAGTCTATGGGTGACAAGTGGAAAAGAACCGCTGAAGTTACTTGTATGAGGCGAACTGTTTCTTAAAACAGTTTTCTAACTATAGAAGAGGGGTGAAATTCCCCTCTTCGCTTTTCAATGTTTTTTCTCAAATTCATTGACAATTCAACATAAGTACTGTAATATATAAATATGAAATGTAAGATAACTCTGAAAGATGAAGTGAATTGCAAAGTAGAAGGCTTAGATATAGACACACGTAGAAAGTGTGAAAAAGAATTAAAGTTTTTTCTTCCTTATGCATATCACGTACCAGCTTTTAAGCTAGGTAGATGGGATGGATGTACGTCTTATTTCACTATAGGTGGAATTACGTATACTAACCTATTAGATAAAGTATTGCCTATTATTATGGGACAGGGTTATGAAATAGATCTAAATGACTTACGTTTTAAATATGACTTTCAATTTGATCCTGTAGATGAAAACACATTTGAAAACAAAGTGTGGCCAGAAGGTCATGTTGTTGCAGGCGAGCCTGTAATTTTAAGAGACTATCAAGTAGAAATTATTAACAAGTATCTAGCAACACCACATTGTCTACAGGAGATAGCTACAGGTGCCGGTAAGACGTTAATAACCGCGGCATTAAGCAACAAAGTAGAAAAGTATGGAAGGAGCATTGTTATTGTACCTAATAAAGATTTAGTTACACAAACATATGCTGATTATGCAAATTTAGGATTAGATGTTGGCGTTTATTATGGCGACAAAAAAGAATTAGGACACACCCATACTATTTGTACTTGGCAGAGTTTAAACAGTATAAGAAAAAGATTTAAAGAAGGAGAATCAGATTTAAGTTTAGTAGATTTTGCAGAAGATGTAGTATGTGTAATAGTTGACGAAGTACATCAAGCAAAAGCAGAAGTATTAAAAGAATTACTAACAAAAGATTTTTCAAACATTCCACTAAGATGGGGTTTAACAGGCACTATACCAAAAGCTGATCATGAGAAGGTTAGTTTACAGGCTTGTTTAGGAGAAGTTACACACAAACTGGCGGCAAGTGAACTACAAGAAAAAGAAGTTCTAAGTCAATGTCATGTTAATGTAGTGCAATTAAAAGAAGTATCAGAATACAACAATTATCAAAGCGAACTAACTTACCTAACTACTAATGCTTCACGTATGAAGTATATAAGTGGTTTAATTAAAAAAGTATCTGCTTCTGGTAATACTCTTGTATTAGTAGATAGAATCAAAGCAGGTCAGCTAATATGCGATAATATAGCTGAAGCTAACTTTGTTAGTGGTGAGATGAAAACTACTACACGTAAAGATCATTATGACGACATTAATGAGGGAACTAATCAAATTGTTGTAGCAACATATGGTGTTGCGGCAGTAGGTATTAATATTCCACGTATATTTAATCTTGTTTTAATAGAACCAGGAAAGAGCTTTGTTAGAGTAATACAAAGTATTGGACGTGGTATTAGAAAAGCAGAAGACAAAGATAATGTGCAGATATGGGATATTACAAGTTCAGCTAAATTTAGTAAAAGACATCTTACAGAACGTAAGAAATTTTACAAAGAAGCAAATTATCCATTTACTATTGAAAAAGTAAATTGGCTTTAAGGAATAAAAATGAAAATATTAACAGTAGACAACAATACGTATGAACTTGACGACATACCAGATACAATAGAAGATTTAAGATACAGTATTTTAGATTATAGTAATCCTAGTCATATAGATTATTATTTTATACCACTTGTATTCTTAGAAAGTTTTTATGCACCAGCGGCAGTACTTAAAATTGGTGAATACCAAATTACTATGCCATTAGACTGGAGTGTAGTAATATGCGATCCAAGTGTTGGAGATCCAGAAGTAGTAAGTTTAATGAGCTTAAACGATAGAGGATTTAGTGTATTTGCATTTAATCCTATTACAGGATATACACCCAAGTTTATGGATATTCAAATTACCAATATTTATACTGACGTAAAATGGTATGCACCTAAATTAAAATTTGGACATTTACTAAATGTTCCATTAAGTGATAAACCAAATGCACCATGTGTATTATTTGTTAAAGAAGCAAATAAACTACCGGAGGTACTTGACATAAGTGAACTTTGGTAGTATTATGAAGAAACAACAAGAAGATCCATTTAAACCAAAAGATACTTGTAGCATATGTGATAGTAAGTACAATGAAGATGCAGGTGGAATACAAGGACACTTTGGTATATTACCAGTTACATTTTGTGAATGGTGTTACAGTAGCATATACGATATGATAGCACAAGACATAAAGGCAAATGATGAGTAAGCTAGATATTAAGAGTGAAATGAGAGCAATTGATACCAAAGATAGAAAATGGTACAATAGTCTTACAGATGAAGAAAAAGGTAAATTAAGTCTTTGGCCGTTAATGAGATATACAAGTAGTGCAGGTGATAAAAACTTTACAGAGCATTACTTAGAATGGACTAATGAAGTAGTCAATGTTCATTTTAATAAATTACGACAACATCCTGAATTACAGTTTAAACTATTACAATTAGTAGGACTTGGCAAACCTACATTTCATCCTTGGATAGCACCGGGTAAACGAGGTAAGAAAAATAAGATACAAGAGTGGGTAGTTAAAAACTACAGTCAATTAAATGATGACGAAGTTGATATTTTTATAAGCAATAAAACTAAAGAAGACTTTATTGAGTTATTTGAGGAATACGGAATGACTAAAAAAGAAATAAAAGAGTTATTAAAATGAAATACAATATAATGGATATTGGTGGAGAAGTTATTAAAGATAACGAAACTTACATATTAAAAGATAACAAGTTATTAAACAACCTAGTATTAAGCAGTACAGAATTACACCCATATAAGTCAACACGTGGGCATAACCATAGTGGACAAGAAGAAGTATATTACTTTGTTAAAGGAGCTGGTACTATGTGGCTAGATGATAAAGAGATGTTTGTACAAGCTGGTGATGTTGTGTTAATTGAAGATGGAGTGCATCATAGAGTCAAATGTGGACCACAAGGTTTATATTTTGTTTGTGTATTTGATGGCAAAAGGAATCATTAATGTTTAAGTGTAACTATTGTGGAAAATCATTTGCAAAAGAAAGCACACTATCAGTACATATGTGTGAACAAAAACGTAGGTTCATGCAAAAAGATGAAAAGCACGTACAATTAGGATTTAGGTCTTATCAATTATTTTATAGAATAGGTACTAATTCTAAAAATGAAAAGACATATGATGAATTTGCAACAAGTCCATATTATACTGCATTTGTAAAATTTGGTTATTATTGTAGAGATATTGGAATAGATGATGTTCCAGCATTTACAGAATGGCTAGTTAGGAATTCAGTAAGGCTAGATCATTGGAATAGAGATTCACAATTTAAGAAGTGGATGAAAGAACGTTTAAAAACAGAAAGTGTAGATAGAGGTGTAGAACGTACTATATTATTTTTACAAGAATGGGCAAAAGAAAACGATACAACCTATAACAAATATTTTACAAAAATATCTACAAATTTAGCCGTATTTCATATTTGTAGTGGAAAGATATCTCCTTGGGTATTGTTTCATAGTAGCGAAGCACAAGTTATGATTGATAATTTTAGTACAGAACAATTAAAAATGGTTAATGAATTTTTAGAAATAGACTATTGGCAAAGAGCCATGAGTGTAAACCCACAAGATAGTAGATGGGTTACGGAGATATTGCAAAAAGCAGAATTATGATAATACCAATACTTTGTATATTGTGTTGTTTTATAATTCCTGTATACTTGTTATACAAAATGAATAAAGAGGATCCAAATGATAGTTAATACAGATATTGATATTGATGTAGCAGATAGAAACAGACTTTTAAAATTAATTAAAGGTACTACTGCTATGATATTAAAAGAAAACAAACAAACAAAACATAATACAGGCGTATACTTTCATGATATGCCTAGTAATCCATTTACAGGACTATCTAGTGTAGACTACAAAGAAGCAGAAGATATGGGTTACTTTAAAATTGATGTACTTAATGTTGGCTTGTATAAAGATATAAAATCAAAAGAACATCTTAATCAACTGTTAGCAATGGAGCCAATGTGGGAGTTGTTAGAGCATAAAGAGGTAGTAGAAAAATGCTTTCATATACATAAACATTTTGATATAGTTAACACTTTAAAACCTAAAAGTGTTGAACAATTAGCGGCAGTACTAGCAGTAATAAGACCTGCTAAACGTCATTTGTTAAAACAAAATTGGAATAATATAAATGAAAATGTTTGGAAAAAGCCATCAGGCGATGAATACTTTTTTAAAAAAGCTCATGCTCATGCATATGCATTAGCTATTGTCTTACAATTAAATATGATGGCTACGGGCCTTTCTTTACAAGATTAATACTTCTACGTTTTATACGTTTAGTAATACTATTACTTAATCTAACTTCGGGCCCAGCAATTACTTCCATTTGTTTAACATTAAAACTTTGTACACAATGGGCAAAGTTCCATCTATTAAGTAATGCAATGTTTATTGGAAGTTTTCTATTAGTTTCCCACCACCATTCTTCACCTAATTCTAAAAATTTCATTTTTTCATACTCTTCGCTAAGACGATCGTAGATGTACATACTAGCCACGTGACTATCTATATTCTGCATTATACCCAGGTATTCGTTGTTGGCATACTCAATGACGGTTAAGAATGGATATTGCTCTAAGAGTTTCTGATGTTTGGTTTGCATTCTATAGGTATTTAGCCTTTTGAAATCTCCACTTTGGATAAATACTACATAGGAGCAATATATGTCAAATTACGGAACTACATACCAAGTTAATCAAGAAGGCGATCTTTATACATTAGAAGATCACGGAACACCAGCAGGACAAGCAAAATACGCAGGTGCAAAAGGTACCGCAGTTAATAGTCCTATGAATTATAGATTCTTAAAACTGTTTCGTGGATTTGATAATGAGTTTTTCTTTTTTATTAAAAATCAAGATAGAAAACCAGTAATGTTACAAGGTACAACAGTATATTGTTCTTTTATTGATAGAGACGATAGGTCAACTACAATAAGTAAGAAAGCAATTATCACAGATTATATACAAGGTGGTATTAAAGTAATAATAACAGTAGGTGAAAGTGGAAGATTTTCACAAGGACATTATGATTTAGTGTTTAGTTATACTACGGATACAGGACTAACAGTTCCATTATTTTGTGATTTAAATATGAGACCTAACTTTACTGTAGATGTAAGTGAAGAAGGTGACGCATTACCACTTACTACACAAGCAGATGAGAACTTTCAACAACAAACAGTAAACAATCAAACATTCTATTACAGTAGTTCATTAAAAGCAACAGGTTATTATGATAAACCAAATGGATTAGTAACAATAGGAGTATATGGTACAGGTTATACTGGTAATTTTTATATGCAAGGTACTTTAAGTGATAACCCTACAGAACCAGATTGGTTTGATATCACACTTGGTACAAATACTCAAACATATTTTCCATATTTAAACCATACAGGTATAGATCCTTGGACTTTTCGAACAAACGTTAAATATCTAAGAGCAAAATTTACTCAATCAGCAGGAACACTTGACAAAGTCGTAATTAGAGTGTAATATACACTTATGACTTTAATGAATGACTACGTTCGAACTCTGATACCTACTAACTGGCGAAGTAACCCCAATGGGTGGGTTTCTGGTAATTGTCCTATGTGTGTAAGAAACGGTGAAAGCAGGCCAGATACAAAAGGCAGAGGTGGTTTTTATTTTGAAGAAGATCATTTTCAATATAATTGTTTTAATTGCAATTATAAAACAGGGTATACACAACATAATAGAATAACAAACAAATTAAAAAAATTATTAACTATATTAGGTGCAGATGAAAACGATATACATCGTATTCAACTAGAGTTATTACGTGAGCAAGATGTTGCTACGTTATTAATTAAAAAAGAAAAACCAAAGCAATTAAATATTGGTTGGGATAAAAAAGATTTACCAGAGGGTGCAAAGCCGTTTATGGAATTTAAAGATCCTGATCAAAATTGGATTGATGCAGTATCATATTTAACTAGTAGAGGATTTGATGTAACTGACTCTAGACTTATGTATAGCCCTAGTAAACAATTTGGTAGAATGAACAGAAGATTTATTATACCATTTACGTATAAGAATGATATAGTAGGCTATACTGCTAGATGGATAGGAACTCCACCTAAGGAAGTAGCAAAATATTATAATCAACAACCTAAAGCAGATTTTGTATATGGGCTTGATAGGCAAACAAGAAATAGAGAAATGGTTATAGTTACAGAAGGTCAACTTGATGCTATAGTAACAGATGGTTGTGCTACAGGTAGAAATAATATAAACGAAGAACAGGCTGAGATATTAAAAAGCCTTGATAAAGAAATTATAGTATTACCAGATTTAGATGAACCTGGTAAAATGATGTGTAAGTCTGCTATAAAACATGGTTTCAGTGTATCCTTTCCAGAATGGAAAGATTGTAAAGATGCAAGTGATGCCTTGACAAAATACGGAAGATTGTATACAATAAGAAGTATTATAAATAGTAGGCACAAAAATCCAACAAAAATTGAACTATTAATGAGGAAGGTTTGCAAATGAACGAAGGTAAAGAATATTCAGTAGATCTACAAAGATTGTTTGTAGAATTCTTGTCACAAGATCAAGATTTATTTGTTAGAGTAAATGCAATATTAAATCCTGAATTCTTTGACAGAGAGCTACGTAAAACCGTCGAATTTGTACAAAGTCATGCAACAGAATATCAAGCATTGCCTACACTAGATCAAATTAAAGCAATCTCAAATTTAGAACTACAGCCATTAAAAGATGTTGATGATAGACATAAGAAATGGTTTATAGATGAGTTTGAAATATTTTGTAGACATAAAGCATTAGAAAGTGCAATTTTAAAAAGTGCTGATCTTTTAGAAAAGGGCGAATATGGTCCTGTAGAAAGAATGGTAAAAGAAGCAGTACAATTAGGTTTAGCAAAACATATGGGTACAGATTATTGGAAAAGTCCAGCTGAACGTATTGAACGTATAAGAAATCAAAGAGGTGGTATTAGCACAGGTTGGGCTGAAGTAGATAAAAAACTATATGGTGGATTTAACAGAGGAGAATTAAATATATTTGCCGCACCGTCAGGTGGTGGTAAAAGTTTGTTCTTACAGAATTTGGCATTGAACTGGGCACTAGCAGGGCAAAATGTAATTTATATTAGTTTAGAATTAAGTGAAGAACTATGTAGTATGCGATTAGATAGTATGCTAACAGGAATGAATACCAGAGAAGTATTTAAAAATGCAGATGATGTAGATTTAAAAGTTCGTATGCAAGGTAAAGATGCGGGTAAATTGCAAATTGTACAATTACCTAATGGTATTACAGTTAACACTATTACAAGTTTTATTAAAGAGTATGAAGTAAAAAACAATATAAAAATTGATGGAGTATGTGTTGATTACTTAGACTTAATGATGCCAGCACAGAGCAAAGTAAGTCCAAGTGATCTGTTTATTAAAGACAAGTTTGTATCAGAAGAATTGCGTAATTTTGCAGTAGAAAATGATATATTACTAGCGACAGCATCTCAGTTAAACAGAAGTGCAGTAGAAGAAGTAGAATTTGATCACTCTCATATTGCTGGTGGTTTAAGTAAAATTCAGACAGCAGATAACGTTATTGGTATTTTTAGTAGCCAAGCAATGCGTGAAAGAGGCAGATATCAAATACAGTTTATGAAGACTAGAAGTAGTAGTGGAGTGGGGCAAAAAGTAGACCTAGCATTTGACGTATCTGGGCTTCGTATTAGCGATTTAGCAGAAGAAGAGCAAGGATCTGTAGCTAATCAACCTAGTGCTATGTTTGAAAAAATTAAAGCACAGAACAAAGTAACCCATCAAGAGAAGAGTATAGCTGAAAATAGTGTAGTAGAGAACACATTATCTGGACACGACAAACTTCGAAGTATGCTGAAAAGAAGTAATAATTAGATAAATACAGTTATAAGTAAATTATTACTGGAGAGATACAATGAAAAAACGCACTCGTAGCTTGTTAGAGGAAATAAACTCTTTAGCACCTAAGAAAGATAAAAACGCAATCCTTGAGAGTAGAGGTACCAATGCTATCAGTAGTATTATCAATATTCTTGAAATGATTGATGCAAATTTTGATTCTGAAACAGCTCAAGATTTAAACAAAAGGATTATGTTAAGTATTAAAAATAGAGATCCCGAACGTTTTAATCGAGGTATCAAAAAAATCAGGACATCAAGATGAAAATAAAAGAAATACTATTTGTTGGGTCTAAGAAACGTAAATCCAGAGATAACAGAAAACACAGAATTATTCAAAAAGATTTGTACAAAGCAAATCTTAAAGAAAACGCAAGAATACAACATCTTGAAGATTTAATTCTTCGTGATGGGGTAGCAGGCGGTAAAAAAGCAATCAGTACACTACATCAAGTTGAACAAAATCCTGGTTCAGTTACTATTAAATGGGACGGAAGACCAGCAATAGTATTTGGGCGTAATGAAAAAGGTGAATTTGTTTTAACTGATAAATCAGGATTTGGTGCAGTAAAATATAATGGTAGAGTAACTAGTTCTAAAGGACTAGAAGATATGATAGTTAACAGAAACCCAGATAATGCAGACTTTGCAAAAACAATGGGTGGTATATGGGATAAAGTAGAAAGCACAGTTCCAGAAGGATTCAGAGGTTACGTTATAGGTGACCTATTATGGATGAACAAGCCTACTGAAGAAAATAATAAAATTACTCTTATGCCAAATACTACAAAGTATGAAGTTGTTGCTAATAGTGATATTGGCAAAAAGATACTCGCAAGTGAAGTAGGAGTTGTAATACATAAAGCTATAGGATTAGATGGTACTACTAGCAATGTTGATATGGGACAGTTCCAACAAGGAGCAACAATGATTATGCCACCAGTTACAATGCAAAAATCACCTGGAGTAGATCTACCTCAAGTAGATGAATTAGAAAATTATTTAAATAAGAATGCAAAAGCAATAGATGATTTATTCAATGTACCAGCAGAACTTAAAATGAAAAATTTTGGTGAGATACTTTATCAATATATAAATGCTAGTGTAAAAAATAAATCACTAGATAATCTAGGAGCAAATTTTGTACAATGGGTACAAAGTAGTAATTTATCTGAACCTAAAAAAGAGAGATTATTAGATTATGTAAATACTAAAGCAAAAGGCTTTAATGCTACATTTAGTTTTATTAAGGGAATTAAGACTGTAAAAAATAAAGTAATTGAATTATTAGATAATCAAAAAGCTGATATACAAGCAGTAAAAGATGGCGAAGGTTATGTAGTAGATAAAGATGTTAAGTTGGTTAATAGATCAACATTCTCACAAGCAAATTTTGCAAGGAATAATCCATGAGCAAAGAAAAATATACATTAGAACAATATTCGGCAATGCAAGGCGGACACGAAATGCCCAAAGATAGCGAAGAGCCGTATTTAGAATTTATTAATTCATTAGGCGAAGCTAGAATGTTTCGAACTCGTGATATGATTAAAGCTCAAGGTGCTAGATCATTAACAGATCATGTTTTTGTAAGTATGATGAGTTTATACGCAATGGCAAATGATTACAAATATGCACCAGTAGCAAAAGAATATGCACGTAGAACAAGTATGTTTTCAAATTGGAATAAACCTAGTCCTAGTGGAACAGATTTATATCAAACAATACACTCTACATTAAAACCCACAGGATTAGCTGATTCAGAAGCAGATAAGTTATTACTTGCTAAAGTTAATGTAGAACAAAAAAGAATTAGAAACTTTTTAAAACAAATTGAATCAGGAAAGATAAACACAGGACAAGCACAGGCTTTCTTTTATAGATTAGAAAAAAATTTAGCAATACAAGATCCAAAACTAAAAGCGGCTAGAAGACTAGTAGGTGAGTGGGATACTTTAAATACTACTCAAAGACAATTAGCGGCTACACAATTAACAAAATATTTTAGATTAAATGCTAGAAGAAGTGATTTAAATCCAATATTTACAAAGTATGCAAACGAAGCAGGATTAGAGATAGACAATAAGAAAAAAGGTAGTATAGGTAAACGTATTGCACGTGGAGCGGCGGCATTTGCGGCTGGATATACTGCTGGTAAAATGACAGGTATGTAATATGGCAGTTTCAAGGCCAGTTGAAGTATTAACAGGCTCAACTGATTTTTATACGGTTTACACCTTGATTGATATAACAGATTCTGGTGTAGTAAGTCCAAAAACAAGTGCAAGTGGGTATTTCCAAGCACAGAACTTGAATACATTTATCCAAAGTATTAGTCTAAGATCTCAACCAGTTTTAAGTAGTGTACAAATTTTAGATTCGCAAGATATAAGCAAATATGAATTTGGCACAAATTTTACAGGCACTCATACCGTATGGGTGTTAAAATTTGCTAGTGAGACAGCAGATGCATGGAAAAAAGATAATAATGACGTTTATATGTTAAAAGAAGACTTTGATAAAATGCCAATACACGAAGATTTAAACGAAACAATAAGCATTGATCCAGAGATAATTGACACAAATACAGTGAATAAGAAAAATACTTACTTTAAATATAGTGAAAACATATAAATAGTAGTAGAGTACGAATGATTGTACTCATACAAATCAGCTCTTAATAAGACGCTGTCAAAGAATGTGAGAACATAATATGGCAATGAATCAGTCAAGGCTTGAGCGTGAAAATCTAGAGGCACACGTTGATCTGTGTGCGGAAAGGTATCGCGTGTTGGAAGAAAAATTAAATAGATTAGAAACTAAAGTGGATGGCTTAACTACGGCTATGAGTAAAGTAGCAGAAAAGCAAACATCAGCAAGTATGTCTAGTAACAAGCTAATCATTGGAGCCGCGGCAACGGTTATTGCAGGATTGCTCTCAACAATAGTATTGTTGTTACTAAATTTAAATACAGTAACTCCGTTATTGGGTGCAGGTTAATGTTATTAAATGAGTCGTACAATACAGTAATTTCTGAAGCAAAATTAATTTTTGCTAGAAGAGGTAAAGCTGTAACTAGGAAGTTTCGTTGCACAGTTGGTATTCGTAAGAATAGAATTGTAGCAAATCCTAGTCAATGTGCGGCACCTATGGATCTCAAAAAGAGATTCGTAATGAGAAAAACAAGAGCACAAAAAGGTGCTCGTATGCAAAAGGCGGCAGTACGTTCTAAAAGGTTAAATCCTGCAAGTCGTATTGTTGCTAGATTAAACAAAGCTAGAGGTTAAGATGGAAATAGTAAATAATAGTACAGTAGATAGTGTAATAGATTATGCTAACGTTAAGTTCGGATTAGAACTTAAAAAAGATGACATCATGGAACAATTAAAAGGGTTATCTTTTGGCGATACACTTAACTTATTAGATTCAATTAAAAATGAAGACAATGATAAATTTTCATCAATTATAGATTTAAGTAGAGTCAATGAAGCTGGGTATGGAACAATACAAACAGCCAAGCCAAGTAATGCTACAATTAGAGCATCAAACAACGGCAATGATCAAAGAGACTTTACTAATGCACAACAAGATGCAAAAAGAGATTCAAGTAACCCACAAAGATATGTAGCGGGTTCAAATAAACAACCAACTGGTCAAGGAGCAGTAAGAGCAGGTAGTGCAGATCCAGATGATATTGAAAGAGCTGAAAACAAATATAAATCAGATGCAAACCAGCAACAATCAAATATAAATGCACAAGAAATTGAAAGACTTAAACAATTGGCAATGGGAGGTCGTTAATGAAAACGATTGAACAACCCGGAGGCATTCCAGTATTCATCTCAGTTCACGAAAGTGAATGTTATGAGAATTTGTTAGAACGTAAATGCAAAGACGATCTAAACGAACGAGATTTAATTTTAATTCAAAACTTGGTTAACAAAAATGTTGTTAAAAAAATAGTTGAGAATAATAAAGTATTCTATGAAAGAATGAAAGGGAGCCTATAATGCCAACACACGAAGAAACAAAAGGAATGAAAGAACTTATTCAAAAGTTAAATGAGAGTTCAAAAGTTCCTACAGAAACTGAACAAAAAAGCAATCCAGAATTAAAAGCAAATTTGTTGAATAGTGTTAGCAAAAATGCTAAAGGTATGTATGACATACTGCAAAAACTAGACGAAGCTACAACACAAGTGGCTAAAGAAGCAGTAGAAGAAACATATGAAGATCCTACAATGGCTGTAGCAACAAAGCAAGGAAATAGTGTAAAGATTGCAGAATATGAGATCACTATGGACAAAGAACAAGTTGTTCCAGGTATTAAAAAGATGTTTTATACTATCAAGGAAGATGGTAAAGTATTGCACGAACAAATTGCATTATTTGAAACGGCAATGGGAATAGTAAAAGGTATGATGCATGGCAAGACAAGTAATATTAAACAATTACTTGATTTAGATGTACGTTATGGTAGTCAACTAGCTGAAGCGGCGTTTTACAAGCAAAAATCCAAAGTAAGTGAAGGATTTAAGCTAGATTTAGCAATGGCCAAGCAAGGTCAAGCGGTTCAGAAGATGAACGAAGCCAAAAAACAGATCAAATCCTGCCTATAAGCATAAATACAATATATTAAGAAAAACCTGAAGGGGTCAAATTATGGATTTAAAAAATTTAGAAGTAAACAAAATAACGAAATTAGATTCAGTTCTAAAAGAAGTATTTGGTGTTAACTTTAACTTTGGTGCAGACGGTGCCAAACTACAAAAAGTTAAGACATTTACAGAATCTAAAATCAAGTCATTACGTGATAATGGTATCGCAGTAAATGACAAACAATATCAGAAGTTATTGTTAGTATTAGAAGGTATAAAAGAAGCTATGTCAAATAAACCAGTAATGGAAAGCGAATTGGACCAAGCTGAAGTACTTCTAGCCGCAAAACAAATGGCTGACGACTTACAAAAAATGGCTGAAAATTTAGCAAGTATGCAAGTAGAAGAACTAATGAGTATTACTAACGCAATGAAAGAAGAAGTTGGTACTGCTGAAGCTGAAGCATTCTCACAGAGTGCTGAAATGGCAATTGGTACAGCTCTTGATGCAGTTAAAAAAGCCAATGATGATGTAAGTAACGCAGTATTAGTAGCACAAGGTCAAGCACCAGCAACAGATATGAGTATGGAGCCTGCACCTGAAGCACCTATGGATATGGATGCAATTGATGCACCTGCTGAAGAACCAGCTGGTGATGATTTTGAAGGTGCTGATGCCGCTAGTGCAGAGTCAGATGCTGAAGGTAGAGAGATGAAAGAAGAATCAGTTGATCCTTACCTAAAAGCAATCAAGATGGTTAAAGAAGCACAATCAGAAGGTAAAATTAGCAAAGACGTTCTTAAAAAAGCATTTGCGGAACTAAAGAGGTAATTAACGTGAGGTACTCTCAACTCTTCGAATTAAATTCTGAAGTAGATTCAAAAGTTATTGATCTACTCTCAATTCTAAGTAGTGAAGGTGTAGATAGTATTCCTCTAGAATCTTTAGTTAAAGAACTTAAAGCTATGGGTGTTGATGCTGATAACGAATCATTATTTGATGAGATATCAAATTTACCTATAGTTAATAATATAAAAGATGGAATGGTTTATTTTAATACTTCAAGTCTTGATGCTAGTAATTTAAACAAGGTTGACCCCGAAAAAGCAGATAAGACCGTAACTAATATGGCTAAGAAGCAAGTTAAAAAAGAGTTAAACAAATGAGTGTAGGACTAAACGCGGCACAAGCTAGATCAAAAGCATCACAAGATATGATTGTGTTTACTGAAACACAAGAAATAATGAAAGAAATTATTTCACAGAGTGCATTAGGTAATTTTGAAGCATATGTAGATGATACTACAACAATGACAGAAGCTACGCCAAGTGTTCAAAAAATAGGAACTGCACTAAATCCAACAATAACAGTAGGTGACACTTTAATTTTTGATAATAATACAATAACATTAGGCACTACAGGAACATCATTAAACGCAATAGTAGCAGATATCAACGATGCAGGAGTTGCAGGTTTAACGGCTTCAAAGGATAGTAATTACTTGATACTTACTATAACTGAGCCACAAGGTTCAACTTGGTCATATGAGATAGGTGCAGGAACTGCAAATACAGCTCTAGGATTTGTAGCAGGTGTATACAGTATATCTAATCCTACAAGTGTTGATTATTTTAATATTTGGCAAGGTACTGCCACTGATCGTGGACTAACAAATCAAATGGAACAAGTAATTAAATATTTTCAAAACCTAGGATACAAAATAGAAAGACTAACTAATACTAATACCAGTAAAACTTTTAAATGGTATGTATATTGGTAATCAACAAAATCTCAAATAACTCATTGACATTTCTATAGAAGGCACATATACTATGAGTATGTTAAAAATAAAATCCCCTTATGATTATAAAGAATTTAAAAGAACCTCAGTAGACGGGAAACGTCTATATGAGAATCCTTGGGGCGATCCTGTTCCAAGTGTAACCACTATTTTAAGTGCAACCCAATCAGCAGATAAAAAAGCAGGATTGGCTAGATGGAAAAAACGTGTAGGAGATGCTGAAGCACAACGTATTGTAACTGAAGCATCTAATGTTGGATCTGTAATGCATAATATATTAGAAAAATGGTTTAAAAATGAAGAATACAATCCAGGAAACAATATGGTCCATAAACAAGCAAAAGGTATGGCACAAGTTGTAATAGACAATGTGGAACCTGATATTAGCGAAGTGTGGGGATCAGAGGTTAATTTAGTAGCAAAAGATTTATATGCAGGTACAACAGATTTAGTTGGAGTATATAAAGGTAAACAAACTATCATGGACTTTAAACAGACCAATAAACCTAAAAAACGTGAATGGATTGATGATTATTTCCTACAAGGAGCGGCCTATGCAAACGCCCACAATGAAATGTATGGAACAAACATATCAAACATAGCTGTTTTTATGTGCAGTAGAGCAGGTGAGTTTCAATTATTTGAAGCAGATAGTACAGAATTTAAACAATGGGAACTTAAATGGGCCGAACGTTTAGAACAATTTTATAATCTATAAAGATAAATACATTATATTAAGGAATAAACAATGACAACAACGACAGCTAGAATGACAGTTAGAAAAGGTAATTTGGCAGATTTGCCAAAATTACTACCAGGTGAATTTGGACTTGCACAAGACATTCAAAGATTATTCATAGGACAAGCTTCAGTAAATGGAACTTGCCAAGTAAGTAATAGTGATGCAACGACAGCTAAAGTAGAATTTACTTCAGCAAACGGCGATCCTATTGATTTAGATTTAATCGCTAATTTAGATCAGTATACTTATGGAATCACAGTTAACCCAGCAAGTGATAATATTTCTATAACAGGTAATAACATAACATTCAAGGATGCAGTTGCATCATTCTCGCATGGCTTATCTTCAACTCCTACATCTAGTACAGTTTTTGAACTTTACTATAATAAAGAAGTTGGCTACCATGCAGAAGCATTCCCAAATCCAGTACAGTCTCAAAGTCTAAACAAACTGACAGCAGATTCTGCAGGACCTAAAGAATCAGGAATTGAATTTATTTGTGCAAATAAAGATAAGATTACTATTGATTATAGTTTAACAACAACGTCAGCTTCAAGACACGGACAGTTATCAATCCTAATTGATGACAATGCTGGCGTTCCTACAACAAGCTCAATCAAAGACGTATATGACATCAGCAATGGCGCAATGCCTTTAGTCTTTAGTCTTTCACATAATAGTACAGACAAATTTAGTTTAATGTTTGATACTACAGATCTTGATACCGTACACACATTAAAATACGTACAAAAATCATTTTAAATAAATGGACGAAGTATGGCAATTGCCTCCTAGACAAAGAATTCAAAGGTGGCGTGAATTAAGGAAACGGATTTGTGGTGTTTCCAATATTTTAGAACAATTACAAGTTGTTTTAGACTTTTGGAATACAACACCAGTAGGTACTAGAAAAGTTGATCCATTTGATGAGTCAACATGGAGTACACCTTGGGAAATGCTACATCAGAATGATTACGACGAAAATGTTGTGTCGTTGGGTATGGCATACACGTTACACTATAGTAATATAGCCTGTAGAATATTGCTTGTACAAACTGTGGAAAAAAATGATATAAAGTTAATAGTTTTAGTTGACAACAAGTACGTTTTAAACTATAATTATAACAATATAGACACCACTGACATTATAGACAAAGAACTAGAAGTTTTAAAAGATATTGATGTTAGTACATTAAGCAAATAGTTATCTATAGCTACAGCCGATGTAAATACAAGACTATTTGAGATTTAGGACAATGATGACAGCAATAAAAACAATAATCAAAAAAAGAGATGGTACAGAAGAAGAACTTGACCTTGAGAAGATGCATAAGGTTGTATTTTACGCCTGCGAAAATATTACAGGTGTAAGTGCTAGTGAAGTAGAAATTAAAAGTCACTTACAATTTTATAATGGAATTGAGAGTGCAGATATTCAAGAAACATTAATTAAAGCGGCGGCTGATCTTATATCAGAAGAAACACCAAATTATCAATGGGTAGCTGGTAGACTTATTAACTACCATTTACGTAAAAAAGTTTATGATAAATTTGAACCACCACATTTACGAGAGATAGCTCGTATGAATGTTGATCGTGGTTTATATGATCCAGAATTTTTTTCTGCTTATGATGAAAATGAAATTAATCAAATGGAAGAGTTTATTAAACATGAACGTGATGAAGATATGACATATGCGGCCATGGAACAATTTCGTGGAAAGTATCTAGTACAAAATAGAGCAACAGGTGAAATATTTGAAACACCACAAGTATGTTATATGATGATTTCAGCAACATTGTTTAGTCAATATCCAAAAGAAGAAAGAATGAAATGGGTTAAAGATTACTATGACGCAATTAGTAATTTTGATATTAGTTTGCCTACGCCAGTAATGGCAGGTGTACGTACACCACAAAGACAATTCTCTTCTTGCGTTCTAGTAGAAACTGATGACGATTTAGATAGTATTAATGCTACATCATCTGCTATTGTAAAATATGTTTCACAGAAAGCAGGTATTGGTATTGGCGGTGGTTCTATTCGTGCCATTGGTTCAAAAATTAGAAACGGTGATGCAACACATACAGGTGTTATTCCTTTTTATAAATTATTTCAAAGTTCAGTCAAGTCATGTAGTCAAGGTGGTGTTCGTGGTGGAGCGGCTACGTTATACTATCCTATTTGGCACTTAGAAGTTGAAGACTTGCTTGTACTTAAAAATAATAAAGGTACAGAAGATAATCGTGTAAGACATATGGATTATGGCGTACAGTTTAATAAATTAATGTATGAACGTTTACTTACAAATGGTAATATTACACTTTTCTCACCTGCAGATGTTCCAGGCTTATATGATGCATTTTTTGCTGATCAAGATAAGTTTAAAGAAATATATGAGAAAGCTGAAAAGAAAACTGGAATTAGAAAAAAAGTTCTTAAAGCATCTGAGTTATTTGGAATGTTTATGGAAGAACGTAAAAATACAGGAAGAGTTTATTTGATGAATGTAGATCATGCTAATTCGCATGGTTCGTTCAAGCCTGAACTAGCACCTATTAAACAAAGTAACTTATGTTGTGAAATTAATTTACCTACTAAACCTTTGTATAGTGTTAGAGACAAAGAAGGTGAAATTAGTTTATGTACGTTAAGTGCAATCAATTGGGGAAATATTAGTGAACCTAGTAAGTTTAAAAAAGTTTGTAAATTAGCAGTACGTGGATTAGATGCATTATTAGACTATCAACAATATCCAGTATTAGCGGCAGAATTAAGCACAATGAAACGTAGACCATTAGGTATAGGTATTATTAACTTTGCATATTGGTTAGCAAAAAATGATTTAACATATCAGAATATTGGCAAACGTGGATTAGCTAAAGTAGACGAATGGGCAGAAGCTTGGAGTTATTACTTAATAGAAGCAAGTGTAGAACTTGCAGAAGAATATGGACCAATAACTGGTACAGGTGAAACAAGATACGGTGATGGTATTACACCTAATATGACATACAAAAAAGAATTAGATGAACTAGTACCACACAAAGAACGTATGCCTTGGGAAGAACTACGTGAAAGATTAAGAAATAGTGGTATTCGTAACAGTACATTAATGGCTCTTATGCCTGCTGAAACGTCAGCACAAATAAGCAATAGTACTAACGGTATTGAGCCACCACGTGCATTTGTAAGTGTAAAGCAATCAAAACATGGTGTTTTGAAACAGGTTGTACCTGGATATGCACGTCTAAAGAATAAATATGATCTACTATGGACTCAAAAAAGTCCAGAAGGTTATTTAAAGATTATGGCCGTTCTCCAGAAGTATATTGATCAGGGCATATCGGTAAATACAAGTTATAACCCGGAGTTTTTTCCAGACGAGAAGATTCCATTAAGTGTTATGCTACAACATCTTGTAATGTTTTACAAGTACGGTGGTAAACAGTTGTATTATTTTAATACATATGATGGTCAAGGTGAGATTGAATTTAAAAGCAAACCACTTAAAGGCCGTGAAGACTTTGAATCAGATGAACAGTACGACGACTATTGTGAAAGTTGCGTAATTTAGTAGAGGGAATAAAATGGGCGTTATTAATATTAAGAATGAAAAATATCATACAGAAGCAAATGCTTTTTTAGATGGTGATTTAGGATTTCAAAGATACGATACTTTAAAATATAAACAGTTTGATAAATTGACTGATAAACAATTAGGTTTCTTTTGGAGACCTGAAGAAGTTGATGTAAGTAAAGATGCAAAAGACTTTAAAGATCTTACAGAGCATGAACAACATATTTTTACAAGTAATCTAAAACGTCAAATTCTTTTAGATAGTGTTCAAGGTAGAGCTCCTAATGAAGCATTTAGTCCTATCGTTAGTTTACCAGAATTAGAAAATTGGATTATTACTTGGACATTCTCAGAAACAATTCACAGTAGAAGCTATACTCATATTATTAGAAATGTATATGCTGATCCTACTAAAGTTTTTGATGAGCTAACTGACAGTAAAGAGATAGTTGATTGTGCAGGTGATATTTCTAAATACTATGATGATTTAATTGAACTAACAAGTTATTATAATTTGTTAGGAACAGGTAAGCATAAAGTAAACGGAAAAGAAGTTAATGTTGATCTGTATGACTTAAAGAAAAAATTATGGTTAACTTTAAATAGTGTTAACATTTTAGAAGGTGTTAGATTCTATGTTTCATTTGCTTGTAGTTGGGCGTTTGCTGAGCTTAAGAAAATGGAAGGTAATGCAAAGATTATTAAGTTTATTGCACGTGATGAGAATGTTCACCTAGCAAGTACGCAATATGCATTAACAAAAGTATTGCCAAAAGAAGATCCAGACTTTGAAAAAATTAGAGTAGAATGCGAAGATGAAGTTACAAAAATGTTTATAGACGCAGTTGATCAAGAAAAAGCATGGGCAGATTATCTGTTTAAAGATGGATCAATGATTGGTCTTAATTCAAAATTATTACAAGATTATATTGAATGGATTTGTTGTAAACGTATGACAGCTTTAGGTATGAAGTGTCCTTATAGTCCTGGCCAAGCTAACCCGTTACCTTGGACACAAAAATGGATAGCAGGAGCAGAGGTTCAAGTTGCACCACAAGAAACAGAAATTAGTAGTTACGTTATTGGTGGTGTTAAAAAAGATGTAGGTGAAGACACCTTTGAAGGAATGAGTTTATAATGATAGAGATATGGGGTAAACCACAATGTGGTTATTGCGATGCCGCAAAAAGATTATGTGAATCAAGAAAATTTGAATTCGTCTATAAACAGTTAGGCGTAGATTTCAATAGGGAGCAAGTTTTTGAAAACTTCCCTGAAGCTAGAACATTTCCACAAATTAAAGTATATGGTAAAGTAGTTGGTGGATATGATCAGTTTCTAAAATACATTGAAGACACTGGTTTTAATGGAACTGGTGAATCAACAGGATAATATATGTTAATAGAAACACAATACCAAGTAGGTGATGTAGTAAGTATTAAACTTTCTTCTGGTGAAGAAATGATTGCAAGATTAGATACAGAAACTGATGAAACAGTTACGTTAGCTAAACCTTACATACTTGTTGCCGCTCAAAACGGCATGGCCTTAGCGCCTTATATGTTTACCGTTAGTCCAGATACTAAGATCAAATTAAAGATAAATAGTATTATATGCATAGTTAAGTCTGCTAAAGACGCAAGTGATATGTATATCAAACAAAGTACAGGATTAACAGTAGCAAATGCAACCAGTTCATAGACACGGAGATAAACGTTCATGTGGTGCCTCAACAGAAGCACAAGGACATAGTAACGTTCATGTAAATAATCAACCTATTAGTGTTGATAGAGATCCAAATAGTCATGGCGGAGGTGCTCTTAACGCACAATGCAAAAATGTATTTGTAGGCAACAAATTAGTTGTTGTCGTTCCAAACGATTCCGATGCAGATAGATTTTGTCCATTACCTGGACATTGCAATCCAAAATCAGATAGTGGTAGTCCTGACGTTTATATAGGACAATAACATGATTAAGAATTTAAAAGACCTAGTTATAGTAGCTCTAACTGTAGGGGTACTTACATTACTAGGTGTTATTATAATTGGTGACTATTATGTTGCCTTGCAAGAAAATAGACCAGTAGACGAATCAGTAATTACTTTAATGAAAATGTCATTAACAGGAATGATTGGAATTATTGCAGGCTACATAGGATCAAAATAAAATGAGTGTAGGTGATTTTAAAGACGGTTTAGAAGATTTTAATGATTATATCAACGGAACCAAAGTTGACATACCAACTGGTCAAGTTGATGTAGATGTTAATGATGGCACAATCACCGCACAAACTCAAGCATACAGTTTAAAAGAAATTATTTGTAGTTTACTAGCAGGTAACGGAATTAAGTTACCTAATTTACAAATATGTTTAAAAGTAAATCTTGGTAGACTAATACCAGAAATTCCAGAAGCACTAGCAGATCTAAGAGGAGCATTAGAAGATGCTGAAAAAGCTCTTGATGATTTTATAGCACACACAAATATTGATAATGCATTAGGTAGATTAAATTCTGCCGTTGCTGAATTTGCGGCCATTGCAAATATGATTAACTTCTGTGGTACACCAGTTGTTCCACGTGCTATTCCAAATGTTCTTAGAGATGCAATGGGTAGTTTTGTAGGAGCAGGTAAAGATATACTTGACACACTAGGAACTATGGCAGACGGTGACATAGGTGGCTGTATAGGAACTGATGGGAAATTTAATCCAAATTTATTTACGAGTGGTATCTTAAAACGTCTAGGTGATCAAGTTGGCAATCTTGCTAACTTACCAGCTAACATTCAACAAGGATTAATTGATGATTTAAATGCTTTTAAAACTGATATGGAAAACTTAATTGAATTTGAAAATAATTTTAAAGGTTCAAGTTCAACAGGTGGAAGTATATTTGCTCCTACAAATAGAGTAAACACAAATGTTGGTGTAGCAGTAGATAACGAAAATATGACACTAGCAAAAAGTCAACAATATGCTAGTAATTTACAATCATTGTATAACAGTTTAAAAGCATACGAAGTAGATGAAGCAGGAAATAATATATTTGCATATCTACTTGAACCAGAACTATTAGCAAAATTAGAAAACGACGGTGCTCCTACAGTAGCACTAGCAGAAAGACAACCAATATATGATCATTGTGGTAGAGTAACAGGCTATACACAAAGAAGTATTCAAGCAGTACAAGAAACAAGTGTAGGTGATCCAGAACAAACTAATACACAACCAGGATTGGCAGGATTAGCTGAAAGTGGTACAGTAGTTACATCATCACCTGCTACAACAACAAATTTAGGTGGCGGCGGTAGCACAAGCTCAGGCTCGTCAGCAAGTTCAGCAAGTGGTGCAATAACAAATACACAATTACAAACAACACTATCTAATTATGTAACAAGCACACAATTACAAACAGAATTAGCAAACTATCAACCTTCGATAGATTTGACTCCGTATGCTTTACAAACACAATTATTTTCAGGCAGTTATATAGATTTAACAAATAAACCAAACTTATTTGATGGAAACTATAATAGCCTAACTAACTTACCAACTATTCCAACAGACCTAAGCCAGCTAACAGATAATAATAATTTACTGTCAAGTGGTGGCGGTGGAAGTTATCCAACAAACCCAACATTTACAAGTGTAACAACAAATAATTTTACAGTCACAGGTACAGGCAACATAGTACTCGCAAGTGGTAATAACTTATCACTAACTGCAACACAAAGAGTAGAAGTAACAGGAAAGGTGCCAATGAAACTTGCAACAATGACAACAGTAGAAAGAAATCAAATATCATCACCTGAAAGTGGCGATATGATTTATAATACTGATATTAACAAGTTTCAAGGTTACGCCAATAATGCGTGGGTAGATTTAAATTGATAGAACGTGAATATATTGTTACATTAAAATCAGACGTTGATTATGCACAGTTTAATCAAGAAATGATTGCGTCTACTGGCGCAGGTGATATTCCTAATAGAACTGTAGATGTAGCAAATGCTAGACCAGGTAGTAAAAGAAATACACACTATGCCTTGAACGCATTAGAAGTAATTAAATTAAGAAAAGATTCAAGAGTAGATGCAGTAGAACTACCACCAGAGCAAGACGACAATTTAATTATTGAACCCCTTGCTATCCAAACAGGAAATTTTTCAAAAACAACATCAGATAGTGGCAATTATATGAATTGGGGTATGCGTAGATGCATAGAACAAAATAATCCTTATACATTCTCATCTCCAAGTGATGATCAATTTGCTTATACATTAGACGGTACAGGAGTTGATGTTGTAATACAAGACACAGGTATACAAATAGGTCACCCAGAGTTTAATGATGCAGATGGTAATAGTAGAATAAAACAAATTGATTGGTATGCTGAAAGTGGTATAAGTGGTTCAATGCCTTCTGGACATTATTCAGATTGGAATGGACATGGATCACATTGTGCAGGAACAGTAGCAGGTCTAAATTATGGCTGGGCTAAAAATGCACATATCTATAGTGTTAGAGTAAATTTGTCAGGTGATACACAAGGCTTTCCAGTTTCAGGAGCATTTGATATCATTAAACTATGGCATAGAAATAAACCAATTACAAGTACAGGATACAGAAGACCAACAATAGTTAATATGAGTTGGGGAACAGGTACAGGGTTTGTTAATATTACAGGTGGTAATTACAGAGGAACAAATTGGACAGGAACTAGTAAAAGAGCAGACTATGGAATGATAGGTGGTGGATTTTTTAGTAGACATCCAATAAGAGTAATTAGTACAGATGCAGATGTGCAGGAATTAGCCGATGAAGGTATACACGTTTGTATAGCGGCAGGAAATTCAAGACAAAAAATAGATGAAACAGGTGGTATAGATTATAATAACTATTATACTAATACTAACGGAACAAAAAATTATTATCACAGAGGTGGATCACCATTTGGTAATAACGCAATGATGATTGGTAATTTAGATAGTAACTTGCACAGTGGTGGACTAGAACAAAAAGCAAGTTCAAGCGAAACAGGACCAGGAATTACAGTATATGCACCAGGAACAAATATAATGAGTGCATGGACAAATGAGAGCGGAGGAAGTACATATCATGCTAATAGTAATTATAAACAAAATAATATTACTGGTACAAGTATGGCAAGTCCACAGGTTTGTGGACTAGGTGCGTGTATACTACAGTTAGAACCTTACCATACCGCCGCATCATTGAAACAAAAAATTAGAAACTTGGCAAGCCAAGATAATATATATTCATCAGGACTAGATGACGATTATTCCAACAGTAGATCCATACTAAATTCGGCGAATAAACTGCTATATACGCCTTTTAACAGTGGTTATCCTATAAAGACCAGTTAATGTACATAAAAGTAAAAAAGTTTAAAAAAACCAATAAAAATAACATTTCTTGGTTGACAAAAGAAGCTCTTGCCTGTATATTAATACTTAATAACTAACAAAAGAGGTAATTATGATTAAAGTAATCTTTACAATGGCGTTAATAATGGGAATGTCAAGTTCTGTATTTGCAGGACAAAAGGCAAAACATCAAACATCACTAGATGTTGCACAAGATGATCTACAACATACTTTGGTATGTTTGCCAGATAGTGCGACAGCTACAACAGATGGCGTAATAAATGAAGAAATGAGTAAACAAATACTAAATGCAAGTATTACAAACAACGAAACATCAATTTGGTTGTACACAAACGAGTATAACGTAAAACAAGATGTAGGCGGTCCTGATCATACTTGGATTGGAGTTAAAAATGTAAATGGTGTAGAAACTGTAGCAGAAATGAACTTTGTTACAATGATTCATACTATTACATCAACTTCAAATAATACAGTAGGTATACTTGTAAGTAAGTGTCATACACCTTATAAATAAAAGTATGAACGGCAATTAAAGGCTAATAGAGTAAAATAATATGAGAGCAACAAAATATGAAGATGGGATCAAAAGGATAAAAGCTAAGATCGAAGTACCTATGTGTATTGACGATGTTAGCACATATATCTTAAGTGCTTTTACTAGTAATATTGTTGATTTAGCAAAAATTCAGAAACTAAACAAAAGAGAATTATTGCAATTAGCAAAAGACGAAGTAAGAGACAAGGGTACCGGTAAAATTTCTATAGAAACTGTTGATAATGATACAAAAGTCATAGTAAAGAACTATGTAAAGCAGATGTTTCCTGAGTTACAATAGTGGGCGACGATTTAGATCTTATCAACAGATATGAGAAACTAGCTAATGATATTAATGATATATATCAGAAGTCAGAAGATCTTATAGGAACTTACACTTATGATGATGAAAGAGATACCTTCATTGATCCCTGGTCAAAGTTAGAAGATGTACTTGGAGTAGATATATTACTGCAAGTGGCAAAGGTTAATAGACAAGTTCAAGACTGAACTAAATAAAATTATGCCGTTATAGCTCAGCTGGTAGAGCAACTGATTTGTAATCAGTAGGTCCGCGGTTCGAATCCGTGTAACGGCACCATTAAGTATTTGCCCTTGTGGTGGAATTGGTAGACACGCAGGTCTTAGGAACCTGTGTCGCAAGACGTGAGAGTTCGAGTCTCTCCGAGGGCACCAAATCGGGTTGTGCCGTAATACACACGTTTAACACTCACGGTTAAGTGTTAAGGACATATAACTAAAATAAAATACACACAAAGGATATTACAGGACAGGGCCCTTTTGAAACAAAGCCCAACGCAGGACATACAAAACAAAGACTAAATATAAAGAAGTACAAAATTACAAGAAGTAAATGAATAACATTGGAGTAAGCACTCAAGTAGGTTTATAGACGGTGTAGCTAGGAAAGGAATTTATGTTGAAAGAAATAATTTTAGCGGCGGCAAAGAAACACGCAGAAGCAGAAATTGACCTTCATAAAGCTAACATTGAGGTTTATATGAGGCAAGTAGTAGGTATTGGCGAACATTCAGACATCGTTGAAACGATCCAAAAAGAGCTAGATAAAATGGCTACTGCACATGACAGACTTGAAATGCTTAACAAATATTTCAAAGACTAAACTTTAGTTAACACATTTAGGTGTGTTAACTTTTTTTTGGGGGATTAGCTCAGTTGGGAGAGCGCCTGATTTGCATTCAGGAGGTCGCAGGTTCGATTCCTGTATCCTCCACCATTAAAAAAGAGATTCATATGGATATAATTATATACCAAAATAATACAGGTTCAGCACCAGCAATTAACTGGTGGTTATCACAAGAATTAAACATAGGTCCAGAACTATATGCATTTAATGATGGGTATTGTAGACCTAGAGGACATCACGTAGGCGGTGTATTAATAGAAGATAGTCAATCGCCTTATCATGAAAAACATAGAAAATCATTAACACTACTAGAAACAACAAATCAACAGCCTAGCAATGTACCGCAGAGTGTTGTAGTAAATGGAAAACTAGTTAAGCACAATCCAGCCCATGAAGGAACTATTGATGTAACAAAACCTTTTATTAAAGATAAAAGTAAATTTGATTATTTTGTTTGGAGTAACTATGGCGGCAATTTAGTTAATCCAGAAACTATAATCAAAGCAGACAAAACTTTATTAGTTGATAATAGTGTTGAAGAACAGATGTTTTTTTATATAAGCCAGTATGCATTCGCTTGGATTGAAACTCCAGATGATATTATTGAACAAACTGAATCATGGATACAAGAACATACCAGTGTTGAAAATTGGAAAGAAGTTTGGTATAAAAAATATCATGATGCTATGTTACGTAGATGGAAAGATGGAGATTTAAAATATATGTGGCAATTAAATTTTGCTCATAACGATTTAAGAACTGCATTAGAAAATGGTAAAGATGATATTGATTTTATTGATGCAGAAGATCATAAAAGACTATTTGAAGTAAAAAGCCAAGAAGCAGATTTTACAGAAACACTTTTCTCATATACAAATAAAGAAATAGATCATATTGTTGTTGGAGATGACTGGTTTACTAAAACAGAAGACATTATGGCATATTTGGGAATAGTTAATTCTTTTAGACTAAAAAAATATTTAATTGATTATATTAAAGTATATAAACAGAAAAAACAGTTATATACAGAAACATTTTCACAATATCTATAAATACTAATAGAATAGGAAAACATTAAAATGAGAAACGTATATATTATACTAGGATTGGCAACAATACTTACAATAGCTCAATTATTATTTGGGCCAGCAGTAGCAAAAGAAGTTGAAATGAAAGTATACAATTACGAAATTACTAGAGTGATTGATGGAGATACAGTAGCATTTGCGGCGCCATTTCTTCCGGCACCACTCAAACAAGAATTAAGTATAAGAGTATATGGAGTTGACACGCCAGAAAAAGGTTGGAGAGCTGAATGCGAATCAGAAGCCAAGTGGGGTGAAGAAGCATCACAGTTTACCAAAGATCAATTAAACAATGCTAAAAAATTACAAGTAGCGATTGCTAAATGGGATAAATTTGGTGGCAGAGTGTTAGGCGACATTATTATTGATGGTAAAAGTCTTAGACATATGCTTATTGAAAACGGCTTTGCCAGAGAATATTATGGCGACAAAAAAGAGACTTGGTGCAAACCAAAACGAAAATAATCTAGTCTTGACATTTCAGTAAAACAGTAGTATAATTAAAACTTAAATTGGGGGTGTAGCTCAGTTGGTTAGAGCGTCTGCCTGTCACGCAGAAGGCCGAGGGTTCGAGTCCCTTCACTCTCGCCATTAAGAATTGGAGAAGTAATGTATAAAGTATCAGCATACTTTAGAGATCACAAGGTTGTTGAAAAGTTTCACGATCTGTATGATGCAATAGATTTTAGAGATAGTGCAGATGCTAACTATCCTAAAAAAGTAAAATTTGAAAAGGTGAAAGATATGAGAGAATGGGTTTATGATTGTTGGAATAGTGTAATGGATGATAAGAGAAATCCATTAAGTAATATTCCAGATTTTAGTACACGACATATGATTATGCAAGTATTGGCATGGATGTGGTGTACAGTATTTGGCATTATTGTAGGTAGTATGTATATGGGTGTGTTCAGCATGGTATTACATACACTATTGTTAGGTGCTATTGCAGTTACAGTAGCAACATTTGAAACTGCAAAACGTAATCCTACAAAATTAATAAATTTTGCTAGTGGATATACTTCATATGGTCGAGGCAGAACATATACTATCTATAGAGATAAACATGGTAATGCACAAAAAGTTCCATTGGATCCAAATGATCCTGGAGGTGAACACGAGTAATATAAGGTCCGTTCGTCTATCGGTTTAGGACATCGCCCTTTCACGGCGAAAAGAGGGGTTCGATTCCCCTACGGACTACCAAACTTTAGAATTTCATAAATAACATATAATTAACTTTGAAAGAAATTCTAAATATGAAGATACGTTACTATCATAAAATTGATGGATGGAGATGGGTAGGATTTATTCTTGCTATGTTAAGTGCATTTCTTTTGTCAGGTGGTAATGCAGAAGTTCAATGGATTGGTTGGGGTATAGCCTGTTTTAGTTGTAGCATATGGGTTTATATGGGATATAAAGATAAAGACATACCTAGAGCTCTAATGGAACTTATGTATTTGTGTCTTGCAATCAGAGGAATAATAAACTGGATTCAATGAAAAATATAGAATGCCATCTGTGTGTACACAGTCAAGGGTATTATGGAAATTTATTTACATGGTTCTTTAACCTACATAAAGGAGGCTTACCTGCCCCTTTACGTCCAAGACTTACAGTAAAAAGTAATACTGAAGATCAAGGAGACTACAGTAAAGAAAACTTTGATAAAGGTTACTTTCATTTTAGACCAGATGATTATCATAAATGGTTTGTAGAAGATAATACTTGGGAAGAGTTTTTAGAAAGTATCATTAAAAGACAAAAAGAACACGATTGGTTGCCAGAACTTAATTTTCGTAAGATAGTATTAAAAACACATATTCATGCACCACATAAATTATATAAATTAGATTTATATAAAAAAATTAATCCAACAGTTATATATAATTTAACAGTTGATAGAAATAATACAGAATTTTTTGAGAAACTTGTAGCTAGATTAAAACTATTAAATACACATAATGAAGAGTTTAGTGTTGACTATCTTTTAGAGCAACACGACATTGCAAGTGAAGCTATAAATAATATTAGAAAAGATTATACAATATGTGATGTAGATGTTGATGGTCTTTTATTTAAATACGATATAGAACAATATAGAAATGTTTTAAGATACTTAAAATCAGGACCTATAGATAACTGGAATTACAAATTAAAATATGCAAAGGAATTAATAGGTGAATAAAGTAGAATGTCATTTACTTATGCATACAGCCTGTATGAGTGGTAATATGTTTTTGTGGTTTATGTCTCAACATGATGGATTTTTAGATTCCCAATGTTGGGGTAGAGATAGAATGATAGATAAATTTTGGGGGCAAAAAACTGATAAGCCTCTACACTATTCAATAGAGCAACATAATCTTTGGAAAGTAATAAAAGGAAAATCTAGGCATACATCTCATTTACATTCAAATGATGATACCAGAGATTGGGAACAACACGTTATACATTCATATATAACTGCTAGTAAAGAAAAAAGAAGACTTAAAAATGTAACAAATTTTACTAAGATTGCTTGTAAACCAAACTTATTACATAATGTAAAAGAAGCTATTAAGGAAGGCGGTTTTGAACAAATATTAGATAAAGTAAGACCAGATTGTTTGTATCTGTTAGATGCTAGAGATCCTCAGCATTTTAGAAAGATAATTAAAAGAGCAAATAAATTAAGACCGTACGGTGAATTAAAGAATAAATTATTATTAGAAGACAACCTACAAGAGCAACGGGTTCAAACTGAAATGATTAAAAAATATTGTCCGGTATGTACTGTTGACATAGGAAAATTAATGTTTGATTACGATGATGAAGAATACAGTAAAGTTGCTAAAGCATTAAATTCAGCCCCATTAAGAAATTGGAAAGAATTAATTAAGGATAAAATGGACGTATACGATGGCTAAAATAAAAGAAAGAGTATTAGAAGTAAAACATTATACTGACACATTGTTTTATTTTAAGACTACAAGAGACCCAGGAACTAGATTCATTGATGGTGAGTTTATGATGGTAGGGTTAGATAATTGGTCAGAAAAATTACAAAGAAATAAACCCATCATGAGAGCTTATAGTGTAGTAAGCCCTAATCATCAAGAGCATTTAGAGTTTTATAGTATTAAAATTCCAGATGGACCACTAACTAGTAAGTTAAAAGATATTAAAATTGGTGACGAAATTGAAGTAAATACAAAAAGTACAGGAACATTAATTAATCAAAATATGTTACCTGGACGTAACTTATACTTGATGGCTACAGGTACTGGTATAGCACCATTTATGAGTATTGCTAGAGGATTAGATACTTATAAACATTATGAAAAGGTTATTATAGTATGGGGAGCAAGAAATTTAAAAGAACTACCTTTTAAAGAATATTTAGAAGGGTTGAACGATGATCCAATATATGGACAGATAACACAAAACAAACTTTGTACATATATGACCACTACACGTGAGGAAAGTGAAAACGAAGGACGAGTTACAACCGCACTATACGAAGGTAAGATTCAAAAGAAACTAGGGCTAGAACCGTTAGATGCGGAAAACGATAGAGTCATGATTTGCGGTTCAATGCCTATGAATTTAGAATTAAAAGAATTCTTAGAAGATCGAGGATTCACAGAAGGCACCATGAAGGAGCCAGGAAGTTATGTACTAGAAAAGGCGTTTGTAGGGTGAGTGGGCAACGACGTTGGCTTAAAACTTGGGCAAGGACAGTTGGTATGCCAATTGGGCTCAATGATGAAGACAAGCCAGAGTTCCTTCCTATTAGACAAACTGATGTAAAGAAAGCATTAATAGCAAGAACGTTTTGGATAGTACTACACATTGTTACTTGTATTTTTATTATAGCAGGTAATGGTAAAGTGTTAGGAGTATGGTAATGAGAACGCAAGAAGATAAAGAAAAAATATTAGACAGATATAAACCTTCTAAGTATCTAGTTGGTGCAGTTACACCGTCAATGATTGAATATTTGTTAGAGTATTTTCGTGGATCTGAAAAAATTATAAAATATAAACAATCAGGATCACAAGGACCTGTTGTAATGAATTATAGTCCAGATAGAGACGAGAAACAAGAATGGTTTAATCCAGTTCAAGAGTTAGTATGGGATATTTTAGGATCAAATTGTTATGTATGGGGTAGTAATATATTTAGAGTTGAAAAACCTCATATTGCACACAATGACGACTATGAAGAAAAAATTTATCCTATATATAAAACTTTGGTATTACCTTTAGAAATAAGTAAGCAAACAAATTTTGTAACATTTGATCAAGCATATTTAGATGGTCCTGTTAAATTATTTAGAGGATACGATCCGGTACCTGAAAGCTATTACAATAAAAGTTTAACTGATTATTCAAATATCATTAATTATACTGATAAACCTTTTGACAAAGAAATACATCAAAAGTACTTGAGTCATTTACCTTATGAGTCATTACATGGTTTAACTGTAGAAAAAGTAATTCCATGGGTACCAGGAAATGCTATTATATTTGATATGGGTAGAATACATTCTGCATCAAACTTTGTAGCTGAAGGTATAACTCATAAGATAGGTTATAGTATATTTACGGCTAAAGAGTTTAACTAAATAGTATAGTAGGTTATCTTGGCCCGGGATTGAAAATCCTATAGGACTAAAGCCATCGGAAAAACCTATTTAGTGGAGAGTAAGATGAGTTTAATAGGACACAACTCAAAGTCAACTAAATTAATAATAGATATTACCGATATCTATGATCAACGTGACCGAAAGAAAAAAGAATTAAAGTTTTATACTGTAGAGCTTGAAAAACTAATGGCTAAATTAGGTATGATACAACAAGACATTGGCGTAACTGAAACTATTATCAGACTAATAGAAAACGAACAAATACTTGATTTACAAGAAGCCATTAGAGAAAAAAGAAAATTAACAAAGGAATAGAATGAACACATTATATCTAGTATGCAGTCATAGCTGTCTTAGTCAAATGGAAGTACCTTATTTGCTAAACAACAGTCCAAATCTACATGGCACAAGTCAAGCAGGAGAACATTGGGCTTCATATGAACTTGACGGCAAATCTATAGATCACGAACCTGGTATCTTAGGTAAAATAAGAGTACATGATGATTATTGGAATATAGAAGGAGGTGACAGTCAATATTACAATTACAACATAAGAAACACCATGGAAATTACAGTACCACAATTAGATGGACTATTAAACTTAATTAATAATAAAAGTATTGCAGTACTATTACACGCCCAAAATTATAAAGACATTTGGAAGTGGAGTAGAGAACTTCCTGTTATTATGATTAGAACTGCTATAGACGAATGGGATGGAAACGTAGTACATTGGGCGGCAAGAGAATATAATACTCTTATGTTAGACTCAAAAAATAATAATAATAGTACAGATAGTCATGCATGGCCTGGAGTAAAAGAAGTAGTAGATAAGTTTCAATCTAAAAAGGCTTATAACAATCTTATTGACGAGTGTGAAGGAGATATTATTCTTAAACAAAGTCAATGGACAACACTAGAAGGTTTAGATACATTATGGAAAACTATAGGTATTGATGCACCAGATCAAAATTGGATAAATCAATATTATGAAGATTTTCAAACTCATCAAGAGATTGATGAAACAGTAGCAACAGAGTTAACAAATGAATACAATCTTAGATCATAACAACGTAGTTTTATTTTCTGATTTAATTAAAATATATCTTTTTAAAGAAGAAAAGAAAGTAAAAGTATCTTTTAAAATTACTGATTACATAGTTACAAATTTTGCAGTAACACAAGATCAATTTGAAGAAATACTTGCTAAATGGAAAACAGAAGATGGCATACAAGGTATGCAATCAAAAGACTGTGGTAAGATTTGGTGGTATTACAATGACTGTGGTCCTAGACCAGCACGTTTACCAGCAAGTTATGTAACTGTAAGTTTTAAAAGATATAACTTTAGATTTTCTGTAGCAGAAATGTTAAAATTAAAAATAGAGTATTCTAGGCAGAAAAATAACAAAATGCATTGGGACGAATGAGAGAACATTTAAAAAATTTAAAAGCACACAGTTTAGATATATGTGTAGGTTGGCACCTACATGATGATCTAGATGGCTTTGTGAAAGGCTTTTCTCAGAATTTAATTGAGTATTATCATAAACAATTAGAAGATTATGGAGTACAACAATTCATTGGAGACTCTGTAGATGACTTGAGAAATATAGCTGACATAAATGGTTTTAAAAGAGTATTAGTTATAAAGCAAGGACAAGTATTTCCTAACTTTAGCCAGTTTATGACAGAGGTATCAAAAGCAGAAACTGGTACGGTAATATTTCCTAGTTCATTTGATGGTGTGTTAGACTTTAATAATCCAGATACTAATAATATGTCAAGATTAATTGATATGTTAAATTTACAAGTTTCATTTGTAGCAAATACAGATAATGCAAATCTTGCTAGACGTTATATGTCAGCAGATAAAGATATTAAGTTTACAAAATTAATTACAAGTGCTGGTGGATTAAATCCTATACTGTATCCATTTTCTTTAAACTTTAGAGCAGGTACAAATGTAGATGTTGTAGATATAAGCAACATAGCATTAATAAATGCAAAACGTTGGGTTACTGAATGGGATGGACATCAACAAGATGTTTTAAGTTTTGTAGACAAATTAATTAAATCTATGTCACCTAGTATACATCAAGAAGCATTTATAACACGTGGTGCTAGGATGAAAAATGATATGCAATACTTACTAGATGAACAAGAAGGTTTTGATCTATGGTTTGATTCTGAATTTCCTGGAATAGAATATAATTATTACAAACATGATTTCTTTAATACTAAAGATAATGAAAAATTAGTAAGAACAATAGCTGATAACGTAGGTAACGTTTATATACATTTAAGCAATATATTTGATTATCAAGCTACGGCGTTTTACTACAGTTTAAAAACAAGAGTACAATTATTGAATAATTTTATAAGTTTAATAAAAACAAATAACCTTGGCAAAAAGGTTATGATAGCATATGTAGATCCACAAGGTCAATACAAGCCAAAACCAATATGGGTAGATGATATTGAACCACAAGATATGCTACCTAAATTTCAAACATTTCCTTGGCAATAATCCAAAAAATCGCATAAAATAAGGGTATTTTTTTCTCTTTTTCTGGTTGACTTTTATACCAAGATGTCTTATTATATATGTATAGTTAGAAAAAAGGAGAATATATGAAAACAGTAGAACAAATGGAAATGGAAGATTTAAGGGGAGAGTTAAACGAACTTAAATTAGGTTTAGGTGGAATCGGTACAAAAGACGTTATGAGAATGCATAATATAGAAGATGAAATTGATTGGAGACAGGAAAGCGGATTTGCTGATTATACTGCTCAAGAAATACAAGATGAATTAATTGAAAAAGGTGATATTACTGAAACTTATATGGAGGCACAATAATGAGACATTTTAAAATTAATCCATATTTGGTTAAAAAAGGTTTTTATGTAAGTTCAATGAATTGGGGAGATATACCTGGTGATGGATTTGAACTTATTTCAAGTGATGTTGTAGCAGGTCCTTTTAAGACTGCTAAAAGAGCACACGAAATTCTGGAAAGTAAATTTAATACTGATCCAATGGAATATGCAGTACACGGTCCAGCTAAGACACCAAATGGAGATATTTGGTATAACAAAAATTACTATGGGGAGATTGTTTAGTGGAAAACATTACAAAACTAGAAACTTTATATAAAAGAGATACAACAGGTAAAGTTCGTATATGGGAAGTTGAATATGGATACACAGGTGATACTGCTGGTACAAGAACTATTAGTGGTACACAAGATGGTCAAAAAGTTACCAGTGAATGGAACCTAAGCACTCCTAAAAATGTTGGCAAAGTAAATGCCACTACTGCATTAACACAAGCAGAAGCAGAAGCAAAGGCTTTATGGGATAAGAAAGCTGAAAAAGAATATTTTACAGATGTAAATAAAATTGATAGCTATGAAAAGTTTAAGCCTATGTTGGCACATGACTATACTAAAAGACCACAAAGTAGTGGATACAGTCAGCCAAAGCTAGATGGTATTAGATGTGTAGTTGATAAAAATGGAATGTGGACTAGAGCTGGAAAGCCAATTAATAGTTGTCCTCATATTCTTGAATCATTAAAAAAGTTTATTGAAGATAATCCAAATATGATTATAGATGGTGAACTTTATAATCATGAATTAAAAGCAGATTTTAATAAAATTACAAGTCTTGTTAGAAAAGTAAAATGTAGACCAGAAGAGATTGCTGAAAGTGCTGAGTTGGTACAATATCATATATATGATTGTTTTGATAGTAATAATCCTACTGCTAATTTTGTAGATAGAGTTAAAGTATTAAAGTCTCTTAGATCAGATATTATTAGACCTGTAAGAACAGATATTTGTGAGACACAAGAAGAGCTTGATGTTTGTTATAGTGATTATATGGAAAATGGTTACGAAGGACAAATGGTTAGAAATAATACACCTTATGAAAACAAAAGAAGTAAGAACTTGCTAAAAAGAAAAGAGTTCAAATCTGAAGAATATAAGGTTGTTGAAATGTTAGAAGGCTCAGGTAATTGGGCTGGATATGCAAAAAGGTTTATGCTAGAACTTCCAGATGGAAGAAAGTTTGGAAGTGGTATAAGAGGACAACAAGCACAATTAAAGGCTTTATGGGAATCTAAAGATGCTCCAGACTGGGCTACTTGTAGATTTTTTGATTATACTCCAGATGGTGTTCCAAGATTTCCTGTAATAGTTGATTATGGAAAAGGACAAAGGGAGGACTAATGAAAGACTATAGCAAAGATAATCCACACCAGGATATTGGTAAAAAGAAATATAGAATAAGACAAAACTATAACATATGGGTAGAGTATGATGTAGTAGCTAATTCTAAAGATGAAGCTGAAGAGGCTGTATTAGAAGAAGGCGGTATTGAAAAAATTGAATGGAAAGATGGATTCCATGAAGGCGAAGAAGTATCAGTATATGCTAATGATTGGAATACAGACTATTCACAAGATTTATATAGCACAAAGAAAATAGAAGAATGTGTTCCTTATGAAGATAGCGAAGGAATATATTATGATGACCCTGAATGGACATCAGATGACTTTAGATGGAAGAAAGAAGATTAATGCAATTTGATATAACAACAGGTAATTATTTTGGAACATTAATGTGTCGTTTAGTAGATGAATCAAGGCGATTGCTAAAAGAAGATGACAAGAAATTTGATCCTACACCTGAAGCACACAAGATACAGAATGATATGTGCAAGGCAGGTGATTATTTGAGATTGTTAGATCAACCTACAATGATTATAGCAAATATACCTCAACCGGTAGTACGAGAAGCTATGGATAAATCTATACCTCCATATAGAGAATATGCAGGTAAACTAGTAGAACATTTTATAAAGTCTTGTAAAGAGCAGGGTGGAGACCCGGTCAAAGTTGACAAATACTTTAACGAAAATTATAAATGGAAATAGGAGAAAAAATGTTTCAAATAATTTATATACCACGTATTCATGATGAAGTTGCAGTAGCACAATTTGCAACCAAAAATGAAGCTGAAGCCTATATGGAATTGATTAAAGAAAAAAGACCAAAAGCATATCCACATCATTATATTAAGGAGCAAGAAGATGGAAATAACTAATGAAACAATTCAGCTATATAAAAAAAGAGTAGCTAATTGTATAAAAGCGGCAAATATGTCAAAAAAAGACACTTGGGCTTACAATTTCTGGATGCAAACTGCATCAAAAATTACAAAAAAACTTGAAAGGATGAGAAAACCCTTGTAATTAAAGGGTTTTTTATTTAACTTTTTTTGATTAAAAGGTTGACATTTATACCAAGATGTCTTATTATATAAGTATAGTTAGAAACAAAGGAGAATATAAATGCAAAAAGAAATAGACACTTTAATCCAAGCAATTAAAACAGACTACATTAATTGGACTACTTCAAATGGGACAAAAGAAATGAGTAGTTATAGTCAAGGTGTAGTTGATTCAATGGAAGATAACATTCAAGTTAAAGAAGGTAAGAAATACATCAAGATTATTAGAGAAAATAGTGTTTGGGGTTTTATATCTAAAGTAGACTTCAAACATTTTAAAAAAGGTGATATTCTTAAAGCGGCAGGTTGGAATGCTCCTGCACTTAATGCTCCAAGAGGTAATATTTTAGATGGTGGATATACTGTTAGATGGACAGGCCCACTTTACTTAAACTAGAGGATATGCAATTGATTGATAGAGCACTTAAATTTTCTACTGCGGCACACGCCGCAGTAAACCAGAAACGGAAGTACACAGGTGATGATTATATTGTTCACCCTATTGCCGTTTCTGAAATTGTTGCGGCATTTGGCGGTACAAAAGAAATGATTGCCGCGGCCCTTTTACATGATACAGTTGAAGATACTAATGTAACCAGAGAGCAAATTGCTGAAGAATTTGGTTGGAAAGTTTTTAAGTTAGTTGTAGAATTAACTGATGTAACTAAACCAGAAGATGGCAACAGAGCAATACGTAAGGCTATTGAAGCTAAACGTTTGGGTATGGCTAGTAAAGAAGCACAAATGATTAAACTAGCAGATCTTATTGACAACACAAAATCAATAGTTGAGCATGATCCAAAATTTGCTGAAGTTTATATAAAAGAAAAAATAAATCTATTAGAAGCTATGGATAAAGTACATGGCACAGATCTATATATGAAAGCTAACCTTCAACTTATGGAAATTCATGATTGAAATTTTTGATATATTTGTGTCAGCACGTATTGAATTGCAGATAACTTTATTAGTATGGTTGGTAGCAATACTATACCATGTATTCAAAGACACAAAAAATAGGGATAAATATTAATATGATATCAATAGAGATGACTATCGTTCTAGTTGCATTTACCATTGCCTGTGCTTATTTCAATTTTAGAAGTGGGCATCGTGAAGGTGTAATGCAAGGTATGGAACTTACATTAAGGTTATTAGAAGCTGACAATAAGATAAGAATTGTTCGAACCAAAGATGGTAATGAAGAAATTCGTCCCATCGAGGTTCACAGTGACAAGTCATAATCTAATTTCATTAGAAGATATATTTGCATATCAAGACACAGGTGAGTGGCCAATGGTTGACTCACACTTGCTATCTACTACCTATAACAATAGATGGGAAATGGCAGATAAATTATTCAAAGAATTAGATAAAGATCTTTTTGATAAAGTAAATAAAGAAAAACAATACCAAGATTGGCAGGACCCAGAAATACCAGAAAAGAGTTATTCAAAAAAATATTCAGGATCAGCTCTAAGTTATGATGATGATTATATGGTTGGTCCACATGATTGGGATAGTGAGGTGAATATAGGCGATTACGTGCAACGTAGAAAGGCGTATATTTACGATTGGACTAAAGATGGGCTACAACATACCACAGAAGCTATAAGCTATTTTACGGGTATGCATGAAGCTTTTAAACCGGTATTAGAACACTATTTGTATGAATGTTATTCAGACCAACTTGATTTAATTGAGAAATTACTTTACAAACTTATGATAATACAGTATAATACTCCTATAGCCACAGAACAAAATAGAGTTCAACATAGGAAGTTCAACACAGAAAGATTTGGTGACGAACATTGTGATGAAACGTTAGGTGGTTTACATTTAGGTGAAAATTATGCTGAGTTTAGAGCTAAGAATACAAAGTCAAATAAATGGGAACTTATACATCAATTAGCTGGAAATAAGATGCTATGGATGTTTGGAGAAAATGCAGAACGTAGTGGACTAATACCAACATACCACGGAATGCAACATAACCCAGGTAAAGACTTAAATACTAGATATAGTATAATATTTGATTTACAAGCAAGATATAAACAATAGGAGATAAAATGCTTATACCAACAGTAATAGAAACAACAGGTCGCGGTGAACGTGCATACGACATTTACAGTCGTTTGCTTAAAGATCGAATTGTAATGCTTAATGGCGAAGTTAACGATCATTCAGCTCAATTAGTAGTAGCACAAATGCTATTTTGTGAGTCACAAAACAACGCAGAAGATATTAATTTTTATATCAATAGTCCTGGAGGTGCAGTAACATCAGGTCTTGCAATTTATGATACGATGCAATTTATTAAATCTCCAGTAAGTACAATCGTAATAGGGCAGGCTTGTAGTATGGGTAGTTTCCTTGCAATGGCAGGTGAGCCAGGTAAACGTAATATATTACCTAATGCTAGAACTATGATACACCAACCAAGTGGTGGTGCAGGTGGGCAGGCTACTGACATGGAAATACAAGTAAAAGAGATTATTAAAATAAAAGAAAATTTAACAAAAATCTATGAAAAGCATAATACTGCTAATAAGTCGTATGATGAACTATCAAAAGCTATGGAGAGAGACAATTATCTAAGTGCAGACGAGGCAGTTGCCTTTGGTTTAGCAGATAAAGTAGTTTCTCGCAAAACATAGTAGTTTTTAAATCTTAAATATTGAATAAATACATGGCATAGACTATATCTATGTTATTAAAAGAAATGTGAAATTATATGTATACCTATAATGCTAGATTAATTAGAGTAATAGATGGAGATACTGTAGATTTAGAAATAGATCTAGGGTTTGATTTATCTGTTAGACAACGACTAAAGTTGTATGGAGTTGGTACTCCAGATAGCAGATCCGCTGACTCTAATACTAAACAAAAAGGTTTAGAAGCAAAACAACGTTTAACAGAATTGTTACCAAGACAGTTTAAAATTATTACTATCCTTAATAAGCGAGGAAAGTATGGTAGAGTGTTAGGAACTATATTCATAACAGAAAAAGACACAGGTAAAGAAGTAAACGTTAACGAACTGATGGTCACAGAAGGCCATGCAGTAAAGTATACTATTCAAGGGAAATAATATATGAGGTATTTTGGTTATTGGACAATATTAGTGGCTCTGGCAATTAGTGCAGTAGCGGCCTACTACAGTATCGTTGGCTTGGTTGCTATATTCTCCGCGGCTATGATACCTATTATTATCATGGGTTCCGTACTAGAAATTGGTAAACTAACGTCGGCAGTATGGTTACATTTACATTGGCGACAGGCACCCATTCTTATTAGAACGTATCTCTCCGTGGCAGTACTGTTGCTCATGTTTATCACGAGTATGGGTATATTTGGCTTTTTAAGTAAAGCTCATATCCAGCAAACAAGTCTAGCCACAGAGAACGTAGCTCAAATAGAGATTATAGAAGACAGTATTGTTAGAATTAAACAAGATGTAGTTAGATTTGAGACAAAGATTTCAAACTTTGAAAATAAAGATGATAAAATTGATACTACAATACAAGATAAAATTAATCAAGAGCAAGAAAGAATTAATACTGCATATGATGGTGTTAATCCTTCTATTGAAGAATTAAATGAACGTATAGAAAAGCAATTAGCTGATAGAGAAAAAACTATAGAGCCATACACTCGTGAATTAGATAAAATTCAAAAAGACTTAGAACTAATAGATATGTATGTAGCAACAGAAAATATTAAGAAGCTACAAGGCATGATTGGTGCTAGACAAGATGGTAGATATGGTAGTAGAACTGCTAAAGCAGTTAAAGAGTTTAGACAAGCTAAAGATGAACGTAAAGACGAAATTTTAAAAATTATAAACAACATAAAAACACAAGAAGATCCAGTAATTGTTGATGCTAGAAATGAGATCAAGAGACTAAGAGCACTAGCTGAACAACAAATTGCTGACTCAAATGAGTTAATTACTAGACTCAGAGCACAATTAGGCCAGGGACAGGTTGAAGATAGTACAGAAGAAATAATTGCATTAAGAGATAATATCAAAGCATCTAATGTAGAGCTTGGCGATCTATATAGCAAGAAAATTGCGTTAGAAGGCGAAAGCAGACAATTAGAAGCAGAAGTTGGCCCGGTTAAATACATTGCAGAATTAATTTACGGTGACGAAGCAACAAGAAATATGTTAGAAGATGCCGTTAGATTTGTTATGTTAATTCTTGTTTGTGTTTTCGATCCGTTGGCCATTGTACTTGTTATCTCAGGTATTATATTGGTAGAAAGGTATCCCAGGCCGGGCAAGAAAACAAAAATCTTAAATGAAAAAACAGTACAAGAAGAACAAACTGAATCTAGCGAAGACAGCAACATCAGAGAAGATGATACAGATATTGAGATCGAGCCAGAGACTACCAAAGAGTCTGATGTACAAGATAAAGTTTTGGAACAAACACTCGAAATAGCAGAAAAAATTCAAGAAGAAGATAAAGAAATTCTTGAGGCACTTGCTAAAGATACTGAATCAGAAGGATATCTTGAATCTAAAGATACTCCACCAGAAATTTTTAAAGACGAGAAGGGTGAAGAATATACAGTAGACATTAAAACCGGCGAACGTAAGTATGTAGTCAACAAGGTTCAATGGGAACTAAATAGTAAAGAGAGATCAGCGGCAAAGAAAGAAAAAAAAGAATTAGTAAATAAAATTGTTGCTGAAATGAAAAGCACCGGAAGTTGGCCAGGTACAAGTTATATGGAAGGCGAAGGTGTTGTTAAAAAGAAAATTGAACAAATATTTGCTGATGATGCATCTTTAGAACTAAAAGAACTTATATCAAGAGCAGATGAAAAAGTATTACAAGAAGTGTATAACACAATATTAAAAGATATTAAGAAATGAAATTAGACAATAGTTCTTACACAGTCACACCTCCTGATTTAATGTTGACTGAACACGGTGTAAGTGTACTAATAACCAGTACCAATCAAAAGTTAATAACAAAAGTAAAAGATATATTTGAAAAATATATTGCAACAAGCATTGTATTCTATATACAAAATAAACTAACTAACTCAAATACCCTACCATGGCTATGGAACGTATCAAAAACTTGTGAATTTATGATTATTGATCTTGATACCTGTGCAGAAGCAGATATAATTGCAGGATTAATGAAACCAAGAGACGATGAAAAAGTTGTACTGTTTTACAGTGATAAGTACACTAGAAGAGATACGATAAAACTAATAAACGCAACAGGCGAAAATTTAGTAGTCACTAAGATGGAAGATGTACATAACTATATAAGGTTACAAATGAACCCAGAGTATTTTGATGAGACCAAATGATATAATCTGCAATTTTTGCGGAAAAGGTAGAAACCAAGTAAAAAAATTATTAGCAGGTGAAAATGCTATGCACATTTGTTCTGATTGTGTAGAGTTATGTCACGGCATATTACAGAACAATGAAATTAAAATAGAAAATACAATAGAAAAGAAATTTAATCTTCCTACACCTAGAGAAATACACAAGCATTTAGATGATTATGTTATAAGTCAAGATAAAGCAAAGAAAACTTTAAGTGTAGCAGTTTATAATCATTATAGAAGAATTACATCAGATACAAAAACAAAATTACAAAAAGGAAATGTGTTTATTGCAGGTCCTACAGGAACTGGTAAAACATTAATGGCACAAACACTAGCCAATCATTTAGATGTTCCATTTGTTGTAACAGATGCTACAGTTATTACCGAAAGCGGTTATGCAGGAGAAGATGCAGAAGTATTAATACATAAATTATTTCAAGCGGCAGATTACAACGTAGAAAGAGCAGAACGTGGTATAATTTATGTTGACGAAATAGATAAAAAAGCAAAACGTAATGACTTTGTAAGTTTAAGTAGAGATGTAAGTGGTGAAGGAGTTCAGCAAAGTTTATTAAAGCTAATAGAAGGTAGTAAAGTAACAGTACCTAATAAGCCTCAAAGTAATCCAGAAAAAGTAATTGTTGATACAACCAATATATTGTTTATTGTTGGTGGTGCATTTGTTGGTTTAGAAGAAGTAGTTGCTAATAGACTTGGTAAATCAAAAATAGGCTTTAATGGTGAAGAAGGTCATAAGATAGAAAATTGGACAGAGTACTTACAAACCAAAGACTTGGTAAAGTATGGATTAATACCAGAATTTATTGGTAGGTTTGCAAGTACCAACGTATTATCCCATCTAAGCAAAGAAGACTTGGTAAAGATATTAACAGAACCAAAAGATGCTATTGTAGAGCAAATTAAAGAATTATTTTTACTTGACAAAATACAAATAGAGTTTAAAATGGAAGCATTGGAAGAGGTAGCAGACATAGCAATAAAAGAAGAAATAGGGGCCAGAGGGTTGCGTAAGATACTTGATGGTGCATTACTTGAATTACAATATAGGTTACCAGAAATGTCCAGTGAAGGTATAAACAAAATTATTATTACAAAAGATGTTATTTCTAAAAACGCAGAACCCCATTACATTAAGAGCACCAATGCAAAATAGGAATTTTAGAAGAAGAGATACAAAACCTTTGTATACTGCAAATGAACGTATTAAATTTGCAGAAATACGAGTTTCCTTTCCAGATGGCGATAGTCAGGTCATGTCTACAAAGGAAGCCTTAGCAAAAGCAAAAGAAATGGAGTTAGATTTAGTACTAATAGCTGAAAAAGCTCAGCCACCAGTATGCAGAATTATCGCACTCAATAAACATTTGTATGAGCTAAAGCAAAAACAAAAGCTGGCTAAAAAGAAACAACGCGAAAGCATTGTAGAAATTAAGGAAATACGAATGGGTGTAAACATTGATATCCATGATTTGGAAACAAAAGCTAATATGGCTCGTAAATTCTTAGATAAAAATAACAAACTAACAGTTATGGTGACAATGAAAGGCAGAGAACGTGGCAGACCTGAGTCCGCTAAAGAAGTGCTAAATAAGTTTGCAGAAAAACTTAATATCAAATTTGAACATATTAGTGTTCAAAGTCACAGAGTAACTGGAAAAACATAGAAAACATATGGCATATAATAAAAACTATACAAAAAATTGGCAGTCAAATGATAGACGGCCTACTAGACGTGACGATCAACCCAAAGTAAAAGGTTTAACTGTTGAAGTTAGAAACGGAAACCTTGAACAAGCTATGAGAAGACTTAAAAAGATGATAGCAAAAGAAGGTATAATGCAAGAAGTTCGTGACCGTAGACACTTTGTAAGTAACACGGAAAAAAGAATCAAAGCAGAAGCGGCTGGTAAAGCTAGACATCGTAGACGAATTGCTATGGACAAACCAAAATAGATCTATAAATATCTTTATAGGAAGGCATAATTATGACAAGAACTCAGACAAGTGATGTAGCAGAGATTACAAAGTTAAAATCTCCACCTAAGTATTGTGTAATACTACTCAATGACGATTCTACACCTATGGAATTTGTTATTAATATATGCCAAACTATTTTTAATAAAACAAAAACAAAAGCAGAAGCTATTACGTTAGAAGTACATAAAAAAGGTAAAGGTGTAGCAGGCACCTATAGCTACGAAGTAGCAGAACAAAAATGCGTAGAAACTGTAACAGAAGCCAGAAGAAATGGTTTTCCTTTAGATGTTACATTAGAAAAAACAGAGTAAGTTAAACAAATATGAAAATAGCAATCACGCAACGTGTGATTGACTTTCGAAACGGTCCATATGACAGCATAGATCACGGATTTTATGATATGTTCAATGGACATACTTTACGGCCTATTCCAAATCACTTAGATCATTATCAAACAGATTTAATAGTCAGTAGCGATATTATAGTGTTCACAGGTGGCAATAGCATGATACCCGGAAATTGGCAGTACAATGAAAATAGATTAAGAGTCGAAAAGCACACGTTAGATTTAGCAAGACTGTACAACAAACCTATTTTAGGAATAAGTAGAGGTTGCCAATTCTTAACTACTAGCCTAGGAGGCAGTATTAAAGAAAATGGTAGACATACTCACGATCATATCGTATATTATAATGATAGTGAAGTTAAAGTTTGTAGTAGGCACGAAGAAGTATTAGATAAGATACCTGCAGGTGCCACTTGTTTAGCTACAGATGAAGATGGTAATTGCGAAAGTTGGAAGTTAGATAACATTATAACAGTATTATGGCACCCAGAAAGAATGAATACACATTGGTTACCATATGAAGCATACGGAATATTAGGAATATAAATGACAAAAATATTAAATTTTTTTAAAGAAAGCTATGCTAAAGATAGGCTAGCCTTTTATGCAGAAATAGTAGAGACAACAGTTCTCATTATGGCAAGTGCAATATTAAGTTTTACAATACTTGACCCTGCTACAGAAATTTTTATTCCATTATATTTGGTAGGTAGTATACTTGCAGTATTCAGTACATACAGACGTGGTAGTAGTGCAGTTGTACTATGTACGTGGTTTACTCTAATGAACGGCTGGGCTTTTATACAGTTGTTTATATTATAAGGATTATTTAAATGAAAATAGGATTTACTTGTTCAACATTTGATTTACTACACGCCGGGCATATTGCTATGTTGCGAGAAGCTAAGGCACAATGTGATTATTTAATAGTAGGACTACAAACAGATCCTACAATAAGTAGACCAACAAAGAATTCACCTATACAAACAGTAGTAGAAAGATATACACAATTAAAAGCAGTAGGGTATGTAGATGAAATAATTCCATATACTACTGAACAAGATTTAGAAGATATACTTTCTAAGTATAATATTAATGTACGAGTATTAGGTGAAGAATATAAAGAAAAAGATTTTACAGGAAAAGATATCTGTAAACAGAGAGATATTTCTCTATACTTTAATAAACGAGACCATAGATTCAGTTCAACAGAATTGAGGCAACGGGTTAACACAAAGGAAATGAAAAATGAGAGTGCGTGAAGAAGTTAAACTAAATTTTGAAGATGTATTAATGGAACCAAAACGTTCTACACTATCAAGTAGACGTGATGTACAAATGACTAGAAAGTTTACATTCCGAAACTCTGGTAAAGTGATTGACTTCTGCCCTATATTTGCTAGTAATATGGATGGTGTAGGTACGTTTGAAGTTGCTAAAGTATTACAAGAACACAAAATGATGACTGTAATTACAAAAAGTACAACACTAGATGAATGGAAAGCGGCCGCAGGTACAGGTTTACGTTTACAGAGTGTAAGTGTATGTACAGGAACAAATCGTATGTACGATCCAGACGCAGAAGATTATTCCAATATGCAGGCAGTATTAAAATCATTTCCTGATGTAAAAATGATTACTGTTGATGTTGCCAATGCTTATCACGAGAATTTTGTAGACTTTATTAAAATGGTAAGAGAAGAATATCCAGATAAAGTTATTGTAGCAGGCAACGTAGTAACTCCAGAAATGGTAGAAGAACTAATTATAAATGGTGCTGACGTAGTTAAAATTGGTATTGGGCCTGGATCAGTATGTACTACAAGAACAATGACAGGTATTGGAGTACCACAGTTTTCAGCTATATTAGAATGTGCAGATGCGGCAAATGGCGTTGATGGACATATTATGGCAGATGGTGGTTGTGTACATCCAGGAGATATTGCTAAAGCACTTGGCGGTGGAGCTCATATGGTAATGATTGGTGGAATGTTAGCTGGTCATAAAGAAGGTGGTGGTAATATTATTACTAAACATACTGCTACTGGTGGAGCTCATAAGCTAGATAATGGAACATATGTTCCACACTTTGAAGAACAACAGTTTGTTGAGTTTTATGGTATGAGCTCAGATCGTGCTAGAGAGAAACATGGCAAACGAAAAGATGGCTATAGAGGGAATGAAGGTAGACATATTGTTATGCCTTATAGAGGACCTATTAACGATACAGTAGAAAACATACTAGGTGGAGTTAGATCTGCGGCTACTTACATTGGAGCAAGGCGTTTAAAAGATATGCCAAAATGTGCAACATTTGTAAGAACGCATAATGTCATCAACAGAACTTACGAACAATTCACTGTAAAATAATTGTTGCTCAAATAGCATAACAGCCTTGCACACAGGCATTGCTAAATAGACTGCATTTTTTGCATGGCGATGATAAATAAAAGTGAATACAAAAAAGCGACCTCAGCTTTTAAAAAATGAGAAGGCACTAGGGAAAGACCAGGGCGTGCCGACGCCTCAAAACCGACTGACACCGGAAAAGACTGGAACAAATGGATGCTTTCCCGAGAACGTATCCCAAACATATAATGGAGTAATAAGATGACTCGAACTTTGAGTGCTCTTGTAACGGCTATTTCTGATGTTTTTGTTACCAAACACAAGTCATCAGATGCAGACTTACTACTATGGGCAAAAACAGAATATGGTAATGACTGGCGTTATGCCTTTCAATGGATGAAAGATAACCCAGGTGCGGTACCATTTAAAACACCAGCCGTAATAAAAACAGCGATTAAAAAGGATATAACAAATGATGAATACTTTGGCGTCTAATTATTGTGCTATGTGCGATGCAGTAGCAGAATGGACAAAAAACTTTTTTGCAAGGTTAATTGAAACCTTCGAAACAATTGGCAGAGCAAGAGCGGCGGCTGAATTATCAAGACAAGGTTACTATAAAGAAGCAAAGGCGTTACTATCAGATGATACAAGCAATTAAGAAATTTTTTAGAAATATCACTATGTCTGAAAGTGAACGTTATCTAGCAAATTCAGTAGATTTAGTTGACCTCGAAAGAAGACAACGAAAGCTACAAACTAGAGGATTTAGAGTATAATGTGGCCATACACAGAAGAAGAAAACGACTTTTTAAGTAAATAATACCCTTGCTCATAAACTATAGTGTTAACTAGCATAAATAGTTATATGAGCAAGGTACACCTATTATCACAAGTCATCACTAATCTGCAACAACAAACTAGTCAACAAGACAAGTATGACTTATTGTGTCAATACGAAAAAGAAGCTATCTTAAAAAGAGTGATAAGCATAGCATACAATCCTTGGATTAATCTTGAAATGCAAAACTTTGAACCTAAAAGAATGGGTAAAAAGTTTGGTATGAGTATACCTAAATTCTTACATATCATTGATGATATTGTTGACGATAAATTTACACAAAAAGAAAAAGAATTTTCTTGTCAAATGGCAATGATGCATATAAACATTACAGAAGCACCACTTTTTATAAAGCTAATTAGACAAGATTTAGATTTAGGATTAACAAGCGAAACTATTAACAAAGTTTGGCCTGGACTTATAATGAGTTATCCTATAAGTTACCCAGGTGCAGGAGATTATAAAACGTTTAATCAGTTTCCAGCGGCAGTACAGCCCATTAGTAGAGGACTAAGAGTAAACATAATAATTCACAAAAACAAAGTTTCATATAAGGACAAATCAGGCCAGGACATAGAAGGTTGGAATATATATGACAAACAGTTTATTAATCTTGCACAAGGTAACAATACAGTATTTGACGGTCACGCAGTAGTAACAAAAGACGTAGAAATAATTGAAACAGATAATCAAAAAGTATTAGAAGCAGATCCTAAAGATATTAGATTTATGTTGTGGGATGTAATTAGATATGATGGATTTATAAAAGGTGAAGATACTAGAGTTGGTTATAACTGGCGTCATAATGGAATAGAACATATGCAGATATTAGCAATAGATAAAAATAAAAATCCTTGTTATGATTTGTTACGTGCTGAT